CGCCGTGGAGGTGTTCTTTGTGAATTAGGTCATCCTGTACAGGAAACAGCTGACTTTGAAAGAACTGAAACAGACCTTAATAAGGTTTGCGCAATTTTAACAGAAATTAAAGAAGGCCCTAACTGCGAAGTATATGCTAAAGGTAAAATCTTAGATACACCTTCAGGTCATATTTACATGGCTATGAAACCTTTTTATAAGTTTGGTTTTTCTAGTAGAGGATCATATGATGCAGTAGACGACTACAGTGCAGAAGGTCCTGATGGGTGGAATCAAGAATCTTATGTTTTTAAAGGCTTTGATATAGTGGCTCTCCCAGCTACAGAGGCTTCTGAAATATCTGCAACAGAAAGTGTAAAATCTACTAAAAATAAAAAGTCTGCCAGAGAATCATTAGACATAAATGAAATTGCAAGAGCAGCTAATGTAACTCCTGAAGAAATAAATAGAGAATTAGATAAAATGTTTACTGAAAAAGGTGATATTCCTGGATCTGAGATAGTTTCCTTAAAAGAATATAATGAGGAAGAAAAAGAGGCTCCTGAGGTAAACCCAGAGGCTCCTGAGACTATAATAAACGAAGAAGCATCTACGCCGAATGACCCAACGACTGAAAATCCTGAAATTCCGGCTAGTGATATTAAGCAAGATTTGTTAACTGCTTTGGGAGAAGCTGCAAAGCTTAGAGAGCAACTCGAAAGAGAGCAATTTGAGAAACAAGACCTTCAGATGCAGCTAGATGCATTAAAATCAGAGAATGGAGACTTGCTTCATCGAGCAATAGAAGCTGAGAAATCTTTAGCAGACTATGAAGAGATTAAACACCTATCAAAGCAGCTTGTAGACTCTTATCACGGTGTTAAAGATGAGTACGAGACAGAAGCAGATGATTTAAGAAATCAACTAGCGACTGAGCAGCAAACTTCTACTAAATGGCAAGAAGAGGCAAAAAACGCCGCTAATGAAAAAGAGGTCGCTGAGGAAAGTCTTAGAGTTGCAACAGAAGAGTTGGCTAAGTATAAGAGTAGAACATCAATGCTTACTAGAGAGTTGTGCTCTGCAAAAGAAAATTTACTTGATGTTTATTCAACAAATTATGGTGTAGCCAAAGAGTCTGTTATTAACAAAATAGGTAAGAATTTTAGAGTAACTCAAATAAAACCGGCTGTAGAGTCTTTAGCTAAAGAGTCATTAAGACTTTCGAATAGTCCTGTGGAATATAAAGGCTCTGAGTTGAATCCTATAGTTAATCAGCCTGATGAATTTGCTGATGATGTTGAGAGAGAGCTTTTTGCAGCTTTAAACGGTGATTTTTAAGATTGCCGCTTTTAAAAAGAAGGGTCATACGACCCTTCTTTTTGTTGTGTATAAATATTTAAGAAACACAAACTATAGGAGTATGCAATGAGAGTTAAAGAATTATTTAAAGCTATAAACACAGATTCTTGTCCAGATATAACTATTATAGCTGACACGGACTCAAGACGTGCTAAAACTTTTAAGTACCCACAAAATGGCATAACCTACATAAATGAGATACTTAATCAGTTTGGAGACAGAACAATTGTACCACACGGAGTTACTGCCGGCACAGATGAATATGAAATTAACTATCTTATAATCGAGGTAGAATAATATGTTTGTAATAAGTATAAAAAGATTATTTGACTACTCAGGAAACAAATTAGAAAAACCAGAATATGAATATTTTAGTTATGATAAATATGCCGGTTCTTTTAGTACTGGCTACCCGACTTGGGATAGTTTTTATCATGCTGAAACTTTTAAAACTGCAGAAGATGCTAAAAAGGTCTATATGGAAAATTTACGCATTCTTGCTTGCAGTTGGGGAGAGTATGACAGAGACAGTATAAGAATTTGTGAAATTAAATTTAAACCCATAGAAAAATTGCTTTGGAAGGAAAATAAGAAATGAAAGAATTTAAAGGCGTGTGGCATAAAGTAGCAGAAGATGGATTGCCTAAAACAAATGATTATATATTAGTTTATCTTCGTAGTCGAAGCAAGTCGTATTACCCGACTGTTTCAATGGCTAGGTATATTCCAAACTATGGAGGCTGGTGGATAGCAGCAAACTGTTCCAAAACACTCGACGATGATGATGATGTGGTTGCGTGGATGGAAATTCCTGAATACAAAGAGTAATAAAATAGTAGTTTTATCAAGCAAAGGTTAGAAATGAATAAGAGAGAATACGCAAAACTGAAAAAGTGGACGGATACCCTGAGTGACGAGCAGCTTAAAAAAGAGTATTACGACGCGCTGTACGATTCACTTGGCAGTCAAACTGAAGAAATGTATGAGCGCGGTTACGATATAGTCGATATAATCGAAAGAGAAAAGCATGAAAGGTGGTTGTCGAGACGAAGCACTATGCTTGAAAAGATTTGCTCGGAAAGGGGAATTGAGTTATGGGAAGAATACGCGGAGAAGAAAGGATGATTGAAGAGGTGTCAATTAAGCATTTAAATAAAATCAAAGTTGGAGAATAACTATGGATTGGAAAGAAGAATTTATCAAATTATTAGAAGCACAAACTTTTAAAACCAATTCTGAAATAGATGACTATGCTGACGAACATAATTTACCGGCAGCAGACGTTTGGCAGTGTTATGCAGAGTATAGAGATGATCATTTGATCAAGCAATCAATTGGAATGCCGTGCGAAGGCTGTAAATACGTTACCCGAATAGAAGGTTTTGTGCCTTGTTATGAGTGTTGCAGGGGTAAGTCTGATTATTATACAAAGGAGAATAACTATGATCGAAATAAGTAAACCACTCGAATATTTTCAAAGTTGCAATTGTTGTGGAAGACACAATAAACGCGGGCCTGGTACAGAGACGATGTATAGAAGCCTGTGTAAAAATATAAGAGAATACAATATTAAAACCCCTTACAGCTCAGGTATGTGCATTCGTTTATGTGAAGATTGTGCAAAGCAACTCAGAGATCAATTGAACAAAGTTTTAGATGAATAAAAGTGTATATTTTATTACTAGGTGAAAAAATGATTACATTTAAAGAACTCCAAACACACAACGGGAAGATTTACTTTCCACATTACGAAGAAACTTGTCTAGCGAATACTTTGATCGCGATGGTTAGAAGACATGCTTTCTAATGAGGTTTGTGATGACCCTGAATATATAAATCTTTCTGACGAGGAGTTCGATAGAAAGATAGCAGATGAAGTGGAACGACTCGGCTGGGAAAAAGTGATTTTGTTAAAAATGTCGATTTTATAAAGAGTGCAAGAACACCTGCAATCTAGTCGTGAGAAGTTTAAACATATGGATTAAATAAAGGAGTAAATATGGGAGAGGTACTTTTTAGAGGTAAAAGAAAAGATACCAGCGAATGGGTTTTTGGGGATTTAATCGTAAGCAAAGATAAATATTATATTCACCTGCGAGCAAACGCTTTTCAAGTAGACGGTGTATTATCAAGGTTAATCGTTTTGTACAAAGTTATTCCCGAAACCGTCGAGCAGTTTACAGGCTTGGCCGACAAGAATGGCACAAAGATTTTCGAAGGGGATATTCTTCGAGGATTTGCTTATCCTTTTCGAGATGGTGAGGGAAAACACAATTACTACGCCGAGGTTGTGTGGTTCGAAAATAGTCCTGCATTTGGTTTGGTTACTCATAAAAACCCAAAATCTAATGTCGTCGGGATTTCAGAGGGGAATTGCGAATATATGGAAAATTGGGAAACATTTTTATGGGAAGTAATCGGCAATATTTACGATAATAAGGAGTTATCAGAGAATGACTAATTTTGAAAAGATTAAAAATATGAGCGTAGAAGAGTTGGCAAACTTTATTTGCGGATTGACATATTGTGACTATTGTCCTATCTGTTGCAGAGGTGGCTGTGAACACTCGTGGGAACGATGGCTCGAAAGCGAGGCAGAAGACAATGATTAAAATCTGGGTCGACGATGAAAGAAAAATGCCAGAAGGTTATACCCATCCAGCCTGTTCTGTTAATTATGCTTTTTGGTTAATAAGAGAATCTTACTGTTATTATGACGACTTAGAAATTTCTCTTGATCATGATGCAGGTAAATGTGCTGATCAAGGTGGAGATTACATCAAAATTTTAGAAAGATTGGAAGAAATATGTTCTTGGAATACTAGTTTTAGAAATTATATTAGAGATAAAGTAACTTTCCATCTTCACACAGCAAATCCAGTTGGAAGAGATAATATGAGAAGAATTATTCAGAAAAATGGTTGGAGGGAAGTATGAAAGACTATAAAAGATTGACTGATAGAGATATAACAAAAGTATGTTTCGATGCTTGGGAACTGTGTGGACTTGATAATGTATGCAAAAGAGATTGTAGAGAACCTGAACCCTGCGAAATTCCTCAAATGATCCGTAGACTTGCCGAACTCGAAGACAAAATCGAAAATGGAACACTTATTGAGTCGTCTTGTTACAATTACAATAAAAGTATAAAATTTTATTTTAATGGAAAAGAAATTTCTTTTGAGAAGTTAAGCGAGATTCCTCAAAGGACAACTGACAGAGAAAATCATACTCGCACAGAAATAGTATTAAACTATATAGGTAAAGATGCAATATATTTTTATACCAAAACAGAACACTACACTGTGGCAGACGGTGCAGATGAGGAATATTATGAAGAAATGTAAATTTTATTCAGAAGAAATCGGTAAATGCTTATTTGATGGATCGCTAGACGATTGTAATGAAAACAATTGCACTTGTTTTGAACCATACGAAGAAGGCGTGATAACCGCACAACTTATAACAGATAAAGATAATCCTATAGATGAAAGAACTTTAACAATTCAAAACTGTGATAAAATTATTTTAAAACCAAAATGTCTTGAAGTAGAAGTTAAAATTGAAATAGATAATTTTAATGAGTTTGATTATATAGTTATAAACGGAATTAAATTTAGGAGAGAAAAATGATTAAATGTGAATTTTGTGTGCAGTCTTATTATGACAAAGATGGAAAAGTGCGAGCCTCTAGTGGCTGTAGTGTTACTTGGTGTCAAGAAGCGATTAAAGCAATGTCAGAAGTGATGAAAGAGGAATACAGGAGTAGAAATTCTAAAAATATAAATAAAAACTATAATTATAGGGGAAATAAAAGATAACTTAAAATGATAGAAAAGAAACCTAATTATATATTTATAGACAAATTAGAAAAAGACGGAGTCATTAAAAAGGTAAAAGTTGATTTTAATAAATTACCTTGTAACACATGTGAAAGAAACGGTCATCTATGCTGTCCTAAGCCTGACTGTTGGAATTCAAAGGGACAGTATAATATTTATTAAAGGAGGAGAAAATGGCAAAAAAGATAATTAAACAGGGCACAAAAGAATTTCACATGACCTGCCCATATTGTGGTTGCGAGTTCACCTACGAAAACGAAGACGTGTGCAACTCCGAAGTGATTTGCCCGTGTTGCTTAACGAACCTGCCCCACAAAGGCGTAATCGGTAAAGTTGACGAATGCCCGCTTCCGACAAACGGTGAATATGGCACAGCAATCAATCCAAATGGGACTTCCCCAGTGCCGATTTGGTATAATCAACAGGTTGCACCAGACGGATATAAAATCAGAGACGGATTAAACAAACCGCTTCCCAGTCGGTTAACAACGTCGGATAATTGGGGCAGCTGTGAAGGTTGCCCAAATAACCCGAAATACCTCAAAACACCTTATATCGGGGACGGCCCGTGTCAGTGGTGCCAGAAAAACCTATGGAAGGTAACTTGCATTACAAATTTGAAATAAGGAGTTAATCATGACAGTGATCGATTATAACAGAGTAAAATGCCCGAAATGTGGGAAGTCGTATTTTCGCGTAAAAGAAAACTCAGGTGTCGGTTTCACGACCCTGCTTTTTACCATTAAGCCCGACCCTATTTACAAAGACGGTGAGTTACAAAACCCGACTGAAGCCGAGCCGACAAAAGTGCGTTGTGAATGCTTAGAATGCGGATGTAATTTCCGAGTTGAAACACACGATGTTTTCGGAGCATATCATTTTATTGACGAGGACGATGAACGGAAAGAAAACGAGAGAAAACTTGCAGAAAGTTTTAAAGTGTCGAAAAGAGAAACCGAGAAAGCTAAAACTGAACTAGATGTCGGAGCATCTCATGGAGTGGATGGAGGTTCATTAAAGACTACTAAGTCTCCATTCATAAACAAATACATTGAGCCTGCTTGTGATGACTTCTCAACAATATTAAAAGATCTAAATGACTTAAAAGAGGAGTTTAGACAATTAAAGGAACAGTTGAATATAAAAAATAAAATAGAATAATAAAATAAACCCAGAATTCAAATTCTGGGTTTTTTGCTACATATATAAATTACAGGCAGCTGAATTATTTCTAAGGAGATAATTTTATTATGAAAAGAGTTTGTCCCGTCTGTGGAAAGGAATTACCAGAGTTTCAACCTTGCGGAAAGAGATTTAAATCTAAAACTTGCTCTAGATCATGTGGAGCTATTTTACGCTGTCAAAATTTTGAGTCTAATTGGAAACGATCGGATGTTCAAGACAGGGCGCATCAGACAATTAAACAGAATTTACAAAATAAATATGGCGTAAGTAATATAGTTAATATCCCAGGTGTAAAAGAAAAAATTAAGCAAACAAATCAACAGAAATACGGCGTAGTGTCAATCCTATTAACAGACGAAGTTAAGTCTAAGTCACTGACGTCTAGACAATCTGCAAGCGTTAGAGCAAAGATGTCGAAGAATTCAAAATTACACGAAGTGCATGAAATAGGTGTTAAAGCTGCGAACTCATCTGAAGCTAAGAAGAAGCGGATGGACACGTGTAAACAAAAATTTGGTGCAACTTCACCGCTTGGATCTAAAATGATTAGAGATAAAATTAAACAAACGATGCATGAAAGATATCCAGCTGGCTCAGATGCTAGAAAAAATTTAATACTTAAAACAAAAAACACCTGTTTAACAAAGTACGGGGTAGAGCTGGGTTTCTTTGTAAAAGGATATCAATCCTCCGGTGAGGCAAAAGTTAGAAATTTTATAAAGTCTCTTGGATTCTCAGGAAATCAAAGCAATAAAATTGTCCCGGGGACACAAATAGACATTTATATCCCAGAGAAAAATTTCGCAATTGAATATAACGGAGCATATTGGCACTCAGATGAAATTAAACATGATAAGGCTTATCATTGGCGACGAACCAAGCTTTGTGAAAAATTTGGAATTATTCTATATCATATCTATGAATGGGAATGGAAAAATGAAAGGACGCGTAATATAATAAAGTTTAATTTAAAAAATTTTTTACAAGACTACTCGAAAGGTGATTTTATCACAGAGTTAAGTTTATTCAAAGTTGATTTAATTTCAGAGAAAGCGTGTAGTGAATTTTGCGCGAAAAATTCACTCTATGATTTTAAAAACTCTAATATTTATCTAGGACTATACTATGCTAGTGAGTTATTACAAGTTTTTGCGCTAAAGTGTATTGACATTGACGAGTATGCATGGGAAATTACTATAAATTGCAAAAAATTAGGTAGTAATTTTGACGGAACTTCATTGATTTGGAAATATTTTATAAATAACTATAATCCTAAAAGCATTAAAGTTTTAGTCGACGCAAATAAACCGACCAACTTTAACTATACAAGTCTTGGAATGACTCAATCTCCAATAGAAAAATTAAACTTCTGGTATGTAGATAAGAAAACTTTTCAAGTAACACAGTCTGCTATCACAGCCTCATACTTAATTTTCGGTGCTGGATATAAAAATTTCGAGTGGAAAAGGTGATTTCGCCATATTAAAAAAAAATTCACAACATATATAAATATAGAGAGAATAAAATTTTTTAATTAAGATTAAATTACTTTAATGAAGAATTTTCTTAATTTTACCTGTGTATTTAATTTATAGTTTTAGGACTTTAATGAAGCTTATTATTTTAATTTAAAGGGAGCATAGGTTATTTAAAAAATTTATTCAAATTTAAAATTATTATTATTTTTAGGAGAAATTAAATTATGATACAACAGGTATCAGCGTACGAGCAGCTTCGAGTAAAAATCCGTGCTGCCGAAATGTTTCATAAACGTACTTTTGACCAAGAGGTAAAAAATACAGCTGCTGTTATTCTTAGGAATACTATCAATGCGTACGAGTCAGTTTCTGGTTCTACTGCAGGTCTCGGTGTCGGTGGTCAGTCTGGCGTAGCGCAGATGAATCCTATCGCCAGCTATAAAAACTTTATTATAAAGATCGCGACCCTTGGTATTCCTGCTCTTGATGTTTTTGATTGGGTAGCTATGGAGCCGATGGCAACTGCTTCTACTCAAATTCTTTTCACCAAGTATGTAAGAATGTCTAACAAAGGCAATTCGAAGAAAGGTGATATTATATCTGACCCATTCGGTATTTATTACAGACAGAATGCTGATGGTACCAGAGAAGATGCGACTGACCCCGAGTACTCGTCAGCACTTACTGCGGATGCGTTTACTGATAATAAAGGTACAGATGCTCAGGTATTCCAGCTCCGTTGGACCCCTGTTCGTGCTGGAACAATAATTGTTACTGCTGGCGGTAAGACGTGTAATGAAAAAACTGCAACTCATTTAGCTGCGGCGGATGGCTATGAAGATAAATTTGTAGAAAACGGAATCACCGTAGAAATTAACAGAACTACTGGTAAGATCAGTATTACTGAGGCGGCTGCTTCTACTGTGGCTGTTCTTTCCGTGGCGTATGAATATGACAACGTGTATCTTCCTGCAAATGACATTCCTACTTATGGCGCTGTAGTAGAGGCTATTCCGATGACTGCTAAACCCCATAAAGTAAGAATCGTTTTCGATGCTTTGTCAAATCTTATTTATAAGAATGACTATGGTATAGATATAGCGAAAGAACTTCCTAAGAAAGCAGTAGAAGACTTCATGTATTCTATAGCCACGGAAGTTTCAGATGGTATAGTAGCAGCTGCTCCGACGTCGCCATATACGATGAGCTGGTCTCTCGCGGTAGAAAATGGCTGGATTGCTCAGCATTATGCTTCATTCGGCTCTGTACTTGCGGCAGCTCAAGCAGCAATAACAAAAGTCACCAAGATCTATGCTGGAAATAGATGCTTTATTGGTTCGGCCCTTGTTCCGGTAGTAATGGCTGTACCTGGATTTAAAGCAGCTGATACAGACGGTAAGATCGGTACTCAGTTGATCGGTTCTATCGGTAATTTGAAAGTCTACTTCAAGCCTGATATGGACGACTATACTTACGTCGTATTCGCTAAAGGCAGCGGCACTGAATTGTCAGTAGGTCTTCTCTCGATGTATATGGCGGCTCTTCCGGCTTCTATAATTCCTACTCAACTTCTTGAGTTCGCAGATGGCCTCAATTCCCAAGGTTTCTATTCTTTATACGATTGGAAGATAATAAATCCTGCGCTCTCGATAAAGGGTGTTATTTCGCACTAATTTATTAGAGTAAACTAATTATAATAAGAGCTCTTCTTTAATAGACAGAGCTCTTATTTTATGTAATTATTTTTTTCTATACAATAATAATCAACCTTTCTTAAAATTTTTTAAATTTAAACAGTATAATATATTAAGGAGCTGAAAATAATGAAAAAAATTATATTAGACGAAGCTGAAGTTTTAAGACTCTATAAAGAAGGTTTAACCTCTGAAGAGATTGGGAAAGAGTTGGGTTGTAGTAAGATTCCAGTTCTACGAATTTTGAAGGCTAATAATATTAGTAACGCTGTCAGAAAAGAAGTAGCTGCTAAAGCCAGAGAAGCCCAGAAACTAGTAAAAGAACAGATTCAGCTTGAAAGGCAAGCTTTTTTAGACCCGGAGAAAATAATTGCTTTTTATAGGAGTCATACTTTAAAAGAAACTGCCAAAGAATTCAAAGCTGGCCAAGCCACGATTAGACAAATTTGCGAAGAGAATGGTTTCATAAAAGAGTCTTTTAAGTGGTCTGACTGGACCGACGAGACTAAAAAGAAAGCGGCTGAGTCTAGAAAAAAGACTGTTCAGAAAATTTATGGAGTTGAAAATGTTTTTCAAGCAAAAGAAGTAAAAAATAAAATAGTAAAATCTGTTTCAGAAAAATATGGAGTTGATAGTTTTTTACAAACATCTGAGGCACGCGAGGCAAATCTTGAATATAGAAAATTCCATAAAGACGAGATTATTTCTAAAACAAAAGAAACCAATTTACAACGCTTTGGAGAAACGAGTTATATGAAAACTCCAGAGGGCCGTAATCAAGCAAAAGAGAATATGCTTATAACTAGAGAAAAGGGTTTGGAAAAATTAAAAACGCTAGGTGTTTCAAATTACTTTCAAGTTCCTGAAGTAAAAAATACCATAGAGATGACAAATCTAGTTAGATATGGTGTTAAACATCCGATGCAAAATTCTAAAATTTGGAATAAAACTGTAAAAAGAGCCCAGCAGTCTTCACTGGAAAAAAGATTTAAAGAGTTTTTAATAAATAAAAGCATTGAATTTGAAGAACAGTATACAATTTCAACTGAAAAAGGAGCGCATCATTATGACTTCGCTGTATTTAAAAATAGAAAATTAAAAGTCCTGATCGATTGTGATGGCTTATATTATCATGGATATTCATCAGACTTCACTGGAAAATTTGTGTCTGATGCATGCGATGAACTCAGGGTTGCCTTAATTCCTGAAGGAGTAATTTTTATTAAAATTTTAGAAGGAAAAGAAGAAGAAGGCTACTCTGAATTTTTAAAAGCTTTTGATAATATAGACTATAATAAATATATCGAAGATATTTTTAGATGGTGTAGAAATTTTAATTTCCCCTATCCTATTTACTCTGAAAAAGTTCTAAAAAGTTCTTGGAACAGTCTTAAAAGTGGTTATTGGAAGTCTCCTCAATCTAGACAAGGTGAGAAATTAGTACTACATTTCTATCGTTCAATTTGGGCATCTAATGTCCTTGGAAAACTTTCACCGTTAGAAGCTTGGAAAAATGATGAAATTTTAAAAAAGACTATTAAAAACAGAGTTATCTATAAAGATTTTGTAGATCCTTCTAGAGTTCTCGCTGGACTTTCAGTAACAAAAGTAGCTCCGAGAGTTTCAATATTTTCTCCAATGCTAGCAAAATATTTAGTAGAAAAGTATCTTAACGAGTTCAGTGAAATTTTTGATCCATGTAGTGGATTTGGAGGGAGATTACTTGGCACAGCATCTTTAAATAAGAAATATATTGGGCAAGATATAAATGAAACAGCTGTTGCTGAAACAAATGAACTGATTACTTTTTTAAACTTATCAAATGTAGAAATAAAGAATAGAAACAGCTTAGACACAGTAGGAAAGTATGAGTGCTTATTTACATGCCCACCATATCTGGATAAGGAAAATTGGAATCAAGATATTGAAAATTTTTCTGCTGAAGATTGGATTTATAAATGTGTAGTAAACTACTCATGTAAAAAATATTTATTTGTAGTTGATAATCCTGGAAAGTATATTAACAATGTCGTAGAAACACTAGAATATAAGAGTCATTTTGGAAGTAGAAAAGAATACGTTGTTTTAATTGATGCGCAAAAATAAATATGAATATTGACGCAATAAGAGACTTTTTAAAAGAGTATGCCACTAATATCAATCAAAGACAATTTGACTTTATTTATAGAAAATGGCTATTCGATGATTTGGCGCCTGCCAAGATTTTAACTGAGCTTTTTTATAAATCTGGAGTAGACCCTCTTAAATATACATCAACTGTCCCCAGCAATTATGCTAAAGAAAGCAATAAGGTAGATAGTATAGTTATTCCTTCGAATATAAGAGAGATCGGTTATGAATCTTTTGAAGGTAGTAATTTAAGACAACTGACTTTTCTGAACCTGCACAGTGTAGACTTATAGATCACTGTGCTTTTGCAGGAACACTTATAAAAAGAATAATTGTTCCAGATTCTATGGGAGAAATAGGAGTAGAAGCTTTTCAAGGCTGCATTAACTTAGAAGAAGTTTCTCTTCCAAATGATTGGGGTCTTAAACTTTTGACAGGAATATTTAAGGACTGCACCAAATTAAAATCTGTGCAGTATCGTGGAACCGCAGAGGAATATCGTATACGTGTATATGGACCTAATTGGACAGTCGGTTCGTCGCTTAAATATATTGAATGCTCTGATCGAAATATTGAACTCTGATATGCTCTTCGTCAAAGGTTTTAGCTTGTAAAGCTAAAACCTTTTTCTGTATAATATAGAAAGAGGAAAAAATAAATGAGTTTAGTCGCTGAAAAGAAAAAAGGAAAAATTTATGTTTATCAAGATTTAGTAAGATTCGAAGATACCTATAATAAAGTTCATCTGCCGGATGGAAAAGTTAAAGAATTGAATATAGTACCTGGTGAATATACAGAAGAGTCGTCTTTATGGGAATTTTTAAAAAATCATTTTATTATAGTAAATCTTCTTTCAGAGAGAATTGAAGTTCCTAATAAAGTTATTATTTCTGATAGAGAGGGGACCTCTAAACTTATTAGAAAAGGCTCTCAGATTGAAATAGCTAGAAGGTATAAAAGAAAAGACGGAACTTTCTCCAATACAACTAAAACCCCGAACGTGTGTTACATTGATAACAGTACTCGTGAAAAGTTTTTTAAAGATGTCAAGCAACACGGCAGCATTATATCTGAGTATAGATATATGCTAATAGCTCAAAGCGGCGCCATTTTTGAAGCTTGGTCTAAAGCAATGGATCGAGAGTATACTCGACTTTCTGGAATACCTGTAAATGCTATTAGAAAAAGAACAATTGTTGAAGTTCCTAAAAGAGAACAGGATAGAATAGATAGTTTGAGATGTGATCTGTCGAAGTATCTTACATTAGAAGATTTATTGGGAACTTGGGTTTTGCAGGACTCTAATCAAAAAGCATATTATGATATTGACGGGTTATTTCTTCAATATCAAGATAATGCCTGCTCACGAGAAAATGTATTTAAGGCTTTGTGTAAAGTTCCTATAAAGAATCTAGAAGACTTAGCAAAGGTAGTAATTTCTTTACATAGAAAAAGCGACTTGCAAATATAAATATATTTAGATAAATTCTAAATAAATTTTATAGAGGAGATTAAATAGAAATGATCGATCTTTCTAATGTTCCTGGCGTAGTAACTATCGCGAACAATGGCAAAAAGGATGTTAAGATAAACATCTCTGGCTATAATCAGAGTTTTACGCTTCCTGTAGGTGAGTCTGTTAAGCTTAAAGCTAATACTTCATCAGAACTTGTTGGATTTCTTTCACAGGAGACAGATGAAATAGCTGTCACTCTTCCTACAGCTGCAGTTGGTAGTTAAGAGCACAGCTACACTCCGATAGGTTTTATTCAAAAAGTAACCTAGGTGTTTATCGCCTAGGTTACTTTTTCTTTTTGCAAATATAACTATAAATTTATGAGGTTAAATAAATGACGCTTCAAGCGGTAATAGACGAGATAAAACTTAAATTGGGCGCAGCTTCTGGATTAGGAATAAAGCTAGAGCTGAATAATAGAGATCTAACCACCCTCGTTCAATCTTCTTTAAGAGAATTGACAACGTACATGGACACGCCTAAATTCGCAACAGTTCCATTTCAAGATGTGATAGATATTTCAAAACTAAAAATTGGAAGTGTCGTGAATATTATGAGAGCAGAACCACCTGCTGGGGTTATGCAAGGTGTCTCATTAGATCCGTTCTATTTATCGAGTGTAACAGCAATAAAACCAGGAGATGGGAGTACTGACGCCCATGGTATTATGCAAACACAGATTCAATATGCGATAAGGGCTATGATGCAGAACACTGTTCAAGAGGACCTGTCTTATATGACAGACCTTTATGAGAAAAAACTCTTTGTTAGCTACTCAGGCATTAAACCTAACGCATTAACTATTATATATAAACCTATTATAGAAAGTGTGGAGGATCTTCCTAGTGACTACTGGACAACATATTTAATAAGACTTGCTACAGCACACGGAAGAATAGTTATTGGAGAAATAAGAGTTAAATATTCAGTTCCCAATTCTCCAATGCAGGTAAATGGTCAGGAAATGTTATCTCAAGGTAGAGAAGAATTGTCTCAAGTTTTGGAGGAGCTCAGAGCTATGCGCTCAGCTGTATTTAGATAATGCAAGAATTATTAAAAATACTCATTCTTGAAAATAGAGACTTGATTAACAAGCGCGAGTGGTCTCAAGTTTTCTCTAGACTTCTAGACGTTCAGTCTAAATGGGAATTTCTTCAATTAGTTTTAAATCAAATTTCATCATTTCCAGGAATAGGTTTAGACCGACAAGACTTAGCTGTTTTAGGAGAGCTAATAACAACTGACTTTGAAAACTCTGTCAGTGCTATTAACATCTCAGATTTAATAGACACAGCAGAGTTAGACTCAACTGACTTGTATGAAATAATAGAGTTTGCTAAATTACTAAGCTATTTTGTGTTTAAAGATACTGAAACAGACAGTTATTATATTGCTGAAACTCTTGGAGGAATGACAAGATTCGCAAAGTCAAATAACATTCCGCTTATAAATTTGATGGCACAGTGAAAGTCATGCATGGACGTATTTAAATGATTATTACAGCTTATCACGGAACGAGTTCTAAAATTGAATATTTTGATTTAAATCATCTAGGTATGGGGCAGGGCCAATCTGTTTTTGCAGGTATTTATTTTACAACTGATAAAAATAGTGCAATAGACTACGCTCAGATGGACTCTGAGAGAACAGGCAGGCCTTCTAGAGTTTATGCCGCTGAATTAGAGCTAAAAAATCCTTTATATGCTAGTAAAGGACAAAAGTTTTTTGTCACTAGAAGTGCTTTCATTGATTTTTTAAAAGATTATTTTCCAAGTTGGTTTGAAAAAGACGGAAGTCTTAAAAGAATTAAAAGAGACTATGTAAATGAAAAATTTTCAACTTATCAAGGTCAATATAATTTAATTAAGTTTGCGGCAGAAGAAAATAATTTGCGTGTAACAGAAATAGAGGAAGACCTAGGCTTTGATAGCCTAATTGATGGTGTAGACATCGCTATTGCAAATCCAAATAGTATTTTATCTTTTGAAGAAATAATTGGACCAGACGCTGAAAAAGAGTCTGCAACAGAAAGTATAGCAGATTACTGCACTATTCGTGATAGATACTTAATTGACTCTAGGCATGGTCAAAATTACAAAACTATGCCGGGGAACCGTTATAAACGGCGTCTCAGAATTAGAACTGAGGGCGGAAACAGAGTCTGGTATGATATAGACGTCAATTTATTCTTTAATAAAGACAAGTTTCTTTTTCATATCCCTGTCATCGGAGAAACAGACGAATATGTTGTAGAGATTGAGATAGAAAACTGGCTGCCAATCCTTAGGTCAGATATTCAAAGAGATGGATTTTCAGTAAAGGCGTTTAAAAACTCATTAGCAAAAGCTTTTAGAACTTTAAATATAAAACTGCATGATACTTGTCCAGACTTTAAATATCGTTTTGCATATTGGTTTTCTTTATTTGGAGATAATTCAGGTCAGCCGGAGACAAGACCGACTAAAGAGACTAATCCTAAAAACAATCTAGGTCGAGGATGCAAGCATATAAACTTTGTTTTAGCGAACACTATTTGGATTGCTAGAATCGCCAGAATTTTCTTTAATTACTGCTTTAATCTTTATAAAACAAATAAACCTTTATTTGAAAGGACTATTGCAAAAAAACTTAACATTACTGACGATATGGTTGAAAATAGGCCACTTGAAAGAAGAAAGATGAATCCTCAGCCTCAGCCTTTACCTGGAGAGCCAGTTGAGCCTCAAAAGTCTAATGGAGAGCAACCAGAAAAGGTTGAAGAGGTTCAAGAAAAAGAAGAAGAAGAGATTATTGAAAAACCTGCAGGTGAAGCATACTACTCTGGTTACTATAGAACTGCAAAAAGTTTTGATGCTGATCAGCAGTATATGATTGACTCTGCTAAAGACAACAAGATAAATGTTCTACCTTTTATAACTCCTCAGAATAGTCCAGAACAGATCTGGGAGGTCACTCGTGACATCCAAAGTCATTTAAAACCTGAGCTTATAAAAATATTAAGCAGTCCAGATCTAAGCCTTCAAGAGCATCAGATTTTAAGAGAGGCTTATTTAAAGAAAGTGGATTTATTTCCATATATAGGAGTAAGCCCTGATATTTTAAAACAACTTTATCTAGGGGCTAAACAAGGTATAGACCCTAAAGAACTTTTAGTTAAAGGCAAAAATTATCGGCAACTAGAACAACTCAGAACTATCTATAAATTAGATAAAAGACTCTTTGACAAAGTAAAAAATTTAGATTTGAACTATGAACAACTTAAAGCATTGATTAAAAAATATAAGGAAAGAGAGAATAAATGACAAATACAGTAAAACAGGACTTAAAGAATTATATCAAAAGTATTTCTAAGGATATTTCGTCGTTTTATCTAGATCCTGATATCTTTATGGATGGCCTTACACGACGTACCAAGAGCCTATCTCTAGATAAGCGAATAAAGCTTGTTTGGAATTTCGTCGCTTCTTATATACTAGCTTCACATCCTGAGCACTTTAAACTAAAAGTTTTTACTAAACCTAAAAGTACACTATATATAACTTATCCTTGGGTAGACGGAAGAAAAAGAGTTTTTACTAGTTTCGATATAAAGATTGAAGATGATAAACAACTTAAATCAGATGCATTAAACACGATAAAGTTCTCATTACACTTAAAAGAAGATAGTTTATCTAAAATAGAAAAATTGATAAATACTGCAAAAGTAGAAATATTAAACTAATGGAGTTTTCAATATGAAAACATTTGAACATGTAAAAACCGGCTTTGAGAAAATTTATAGAAAAAATAAATCAATCATCAACGAAGCTGGAGTTACACATAACTTAGAAAAGGTTCTAGTAGAGCTTCGGTTTGGTAAGATGGTTGATCCTGAAGAAGCAAATATCATCGCGTTTTATTTTATTGCATATTTTACTCGAAAACCTTTGCAGTGGATGGACCTTACTGACTTAGACCTCTTACAAAAAGATGGCACTTTCGAAATTTTTATTTATGAGCCGGGGTATAAAAACAGTAATGGCTGGATTGGTGAATTTAAGTACACTGACTTTAAAAAGTTTGACCAGATTGTTAAAGGTGACTGGATTAAAAAAATTCAATATCCAATTGCAATCGAAAAAATATTATTAGACGCAAAGAGGGCAGAATAATGGAACAGAATACTGAAAATCTTAAAAATTTTATTAAGCGACACGCCGATGATATAAATAATAGAGACTTTAAAACACTGTATAACGCTGCCAGCGATGAATTACCGGCCGCTGATATAGGAAGCCTATCAAAATTATTTATAGATAAAAAAGAAGATGTTTTAAAAGTTCTGAAGTATGTTCCAGAATATTACCTATGCAATAATCGATCAATCGATTCAATCACGCTTCCTGAAGAGATTGTTTATATAAGCAACCAGGCATTCTCATTTTCGAGTATTAAAGATATAGAAATTCCTGAAAATACTACTTTTATCGGTGCTGATGCTTTCTATAATTCGTCATTGACTAATGTTACATTTAACAATAAACTAATTACTCTCGGCGCAAGGGCTTTTGCTTATACAGACCTCAGAAAAGTTCAAATAAATACTCCGAAAATATCAATTTATCGTGAATGTTTTAAGTCGTGTGATAAGTTAGTTTTGGCGGAGATAGAATCTAATCAAGTTCACTTTGCCTCAGATGTTTTTGAAAACTGTGTTAATTTGCTTGAACTTCATTTTCCGAGAATCAATTCATCTGACCTCGGAAATGTTGGGTCCTGGCTCAGTGAAAAGCTTTGGTTTAAAAAGCAGATTACGATTTATTGTAAAGATAAAATATTTATAGCAGGAGAATAAGATGGCGAGATCAATTATCCAGAATGATGCTAAAATTTTTAAATATTATGCTGACGAAGCATTAGACTTATATGGGATTCCATGTCAATATTTTCAATGTAAGCCCGGAAAGTCATTTACAACTTTGGGTGAGATGAAGTCTTGCTACTACGATGCAGTTAGAACAAAAGTAATTTTTGATCAAGCCCCGAATGTTAAGACACTTAGAAAACTTGGCTGGGTTACTGAATTGGACGAACAACAGCCGATTGTGCATGTTAAATTTGACTTACCTGGAATTGAGGTAGGTTGCTTGTTTAATATTAAAGATCCGTTACGAGTCGATAAAGGCAGAATGTTCAGAATTACAAAAATGTCTGTGGGAATCTTATACCCGGCGACATTAACTTGTCAGTTAGCTGCAATTGTCGGTGATGATATCGAAGAAACGACAAATCCCTACGATGGAAATGAGTCTATTTTCTTAAATAAGTGAGGTATTAAAATGAGGATCCATACAAAAACTGCTAAAGAAGATCCGGCTTCTTATGCAACCTCTACAACAACGGTCAAAGATTATCTAAAAGATTATTTAAATAAACAGAGGGAAGATAGAGACTTAACTAGAAAAGTTTATCAGACTCAAAAAGATGCTAGAAAAATTTTAAGGGACACTGAAAAAGCTAAAAAAGAAAATCCGATGCGTTTTCGAGAAATGCCGAGGTCTACGCAACAAGTTACGTATAAAGGGAAAAATAAAACACAGTTATACAACGAATTTTCAAAGTTAAACGAGTCTGAAAAAGAAACTTATTTAGAACAAATTTTATCTGCAGGAAATAATACTGTAGAGCCTGTTGTCCGTAGAAAAATTGCTGAGGTGTTAACAAAAGAAGATAATCCATTTCAGAGTTATTTGTACGATGTTGTTCAGCTTTTGCAGAAGAATAGAAATAAAATATCAGAACTGTTCGGAAATGCTTTAATCGGTTCTCCTAAAAAATTTTATAAAGTTTTTTCTGTTAAAGGATCAAATAATTTAACTTCAGACTTTCAAGTAAAAGCTATTCTTTATTTTATAAATAGAGCAGGTAATTTAAATACTATTTATAACGACGCCAAGAAAGAATGGTATTCTGAAAAAGATATGAAACGTCGAATACAAAATATGCCTAAAGACCAACAAGAAAATCTAAAGACTACCAGAGTTTCTAAAGCTGAAGCAATAAAATCACAAAGACTTAAAGAAATTAAAGGTTACCTTGAACGTCATAAAGAGGATAATGCAGCAGCCAAGCAGGCTTTGGCAGAGAAATGGCCAGATGAAACACTTCTAGATGCGTGGGATTTATTTGGAAAGTTGATTCAGGAGGAACAGAATGCTTAACTGCTATGATAAAATCTTGAAGAAGCACATAGAGTCTTTCTTAAAAGTTGGAACCAGGTCGATAATGGTGTATGGCTTGCAGAATGAAGAAACTCAAGATAGTTTAGCATTTTCTCAAGCTGGGGATAAGTCAGATAGAGTAACTTTTCCGTTAGTAACTCTTGTTCGTCTGCCGTCAGTTGAAATTACTGATGATGCTATGACTAAAAGACCTGCGACTTATGAAGGATTTTTAGAAGTAGATGATATAAGTAAGAAAGTAAGAGTTAATTGTATGCGGTGTACACTTTCTTATTATGTAGATATAGTGGCTGAAAATAGAAAAACAGCTGAAGATATTGGACTTCAACTTTATTTTAGACTTAGAACTCATCCAAACTTTACTGTTACTGTACCTTTACCTGTAAAAAATGAGAAAGGTGAGCAGATTCAAGTTACCTGCATGCCAGATATCGTGATGGATGCCGGATTGCAGCATATGCGACCTCAAACGCAAGAACTGTCTCAATATTATAAATTCAGACTAAAGTTTGATTTAAAAAATGTTAATATCTTTGATTATGAATTTGGCGAAGTCTATAATATAAACTATAGTCTTCAAGTTAAACTGAACAGCGTAATTGACTCTGTGAAAATAGAAAGTCAAATATAAATATCTAATAGCGAGGTAAATTATTCTTTATGTCTTGGGTAAATATTTATGAACAACCTATAATTCCTGAAGTCGACTTAGACACAGATGTGGTTGTTTATGTTCCAGGTTATGCAATAAAAGGACCAGCTGAACCTACCTTAGTAAATTCCACAAACTTTACATCTGTTTTTGGAGAAAGTCCGTATGTTTTTACTGCTGATTCTGCTGAGGTGTCTGTTACCAAAAACAAAGTTTTAGCTGGCACTAGAGAAAAATCTTGGTTATATGCAAAAGGTCTCGTTGATGCCGGGTTAACTGTTTTATATAAAAGATTTAAGTCTTCAAATGTTTTAACAGCATCACAAGATGACTCTTTCCAGATTTATCTAGACGCTGACACACAGGAGCATAATCTTCTTTCGGGTGTCGCGAAGATCGGCGTAAGAGCAAAATATTTTGGAGCTTATTATAATGATTTAAGTGTTTCTGCAGTTAAGATTTCAAATGGAGTTTCTAAGATAGAAGTTAAGCTCGGTTCTAATATCGTAGAGTCCGTGAACGTTTCTTTAAATCCAGAGGCAGAAAACTATTTCGGTGGAGTTAATTTTAGCACAATTGAATTTTATGCGACTGGGACAGACAATACTGAAATTTCTATTGAAGACCTCTGCGATATTATCTCAGAAAAAGTTGACGGAAGATACAGACAGACTTATTTAACTACAAAAACTTCGAGTGCAGTTAGTTTAAGTGGAGGTCTTGATGACTTTTCTGTAAGCGAATTTGAGACTGCAATCGATAATGGAACTCTTTATACTTTCTTAAAAGATACAGAAAAATATCCAGTAAGCTACATTACTACGGGTGGTTATTTTGTAGATTATAATAATTTAAAACCGACAAAAGTCTTAGAAATAGCAAATGAAATCAAAGCTTGTTATGCAGTTGACTTTGCAAACGATCTCACAAAAGATACTGTGGTTAACTATAGAGGTGGAGTGCAGAGTATAGGAGTATCTGATTTACTTGATTTTAGTAAAGGTTTTCAGTTTGTTGGAGCTGATACTTTTAAAGTTGAAGGTATTAGAGTTGTCTTACCAGACTCCTTTGGCTACTTTGTTCGTTTAGGTAAAAATATCGGAGCCGGTCTTCCTTACTGGACACCTACTGCAAATAACTCTCAAGGACTTGTCGCGAATGCTTTGGCTGCAACTAGACCGGTAGATTTTGAATTAGAAAATCTTATGATTTCTAATGAAAGTGTTTCGATAAACCCAATAATTACAAAGAAAAATGTCGGATACGTTATAATGGGTAATAGAACACTTTATCCAAATGACGGTGTTTTAGGCCCTCAAAGTTTCTTAAATTGCCAGATAGTTGTAAATACAGTAGAAAGATCTGCTAGAAGAGCCGCTAATAAACTTAGAATCGTTTCTACAAACGCTGAAACTGCATTTAAAAACTTTAGAAATTCAGTTGAAAAGACTTGTGATAAGCTTCTTACAAATGGCGATGGATTAGCCGAATACACTATAGTTAAACTTCCTAAAACAAAACCAGCAACGATTGATATCCAAATTAAACTTACTGTTGTTGAAGGCATAGAGACATTTAATATATATGTACCATATAGTCTGTCTTTAGACTAATATCAAATATAATTATATTTATAAACGAGGAAACAAAATGGACGTAGAGAAAATTTTAGAAATGCTTGAGAAAGAGGATAAACCTTTTGTCCCGACTAAAAGACCTCAGGTAGCTAAAGAATCAATAGTGCGTGCGTGTAACGGTGATTATGATGATATCAATAGACTTCTTGAAGAAGATATAGCCATCGACGATCGTCAATATCGTGAAGCCTTTACATCTAAAAAGATTACTTTAAAGAGCTCTAAAGAAAGTTTAGAGAAGAAAACAGCTGAAGAGTGCGATGCAACTCCCGTTGGTGTAGAAAATCCTATTCCTTCGCCAGTCAGAAAGAGGGCTGATGAAGAAGACCTCTCAGACAAACTCTTAAGGGAGCTTGATAAAGAAGCTGATGAAGCTAGTACTGAAGAAGCTGAGCAAGTTGTTAGAGAAGTTGACGGTTTTGTAGTGGTGGATGATGCTGGAGAAGTTCGGAATAGTTTTCTTACGCATGAAGAGGCTGAAGATTGGCTTTATCCATTAGACAATGCTGCTAAATCTAGGAATTTTACTATAAAACCTGGAAAGGTAAAAGTGATAGTACTCAGTGATCAAAAGAAGTCGGGCGCAGGTGAGGCTTGTGCTGCAGAGTCTACGACTGAAAAGAGTCCGATGAAAGGGACTACTGATGATATAGTTAAAAATAAGCCGATTGACTTCAAGTCTAAGAATAATGGCTTTGAAACTCAAGTAGCCCCTGACACAGGAAAAGCTTACGCAATGAATGAAAAGCAAACTCAAAAAGCTGCAGGAGAAGAGCTTATTTCTACAAAAGATGGGTCTGTTTTTCCTGAAGATATAGACTTCGATGAAGCAGCTTTCGCAGATCTGTTCGGTCTTAATGTAGACGATGTTTCAGCAATGTATGTTGAAGAGCAAGATAACATTCCTGAGCATATAGAAATCAGATTTAAAGAAGGAGATAATGAAGTTCTCCTTAAACTGATGGATGACGGTACTCTTGTAGAAGAGGTTAATGCTGAAATAGTTGAAGAGCCTAGATACACTGCCTCAATAGAGCAAGATGATGAAGGTAATTTTATTCTTTTAGTTTCAGATGCAATCGATACAGTTGAAGGTACAATGTCTGAAGAAGATGGTGTAAATCAATCTGAAGGTGATACAGACAGTGAAGATGAAGACGGTCTCGGGCGTACAGACGAGTTTGTAGAAGGTGCAGGACTGGATCTTGATTCTGAGTATTCTGTGGCGCATGATATTAAGCCGGCTAAAAATGCAGCAGATAAAATAAAAGAGCCTACTGAACTTCCTGTAAAAGAAAGTGTTACTAGAGTAAATAGAAATCCTAAAAAGAGATAAGGAGGCTTATATTTAATGAATAAAGCTAACTTCTATATAAGCGCTAATCCAGCCAACTACCGTCCAGTAATGACAAACCATTTTGAAATTACCGTGCACGACTTGGATGGGATGATAAATTGGGCTGACCCTGATAAAAAGCCTATTGCAGATTCAGAGTTAACTCTAAAAATAGCTAATAAGAATTTCTCTGGACCGAATATTTCACAGCAATCAGTTGCTATACAACGAGGAAATACAACTATTGAGTTTCCTGGAAGAATAGATGCTTTTAGTTCTACAGCGACGTTTGAAGTTTTTGTCAACAAAAGTGCTTTCGATATTTTATATTCTTGGAAGATGGCTTCAGGCAATCAGGAAACAGGAGAAGTCGGTAATCCATCTGAATATTGGAAGCGTGTTGAGATAGATGTTCTTACAGGTGATAAAGGTACTTTAATAGGAACATGGACATACAACAACTGCTGGCTTCAATCTTTGCAAGAAGTTACATTTGATAACGGAGCAAATGAAGTTAAGTCTTGTTCAGTAACGCTTAAGTACTTTGCTCCAAAGTGGAGATCAAATCAAAATATTTAAAAAAAATAAATTTACAGTCATTCTAATGGAGGACTAAATATGGATCTTATAGACGAGGTTGTTTTACCATCGAAGGGTTTGGTTTACGACAAAGAGATAAAATGGAGCAATAGACTCCGTGCGCCTAGACTTTGTGATCGAGGGATAGGAGATCTTACAAAGAAGAATAAACTTCAAGCTTCGATATTGGACAAAACTCTCTTAGAACCACTAGGAATGTCCGCTTATGATTTGCATACAGCGGATTTCTTATATCTTAATTTTATGCAAAGGCAGATAGCTAAAGCAGGCCAGCCCTATAAAATTAAAGTTAAATGCGAAAATTGCAGATCTGAACAGATAATTGATTTTGACTTAAAAAATCTTAAAGTCAATTATCTTTCTGAGAGGCCAGAATACATCTTTAAAACACTCAATGGAGAAGAAATAGAATATACATTTTTAACTCCTAGGAAGATAGATGATGCTAAAGAGGCTTCAGAGCTCTATAAGGAAGAATTTCCTGGGGCAGAACAAGATGTTGAATTACAGGAATTGTTAAGATCTGTTATTCTTAAGGTTGACGGAGTGAAACCCACTCATTCCCAAATGACAGACTTTATAAATAACATGTACACTGAGGACAGCGACAGATTCATAGAGAAACTGATGGATATAAATTTTGGATTAGATCTTCATCAGTCTGTCAGATGCCCAAAATGTGGAAAAACTATTAAATTTATTCTTCCAGTATAATGACATTTGACCTTCATTTAGAGCTGGAGCAGAAGGCGGAAGAATTTGATTTGTGGGTGAGACGAATTTTTACCGTCTCATCCACTTTGTCTATTCCATATGACTCTTTATGGCAGATGACCGAACATGAGTTTTTAATTTTAGAAGGTTTAGCTAAAGAAGAATTAGATAGACGTGAAAAACGACAGCAGGAGTTAAAAAATGCCTGATTATAAAGATCTAATTAGAGACATCTATAATGAAATTTCTTCAGTAGAGAAGTCTGAGATGGAGAAATTAAAAGAAGAGTCTTTAAGAAATAGAATAGCTGAATTAAAAAAACTCGGTAAAACTCAAAAAGAAATTGATGCCCAGCTTGTTAAAGATAAACAAGAACTTCAAAGAGACCTTGAGAAAAAAAGTTATTTAGAGCAGAATCGACAAGAATTAGAAGATGTTCAAAAACGAATAAATGCTGCTGCAACTCTTCAAGAGAAAAATGCTTTAAAAGCGAGAGAGAAAGAGCTAGAGAAAACAATCGAGATTGAAGAGCGCAAGAAAAAGAACGCTGAAGAGATCGGTAAAATCTATGAAAAAACGATAGGTGCGTTAACTACAAATCTTGGGACGACTCTTGTAAGCGGTGCTGCATCAATGTATGACTCGATAAATAAGTCTATTAAAGAGTATTCGAGTTATTTTGAAGAGATGCAGGTAAGACTTCTCGGCTCAGGTAAAACGTATAGTTCAGTCGCAGATTTACTTTCTAAAACATTTTCCGGTAGTCCATTCTTTGCGATGACTGACGTTATGAATCAAACAAAGACATTTATTCAGCAAGGTATTGCTTATAATGTTGAGTTAAGAGCTTCATTACAAACTATCTCGGAAAAAATAGCTATAACTTTCAATGCTTTAGACGCTACTTTACTTAGACTTGTACGTATACAAGGTGATTCTACACAAGCTAGACTGGGTATAGAAAGTAAAATTACAAATTTACTCAATAGTCAATTCCAAGATACGTCTTATTTAACTTCAAATTTAAATGAAGCTGTTTCAGCGAGTTTACTTGAAGCTGAGGCTAGACTTGGGAGAACTGCTGGAACAGAATTTGAATATGAAGCCCAAAAATGGTTAGGTTCTTTATATTCTGTTGGAGCAAGCCAAAATCTTATAAATCAATTAGCCCAAGGTTTAGGTTATTTAGGGTCAGGTGATGTTTCTAGCTTATCTGGAAATGCAGCCTTAACAAATTTATTGGCCGTGGCCGCTAGTCAAGGCGGCGGAGCCTCATTAGGTGATTTGATAACTAAAGGGGCAACTGCTTCAGACATCTCGGCTTTAATGACAGGATTATATAGTCTAGTTCAGGAAGTCAGCAAGACAAATAATGTAGTAGCTTTAAAAGAGTATGCTAGTGTCTTTGGGATGTCAATTTCTGATCTTAAGTCTGTTTTAAACTTAACTGCATCTGATATAAAAACACTGACTGAACAAACGTTGTCGTATAATGATGCTCTGGAAACTGTTACAAGTCAGTTAAATGCTAGCACTTTATTTAATAGAACACACACTTCTAGTTTATTAGATAATCTTACAAGTAATATCATAGACAGTATAGCTTCTGGAATTGCAGGAAATACTGCAGGATATATTGGCTGGAAGATGGCAGGCGTAGCTGCAGAGTTAACTAAAGGCATTGAAATTAAAGCAGCTCCATTCGGATTCGGCGTATCGACCAATGTCGGAGATGTTGTAAAGGCTACAGCAACGGCAGCTGCTTTAGGTTCTAGTTTAAATAAATTATTTAGTGGATTGACTAATCTAGGCGGAGTTAACTTAGAAAATCTTAAAGGCACTGAATTAGTTAGTAGAGGACAGATAGATGGCTTAACTTCTGGTACTAAACGAAATTACATGGTTTTTGAAGGTGACGCAGAAACTTCTACTATATATAAACAATCTTCAATGCAAGCTGAAACGCAGGTTTCAAAGATAACTGATGAAGATATGGACACTAAAAAGAAAGAGACAGAGAAGACTCTTACTCGACTCCAAAATATAGATAATAATATCGAGTTGATGATTAGGCTCCTTGATTCAGACGGAATAGTTATTAGAGGAAGAGCAGGTGAAACCGGCAGTATATATGCGAATCAACTTGCTGGAATAGGAGGAATATTTCAAGGATGACACTAGAAGAAGCTTTTATAACTAATTTAGTAAATCAGCAAATTCCGATGATAAACGAGTGGCTTGAGTCAATGCACTTATCTATAGATAGGCACACTCAGTCAGAATCATCTCCTAGTCGAGACATTAGGTCTGAGTTTTCTGGATATAGTCTTTTCGACACTTTAAAAAGAGGGTATATAAGTCATAGACCGACTTCAAGTAAATATTCTGGTGACACGCATTACCTCCTGGGAATGTATCTTAGAGCTTTAAAGCAGCTAAAAGATTTAGACGCGATGGGATTGTACAACTGCGTCTCATCTACATCAGAGTCAGGCCCTAATAAGTATCATGTTGCTTCTATTATTTCTAAAAGAGTTTATGCAATTTATGCAAACACGCCTTTTAATATTTCATTAGAAATTAGATATAAAAATTATGATGAAATTTTAGCTAAAACTGGAGTGACAAGGCTTAATCCTAAATCTCCGGTTTATATACTGCCGTATTTTGGTGGTCTATCAGAAGAAGAGTTATCTTTTATACAAAATATTCCTTATAAGATTTTGCCTTTAAAACTGGGTGAAACTGAAAATTATGCTTTACAAGAATTTTTAGAAGGTGTGTTGATAACTAACCTAGATGTTGAGAGTGCGATTATAGAAATTGGGAGTTTATCTGAACTTTTAGGAAAATTTAGAACTGGAGACTTTTCGAATTGGACAAAATCTCCACAAGTCGGAGCATTCTATTCTAGATATTCTCCTAAGTTAATTCAGTTTTTAACAGATACGTTAGTCTCAAATGACTCTAATTTGGAAATAAAACGAGAAGCTTTGAAAAAATATCCAGCAGATTCAGTTGCTCAAGCTGCTAGAAAGTATTTAAAAGAATATAACTTTTGTTACGATATAGATGACTTTATAGACAAGAGGTTACCAGTATGATAGACTCATATATTTATTTATATCATTTAGACAAACAATTCAATATTCCTGTTACACCTGACCCAATTACTAACTCATTAGGAATTACTTTTACCCAGGAAAATATTTTAGGTAGGTCTGCACCTCAGATGACATTCGCAAATGCTGGACCCAGGACTCAGCAGGTTTCATTAGTTTTACATCGTCAACTAATGGCACTTGAAAATCAGGGGAATGACGATGCTGTAGATGACCTTATAAACGCTTTGCAGGCTTGCACATTACCAAAATACGCAGACTCCTATAAAGCTGTTATTCCGCCTAGTCTATTGATTCAATTTGGTAATGAGTCGTGTATTCGTGGTGTTATTCAAGGATCATTGAACATTTCTTCCTCTGGGGCTTGGTTAAAAAATGGAAAAATGTCAATAGTAACCTTAAACTTTACTGTTGTTGAAATACAACCTTTTTCTGCTGACTATGTGATGCAGAAAGGACTTTTAAGATCAGTGAGTACTGACTTAAAGAGGAATTCAGTATGGATGTATTAAGAAGATACGAGAATTTAAGAACGTTTGAGAATTCTAGAGGAGACATTGTTTCTGCTAGATATAAGAGACTGGATAAATCTATTTCATCTGAACTTCATGAGTTAGATAAGTCTACGACACTGGATCAGCTATCCTTACAATACTATGGAACACCTTTGATGTATTGGCTTATTGCAGACTATAATGATTTTATAGATCCGACTATTACTCTTCCAGCCGGAACAAAGTTAAATATTCCGATAATACAATGAGAGAACAAGTTTTACAAAATTTTAATTCAGTGATCGAGACTCCTTATGTGTCAGTGACATTTGGAGGATATACATTTGGGTTAAAAAATACAATAAATCCAGTTACCTTGACTAGAGACATTGATTATATTACTAATCTAACTATAAAAAAACAAGCCTCAGGTCAAGTTAATATGTATACTTTGACTCTTGTATATGTAATTAAACCCGGTGATGATCCAAATAAAATCGATAAGATTTTAGGAATAGACCAAACAAGAAAAATAGTTTTTTCTTACGGAGACTTGTCCCAGCCGACCTTAACTTATAGAAATGAGGAAGCTATTATTACAAATGTTAAGCCTTCTATAGATGTTTTAAATGCTAAGATAACATATACTATAACTGCGACATCTACAGTAACACTTAATTATGCAATTAAGAGAAATTACGACTCAGTCGTAGCACAACCAAGCTCTCAGATATTTGACCTGTTATACACAGATACATCGAATGGGCTCCTTGAGCTGTTTCCAGGAATGGCAGATAGAGCTTCGGTTGAAGCCAAACGACTAATTGCCAGAACAGATAAGGTTGTCCAGATTGAAGCACAGCAAAATGTTTCTCCATTGGAACGACTTAAATCTTTAGTTTCTCAAATGCAGTCAAGTAATGATTCTTTTTATGGGCTAGTAATTCATGACTACAGTGATGAGGCTAAGACCTTAGACGGACAGTGGTTTGAGGTTATTGATAGTTCTTTAAGACCGGAAAAGTATTCTTTAGATGTTGATATAGGATATCCGAGCAATACCAAAGTTTTTGATTTCCAAGTCAACAATGATACATCGTTCGCGTTAATTACAGAATATTCAAGCAATTTAGAATCAAGTCGAATTATAAATGTTAATGATACTGGGAATTTTGAATACAGCAGTGACCCTTCGTTTGTGGTTAGAAACGGCCAACCAAATGAAATATTAAAATCTTGGTGGAAAACGATGACGTCATATCCTGTGAGTGCTTCACTGAGAATCAGAGGTTTAATAGTTCCAGCTATTCTTGCAGAGACGATCAGAGTAAATGTTATCTTTTTTGGAAGAAAATATAATTATTCTGGAAAATATATGGTGACTGGCCAAACAGACGTTATTTCTACAGCAGGATATAGAACAACTTTAGACTTATTAAGAATAGAAGGTGACGAAGAATGACAGTGACTCGTGCAACTGTAACAAAAATGGTAGGTAATAAATGCAGAATAACTATCCCAGCGATGTCAACTGGAACTCAAATAGATGCATCTATCTGTGCACAAAAAGGTCAAGTAATTTCATATTCTCCGGGAGATGTAGTATTTGTAGCGTGGCTGGATAGTAAAGAATGGGTTATTTTAGGAATGCTTTATTCGCAAGACGACTCAAGTCAAGCAGGTATAACCAACACAAATTATTTATATGCAAACGAAGGACAACTTGGAAAGAATATTATGTTAGATGACTCAGGTTTAAAAGTTTCTGACTTAATTAGAATTGGAAGAAATTTTACAGAAATATTCACAGGAGATATTAAAAATGTCTGAAATAAAAGAAGTCACAGGATTTAATTTTCCAAATATTTTTAAAGGTGGAAACTCTGTTTCAATTCTACAAGGTAAAGAAGACATTATTAAAGACTTAAAGCTACTATTTGAGTCTGAAACAGGAGAGTTCAGATTTGACCCAGGGTATGGTTGTAATGTAAAGTTATTAAAGTATAAACCAAAAAATTCCTTAACTATTAACTTATTGATTGACGCTATTATTGAGACACAAATGTTTATGCCGAATGTTATGTTTGATCGTAATTCAGTTAAAATAAGCTATATAAAACCAGGGCAAGTCAATATTACAATTTCAGCTATTATAGGCAATAACAACTATATAACAAAATTAGTTATTTTACAAGAAAACATATAGAATAGGAGAAGTTAATGGCAAACTTTAATTCTACAGATTTTATCTACGACTATCAAGAGCTTTTAGACTTAGTAAAAAAACTCACAAATAAGTGGGACCCGTCTACTTCAACAGAAGCAGACCCCGGGGTTGTCCTTTTAAAATTGGCAGCTTTAATGAAAGACAAAATTTCATATAAGCAAGATATGTCAGAAGCACAGGCCTACCTTGACACCGTCTCTGATCGTCAGTCAGCATTTGAGCTCTTACAAATGCTTGGATATATTTTAAAAAATAAGCAGTCTACTGTCGGAGCAGTTTCGCTGTCTCTGTCTGACTCATATACGGATGCTGCGGGAGTAACTCTTAAAAGTTTTGAAACTACGTTTTCAGATATTGACTCGTCTAAGACATACTTTCTTTTAAAAGATACAATTCTTAACAAAGGTAAAACTAACCTAGTCAACGTGATGGAAGGTTCACCTTTTTATATTGAAAAAGAAGGTATAGACCTTTACAATATTAAAGATATCGATGAATCTAGAAGACTTTATTTAGGTAAATCAGGATTAGCACAGAACGGTGTGTTTATTGGAATTGTTGATAATACTGGAAAAGAAGACTATTCACGCTGGTCAAATCTTGACGCGTCAGTCTTATACCCAACTGGGCAGTATTTCTTTGTTTTGACATCTTCAACCGGTGAAAATTATATTCAGTTTCCTCAGAATGTTTCAGAGTTAATGGGGTCTAATAATTTTAAAATTAGAGCGACTTATTCTTTAGGGGCGTCTGGAAACATAAAAGCGGGAACGCTTGTAAAGATAGATCTTTCAGATAAAAATATTTCTTCTGCTATAAGAGTTTTTCAAAGAACTGATTTTACTTCAGGACAAGATGCAGAAACTATTTCACAAGGGGTTCAAAACTACTATAATTCTCAAGAAGTTTTCAATACTTTAGTAACTTCTCATGACTTCCAAGCAGCTGTTAGAAAGGTTTTAGCAGATGTTAATTCTGGGATAACTTCATATGCTTTTTCAAATGCTTTTACTAGAACAGCTATAGATAGACAACTTCAGGTGGTATCAAAATATAATGCAGAGTCTTTTGATTACTATAAAGTTGACTCAGTTGTAACAGAACCTGACACAGCAGAGTCCTATAGAACTGTGGATGTTGGATGTCTTAAAAATTCTGATGTTTACGACGAATCATTTGTGTATTTAGATGATACAAAAGATAACGATAGCACGTCTGTTAGTATTTCAGCTAATATAGAATCACAGCTTAGAAATTCAGCGACAATTGGAACTTCGTTCAAATTAGACACTTCTGGATATATTAAAAATGTGGCTATTCCTACTGGAATAGTTTTTGTGAATGCGACAACTTCTGAAGAACAAAATGAGATCCTTCAAAACATTATAACTACTTTAAAATCAAAATATTCTGCAAAAAATTTAACATTTGGTAAAGAAATAGACTATTCTGATTTAGTACAAAACATTTTTAATAGCGACTCTAGAATTTTAAATGTTAACTTAAACACGTTAGAGTATGTTCCTAATGTCGTTACCTCTGCTGAAACCAATATTCTCAGCGATGACGAGAAAACATCTATTATGGCAGAAGCAGTTATAAACGGCCAAGTTCCTTTATATAAATTTTTAAATAGACGTAATACTTCTGATATATCAGTTTTAAATCCTGGATATATAAATCAAGGACTAGGAATGACAAAGTACAAAAAACTTGACTCAAGGCCATTGACAATAGATACACTTGATAATGGATTTAATTGGCTTAAGCAAGAAGGTAAAACAATGAGGCCGTTCAACAGCTTAAATGTTCTGCAATTAAGGCGTCCTTTGTACGTTGACGATATTGTATATGGATATGGTGCAGAAGTTTCATATGGAACGGCCTTGACTGATACGAAGATTCTTAGTAAAACAACTTTGTTACAAGGCTCTGTTATAGCAAAGGGAAGTGTTTTAACACTTGATCCAACTGCTTCAAAAGGTATTGTAGCTAAATATTCATCAGACTTTGAAAAGATCATAGAAGATGGTGTAGAAATCTGCTATTACTGCGCGTCTCTTCCAGAAGATTACACTGTCACGCAATATCTAGAGTTTTTAATAAATCAAAAAACAATCGAAAAAGCTCCTATGCTCAAGAGTGGGACAGTCTTAGTTAGTGGTTCATATTTAAATAGCGAGGTTTACTCGCCAAAAACGTTAACTATTTCGGGTGAATACGTACTTAAAGAAAATGAGTTTTTAAATGTAGTTGTAAAAGGTTCAGCTACAAGATATGGAAGCGGTACGCGCGTAAAAGTTACTGGAGGCTCATTGGTTTCTAATACAAGTACTATTTTGGGATCTTCTATGACAGTCTCGGTTTTAAAAGAGTCTAAGTCTATAATAGATGCAAACATGAATTATTTCGTTGTCTCCAATGATCCAGAAGGATTTAAATTCAATAACGGAGAATACATGCTTGAAGAAAATGAATTTTTCGTATATTCAAATGAGACATTATCTGAATATCTTATTTTAGGTGCAGGAACTTTACTTAAATGCGGAGATAAGGCTGATCTTGAATTAAAAAATGTAAAAACTTCTGAAGAAAGAAATAATGTAAAAGAGTCCTCATTTAAAAAATTGGAGTATAGATTAACTGCAATAGATATGGAGTTGTCTACTTTTTCTGAAGGATATACAATTAACAACATATCTTCATCTATTGGAAATACATTTGAAAAGATTAAAGAAGATATTGAGGTTTATGAAGTTGTCAACGGTGAGGTAAAATCAGATGCATATTTAACTTTTAAGAAAGACCAGGAATACTGGGCTAGAATGTGTGTCATGTTAAGACCTAATATAGATGGCGTTCTTAATTTTACAGCTTTTGGTTCAGAAAATGTTGGTGAAACCACGGGCGTTCAGTTAGAACTTTTGCACGGTAAAGAAAAAATAGGTAAAATTAAATCAAATGCAACTGAAAGTGATGAATGGGACTGCTTGTTATTTTCAAACATAAAACAATTCTTTATTTATGGCGGTAAAATTACATTAGACTTAATTTCTGAAAAATTAGAAATGGCTCTCTGTGTCTATAGACAACAAAATAAAATGCAAGATTTTATAGAAGCTAACTCAATTTCTCCTAGAGGAATGAATATTAAACTAAACGAAGGTACCACAACAGTTACATTCGACGTAGATAAGTTGAGCCCTGGTCAAGGAGTTGCCGCTCTGTTTAGAATATTACTTCCTGCCGGTGTATATGTAACAATAAACAACGACAGCCCTGACACAGCTTATGCAAGTCTTACTACACTTAAAAAATATTCAGGAAGACTAGTAACAGCTATTTATAAGTTTCAAGAAACTAACTCTCCAACACTCACACTGACTTTTAGCAATGGGCACGCTGGTCAGATTGCGTCTATCTCTGACTATTCTATTATCACAGACTACTCAGATGAAATAAAAAGTAATAGTTTTAGCGCAAATCTTTTAGAGGGATCACAAGCAAACGACCAGCCGCTGTTAAATGGGGTGGTAGAGAAAAAAATCTTAAATCTTCTTCTCGGTGACTCGAAGGCATACGCGTATTTTGATGTATTAGCTACTCCGAAAGGTGATTATTCAGACCCATCGGATGCTAATAATTTCTTTAACTCGTTGCATCCTAGAAATTATAAAACACTCCCATACTTAGAGTTAGATAGTGAGAAATTGTCTTCAAAACTGCGCATTATACCTATAAAAGGAAGGATGACCAGATGATAAGAAGTAAAGACTTAGTTCCTGAAATATATAATACTTCTCTAGATTTTAAAGTATTTGAAGCAATTTTAGATACTTTATTTTCAGAGGCAGATGTAAATTGTGCTAGATTACAAGGACTCCACTCCCCGAGGCAGTGCTTTGATGAAAACTTAGGAAAGCTTTCAGGGCTATTTGACATATTAACATCTGATCGACAGCTTTTAAAAAATTATAGGCTGATGTTAAAGTCAAAAGGTACTCAACCGGCAATTGAGGTAGCTCTTCAATTTTGCGGGGTAAAAATAGACAAGCAACTACAAGAAGAGGGACGAAATCCAGAAATAAAAGACACTAAACTTGGGACGACTTGCACGTATTATGTAACATTTAAAGATTTTGATTCAAAATTATTTTCTAAATTAAGACAGATGCTACTTCCAGCAAATATACAACTTTGTTTATTACCTGCGGATTGAATGATTGCTGGGTTTGACACAAACAGACAGGGTGTATAATTTATTGTCTATATTAAAAAGAAGCTCCTAGAGGTATCTGGGAGCTTCTGGTCTATAAAATTAGTCATCTTTCTTTATTTCAGAAAACTGTGCGATTCCTGAAACTTTTTCCAGTAGTTCTGCTTGAAGGCGTTTTCGATCCTTGAGTGTTTCTTTAGAGGCAGCATCTTTAACAGTGACGTTATTATTTTGCTGATTCTCAACATTTTGTATAATGTATAATGGGCCGCCTGGAACAGAAAGTTTCGCTTTTTCTATTTCTAATTTTTCTTTTTCTATTTCATATTTCGCATCTTCTCTGAGTAATTTTTCTTTAAAAAGATACGTATCGATAGCTAATTTTGCTGGGAATAATTTTACAGCGTCTGACTTTCCTGCGTCATTTAAGATATTACCTACAATCTGTAGAGCTTTATCAAATGTCGTATCTAGAGCTTTATGTCGTTGTTCTTGAGCTTTAATGCTAGCTTCTGAAAAAAGTGTTAAATTTACATTTTTAGTGGTAGATGATTTTTTATTGTTTTTCTTCATTACTTTTTTCTACAATCCATTTTAAAAAGTCAGACTCATTTCCCTCATGACCGGTTGATAGCCAGGTTTTAAATGCGTCTGTATCAGAGTCGTTGAAGTCTTTATATGCATGCATCAGCAACGCTGTGAATCTAGAAAGATTCTTTTCAAATAAATTCGACCGTTTTTTAGAACTTGACTCGTCTAAAAGAGCCTGCAAGTGTTTATTTGGATAAAACACACCTTTTTTAAGACTCTTATCGTAGCATACTTTTCCCTCTAAAACATCAAATACAGGATGCTCGTGCAACAAAGAAGACTCTAGAAATAATTCCTGACTTGTTCTTAATGCGGCATTATATATAGTATTTATCTGGGTTTTTTCTGAACCAGAAAGTTTTACTAAATTTTGTACGTATGAATCGCGCATAAAAGCTGTTTAACTCCTTTAACATCAGTAGGTTGTTTTACTTCGACCTCTTGAGCAACGATAGCATCTAGTATTTCTTTTATTCTGTCTTCTAACTTAAAGTCATTTTGTTGTAAGTCAAGAATTAAGTTTTTTAGAAAGTTTTTCATATCTTACCTTCGATAATCCTACTAACATTTCTGGATTAGCAGCTTTAGCTAAGTCATAATCACCTATCGCGTCAACCAAGCAAGCTTGAACCAATCTAGTGAATTCCTCTTTGGTTGGAACCTTAATCGTTGTTCCACCAAAATAAGAAAGTAAGTCTAATAGATCATTTGGTTTAAGAATAAAAGCTAGCGCAGAATATGGAAATTTTTCAGTAGCTTTATATAAATTTTCAAGTAACTTAATTAAAAGTTCTTTATTTACAGTATTAGAATACTTAATCTCCGAGCTCATTTTGAAGCATTCTCCTAAAAAATTTTATTCCCACCATAACAAAATCCTCTTTTGTTTTATCTAAAAATTTTTCATATGTTAAGTAGTAAATAATGTCAATTGAGTAAATTTGAAGCTCCAACGGTAAATGATTTATTGCCTCTCTAATAGCTTTAGTTGAAATATTCTGATAAAGAGCAATATCTTGAAAACCTACTAAACTATTAGTGTCTTCAACCTCAATTTCAGTGATTTCACCGTCTTTGTCAATTTGAAGAGGTATCTGAGATACATCCATATCAAAGATTGATTTATTATACTCAATCAAATAATTAAACATAACTATTTGACCGTATGCACACCAGTTATCAATCTTTGTTTGACCGACTGCAGAGGTTAATATATCTCCTTGTCTTTTCCAACGTTCGCACATCCTCATTGTGCAGTAGTTAAGAAAATCATCAGGAGAGCCACCTTTACGAATTTTGCTTTGTCCTTTCTTGATATAGCCTTTAGCTGTTGCAACAGCTGTCATAAGAATTTTCATATCCAAGAAAATTTCGCTGATAGAATGGGCTTTATTGATTCTGTCATTTATTTCCTGCAGAGGAACTTGACCTTCTTTTAAATTCTTAGAGGCTGTTTTTACACAATAAGACCCGGTCTCTTTTAAGCGTTTTATGTTTTGAGCGACTCGTTCCTGTTTGCTCAATTTTGGTTTTGGAGCTTCTAGCATAGTATTATATACACTTACTTTTTAATTTTTACAGACAAAAATAAAAATTTTGTGAATTTTTTCCAAAAATAGAAAATTTTATTGCTGAAATTGCTGGTTTTTAAAGAAAAGAAAGAAAAAGATAATAAAGAAAAAATTTCTAATAAAAGAAAAAGTTTGATATAAAGAAAATTAACTTATAAAAAGAAATTATTTAAAAAGAAATTAAAAGAAAAAAAGAAAAAAAAATAATCTCTATTTATAAAAATAAACTATAGTATAAAAAAGAAAACACTGAAGACCAGATTTAGTATTATAATATTATAAAGCTCGGAAGTACCATATAATTTATGGTTGTTATATAATAACTCTACTAAATATTTATTTTAATTATACCTATTCCGCCCACCGGCGCGCGTAAGATTATTTAAATATAAGCTTATATTATATAAACAGCGTTTTTAGAAAATTTTCTGTATAAATTATTATGCTACTTAGAAATATTCAAAAAGACGGAAATAGATATCTTGTACAAATGTCATATGATAAAGACTTTATTGAAAGAATGAAAGCTTCGATTCCTTGGCGAGAGAGACAATGGACAGACAAGGGTGTCTGGAGTTTTTCTGAGAAAGGTCTTAATATGCTTAAAAATCTTCCAGGTGTTTATACCTATGAGGAACGCTTAAATGAAAATATCGAGGTAGCTTATAATTTACCTGAGCCGTACAAAGGTGTAGACACTTCTATTGATTTTGAGAAGTTTAGACGTCCTGCAACGGAAATTCTCCCTGAATTATATCCATACAACTTTCAAAAAGAGGGAATTTCTAGAATCGTCAATATGTCTGCGCAAGGTCTTTATTTTGCATGTGGACTAGGAAAAACATATACTTCAATTTGCGCCGCAAAAGAGTTGATGGATAGAGGTATAGTAAAGCAGTGCTTAATTGTCTCAATTGTTTCAATAGCAATAAAGTCTTGGACCGATACTCTTGATCGATTAGGATATACTTATGAGGTTATTTCTGGACCAAAAAAATTTAGACCGACATATTTGAAATTTTCTGAAGCAGACTTTATAATTACACTGATAACATCTTGCGATGATACTAAGCAGACAATTTACAAATCTTTAGACGATGTTAAAAATGTTGGAAGAAAAAATGTTTTAGCACATAAAAAGAAAGCAAAGAAGAGTTTTGTAGACATTGCGCTTGAGAAAGAAAAGTTAATGGTGATCGCAGATGAACTCCATAAACTTAGTAATATTGCAAGTTCTCAGTTTAAAAGTTTACTTAAGATACGTAAACATTGCGTGCGTGGAACAGGATTAACCGGAACAGTCATCAAGTCAGCTCCAGATAAATGTCTACTCCCTCTTAGATTTGAATATCCTGAAGAATTTTCTAGGAAATGGGAATTTGATAGAGCTTTCTTGGTTCAAGAGCAGGGAAGATTTGGCCTTGAAACAATTGGCTATAGGAATCTAGATAAGTTAAAAGAGATTCTTCATAAAGCAGGAATGCCAGCACTGAAAAAAGACTATTTGAAAGATTTACCCTCTCTTTTACCTCCAAAAATTGTTCGTTGCGAAACAGATGCTTGTTCATTAGAGTTGGTTGACTTAATTCGTAATCAAGAGCTTCTGGGTGACTTCCAGGGACTTGATTACACAAAAGTTAAAGACTTATACATTAGAACACATCAAGCACTTGTGTGTCCTTCATTGTTTTCTAAAGAAGTAAGAGCTACAAATCGTTTAGAGGCTGTTAAAGATACATTAGAAAGTTTAGATGGAAAGACTGTCATCTTCACAACATTAAAACCCGCAATATTGGAGTTACATCGATATTTAACTGAAAGTGGAATAGGGTGTACATGCTGTTCAGGTGATCAGAGTCAAGAAGAAATAGATCGACGTGTTGGCAAGTTTGTGAACAACGAAAACTGTGACGTGTTGATCGCAACTATTCAGAAGATGGGAACTGGATTTGATGACATAAAAATTGCACAAAATGTTATTATTTATGACTTTAATACAAACGCGGCAGACTTAATTCAAGCAATTGGAAGACTTCACAGGAATGGTCAAAAAAATGTTGTTTCACAAATTTATATTCTTCAAGATAACGCCGTGTCCGAATATCAGTATAACAAAGTAATGAAGCAAAAAGAGTTGATGGAGTCAGTTGAGGATGGTTCCTCATTTATTGAAGATAAAATGGACTTAAGAGAAATTTTATCATTAGTAAAAGACTCTAAAAACTTTTTAAGAAAGAAGGAGAGCTAAATGATTTGTACAAACTGTGGTAAAGAGTTTAAATTTAAAGAGACCATTACAAAGCATTCATATGGGTTTGTAAAAGGTAAACCTTATGGGGTTTTTCTATGCGATAACTGCAGTAAAAATTTATCTGATGAAGAGTATAATAACTTAGAACATAGAATATCGGAGAAAAAATGAATACGAAGATTAACGAACTTAGCCCGAACTCGAGAAAAGTGGTGAAACAAGTATTTAAAAAGCTTGCTGATAAAATTGATAAAGGTTCTATAATTAACGGAACAGTAGAACTTTTAGATGCGAAGTTAATTTTAAATCCATATGATAGTGAGTTGGCTTATGGAAGTTTAAGACCTTTCAATAAAAAGTATGCTAGACAAGAAGAAGATTGGTATGCTTCGATGGATCGTTGCATAAAAGGTCATGAGGGAATCGAAACAAATAAAACTTGGAGTTCAATAGCTTCAGATAATGGAATTGTTAATAGTAATTATGGTTATTTAGTCCATGCGAAAAGAACTAAAGGTCTTTCTCAGTATGAGTTTGCTTTAAATAGCCTTCTTTCCTCCTATAATAATAAAAATTCTGGAAGACAGTCCGTTATTTATTATGCTGGGCCTGATATGCAATGGATGTGGAATGATAATGTGAATGCTAAGCATGATTTTACCTGTACTTTCCAAACTCAGCATTTTATTAGAGACAACAGATTATTTTATATCGTTTATCAACGAAGTGCAGACCTTATTTTTGGGACTACGTATGATTTTCATCATCATTGTAAGGTTTATAAACAACTTATCCATGACATTAGAAAATCAGGTATTTCTGTTAAAAAAGGAAAGTTAATTATGAATTTTGGGTCTTTACATGTATATGAAAGACACTTTGATTTAGTTAACAAGATTGTAAAGGAGTATTGTTAATGGCGAAACCGTTTTACAGGTATTTAGGTGGTAAAAGTCGAGAACTTAAATATTTTAAAGATTTAATACCTGAATATAAGACTTATATAGAACCTTTTTTCGGCGGAGGAGCAGTTTACTGGGATCAAGAACCTTTAGCAGCTATAATAAGTGATAATGATGCCGGTTTAATCAATTTTCTCAGGCATGTACAAGTAAAACCGGAGATTTTTAACTATGTCAAGAATTTTTGGCCATGTACAAAAGAATATTTTTTAAAAGTAAGAGATGAGTGGGTCTATTCAGGTGAAGAAGTTGAAGCTCAGAGATATTTTTACTTTTTGAAAACCTCTTTTAATGGGTGCTTAAGATTTAATAAAAAGAAAAATAAGTATAATATGTCTTTTGGGAATAAAAAAGTAATAACTGGAATTCCAGAAGAGAATATAAAAATTCTTCAACGAGCTACTATTTTAAATAGAGACTTTAGAGACGTATTTAAGAAATTTGATGATAAAGATACATTTTATTTTTTAGATCCACCGTATGATGGACTATACAATTATCTTTTTGACTCACCTGACAAATCTGATATTTTAATTACACTTGAAGATATAAATACTTTTATGAGAGGTTGCAAGTCAAAAGTTTTATTGACTGTGAATGCTACACCTTTTACAGAAAAATTATTTGACGGGATGATCTGTAGAAGATATTCAAAAACGAATTCATTTGGAGCTCATTGCTCTGGAAAAAATTTACAAATTGAGACATTGGTTGTAAAAAATTATTAAGGAGATAAATATGGCACATAAGTATTTTAGAAAAATGCAAGAAGTCGCAATAAGATTCGCTAAAGAAGATAAGAAAGAACACCCAGTTAAAAAGGTTTATCAAGGTCCTAAAGTTATTGACGAAAAGACAGAGGAGTCTAAAAAAGTTAGTCAACAACCTAAAATTATTTCTTTATCTGAAACTAAAGGTGAGGAATGAAAATTTTAGTCGGTGACGAAGTAACAGAATTTCGTAGGCTTTTTACTAGACCTTTAAAAGAAGACAAGGAAGAAATAGCGACTCCTAAGATTTCCCCTTCAGGTCTTCAATGTCAAGTAGCTGTGTGGTATAAATTACATAGAACACCTATGAGTCCAGAGGAGAGAACCTTTGAGACTGATGGATACGCTTCTTCTGGTTCAGATAGGCATAAAGTTATTCAGAAGTATTTATCTGAATGTCCCGGTGTCACATGGGTAAATGTAGAAGAGTACATTAAAGAAAATAATTTACCGTTCAATGTTGAGTACGAGATAGGAATTAAGGACTTAGCAGAAAAATATAATTTAACATGTGATCAAGTTTGCGAGATCGTCGGCAGTTATGAAAGACTCTTGAAGCATACTAATAATTTAATGAATTTAAAGCTAGATGGTATAGTTAAGTTTAAAGGTGAATATTACATTCTTGAGATAAAAACAGCGAGTAAAGCTAAGGCTGAACGAGCTCCTTTGCAAGAACATCAACTTCAGGGAAAAACCTATTCTTTAATGCTTAAAATTCCTAAAATTATCTGGGTATATGAAAATAGAGAAGATTTTAAACATACTATTGCTTTTCAAGAAGTGTCTGACGAGGACAGGCTTTTCATAAAAAATTATTTAAATCAAATAGTTAAGGCTGAGAGTCCAAAGGAATTAACTCGTTATAAAGACTGCAAATACTGCAGATATAGGGAGACCTGCATGCAAGATTTTAAAGAGGAGGTACAAAATGAGCGCTTGTTCTAATATATCTGAAGACTATTTAAAATGGCCAAGGCGCTATATGAAAATAGCTTCTGAGGTCTCCGAGTGGTCATCTTGTTTATCTAGAAAAGTCGGGTGTGTAATTACTAAAAATAATAGAATTGTAGCAACTGGATATAATGGGGCACCCGCACGTGTAAAAAATTGTAAAGAACTGGGTAGATGCTTAAGAGAGACATCTGAGTCTGGAACTAACTTAGATATGTGTATGGCGACGCATGCCGAGCAAAACGCGATTACTCAAGCAGCTAAGATGGGGATATCAATAGATGGCGGAGACGCTTACGTTACGACAAAACCTTGCACAACATGTATTAAGCTTTTTATAAATTCAGGTATTCGTAGAGTTTTTTATTACGAGGAATATAATAATCCTTTAACTGATAGTATAGCTAAAGAGGCGGGAATTCTTTTAATTCGACTGGAGGATAAGTAATTGGCTGCCAATAAAGGAAAAGAGTTTGAAGGATATTTTGAAAAGTTTTGTGACGAGAATCAAATTGACTGTGTCCGATTTTATGATACCATGCAAGGATTTAAATCAGTCAGTAACGCTTGCGATTTTGTAGTATCACAGGATATTTATTCACCTGCAGTTTTAGTTGAGTGTAAAAGTACTCATTCAACAAGTTTTTCATTAGACTTTAGACAGTATGATTCACTTATAAAACTTACTCATTTTAGAAGTAAAGTAGTAATTTGGTTTATAAAATTAAAAGAAATTTGGGCTTTATCTATTTCTAGTATTACTCAGATGAAAGAAAATGGATTGAAGTCTTTTAATCCAAAAAAACATTCTGAGTATGGAACAAAGCTTGATGTAAAGTTTGCTAGAGTGAACCCAGTCTCTGCTAATTTAGATGATTTTATTTATAGTAAAAAATGAAACAGTATGAGAGATATACTTATGAAACTGAATCAATCTGTTGGAGTTGCGAAAACTGCACAAATGCTCTAAAGTGTCCATGGGCCGCCGGAAAAGAACGTCATGACTGGACAGTTATTAGGGAGCGCGACGGGATAACTATAACTTCATGCAGAGGGTATGAAGAAGACTGGAAGCCTATCTCAGCCAAGGATTTGTCTAAGTTGGTTAAGTGCTGTGTAAGAACGCTATTTAGATGGGATAATGAGAAAATTTTAAAGAAAGCTAATAAAGCTGGCTATAGACTTAAAATTTTTTTCACAGACATGAAGAAAAGATATTTTTGGATAGCTAAGATACTTTAAAACTGTATATAATAATATTAGGTGCTACGAAGCCTATGTAAGTAGTGGGAGTGATAGGTGCTAAGAGTGTTGTCTCAATACTATCGCAGTTGCTGAACGGAATAGAGAAGCTGTAGTAAATGGAGTGAAATGAACAGCCTATTAAATAAATAGTGGTGCTGATTACCAGACGCAGTTGGGCGTAAAGGGTCGACTCAGAAGGTCAGTAAACGTTCCCAGGATGGAGGCCACTATTTGCCGCATTAAAGGCGGCTACGGAAAGATCTGACCTACAAGAGGTTGGACTGAAAACTCGCTTGCTATATGCAGGAGAGAGTGCCTATCCTTAAAAATACAAATAGGGGTAGGCTACGGACGAGGAGAGTAGAATCAAATCGTCAACTAACATAGCAATGTGTTAGTAAACAAAAACCAGGTAGCTCGAATGGTACAGCTTTCGCCGATACTATTTTATTAGATATTCGGTTAGTAAAGTTTTTCTTCAAAGTACAAGAAGAATAGAGCTATCTATATATGCTAGGTGTATATATTGTAATAGCTGTACTTTTAAGTACAGCTTTTTCTGTATAATAAATTAAGGAGATAAAGAATGATAAAAATTTCAAAGCATAAAGTAGCTTATGAGATGGCAAATACATCGAAAGAAGCTGACGTAGTTGCACGCCGATATGCGGCAACTTATGCAAATCACTTAATGAAATGTTTAGTATTTGGTAAGTCTGCGCAAGCGTATAATAAGTGGTTAAACGAATTATTGAGCTACTTTAGAGACGTTTTTTCACAAAAAGTTAGATACGGCACAAAGGTGAAAGTTGCTATAAATTTTAATTCTGCGCATGAGTTTTTCTATGAGTTATATATGCCTAAAGATTTTTTAAGAGGGACATACACGTATACTGTAGAATTGAATGAAGAGTATACTCCTTGTATAGAATTTGAAGATTTATATGAAGGATTCTGGGACAGATATGAAGAGTTTGAAAGACGAACTTATCAAAAAGCAGCAATTGACAAGAATTTAACGAAGTCTTATTTAGAGGAGTGTATAGACTTTTTAAGAGAGGGCGTAGATGAAGACTGAAGAAATTGTAGAACAACTAACAAAATGGTCCAAAGCATATTATGAAGGTCATCAAGAAGTTTCTGATCTTGAGTACGATACTTTAGAAGAAGAGTTAAAACGACTTGATCCCAAGAACGAATATTTTAAAAGGAATAGAGAGTGCGAAGCAAATTTTTATGGACAAAAGAGAAAGCATTTATATAGTTTTATTGGGTCTGTTCCTAAAATCCATAAAATAACTGAAAGTAAAATTTCAACACCTTATACGATCTCTGCAAAAATGGACGGTTCATCTATGACCGTTTATTTTAAAGATGGGAAAGTTTTATATGCTTTAACTAGAGCAGACGGCTACGAAGGTTTTGATATTACTGATAAATATAATAAGATTGTAGAAAAGTATAATATTACTATTCCAGAAGGTTTCACAGGCGCTATTAGAGGCGAAGTCGTGATGGGAAATAAAGCTTGGGAAGAATACAAGATCTCTCATGAAGATGCTGCAATGCAGAGAAATACTGGGACAGGGATTATAAACAGAAAAGAGTGCACTGAAGACTTAAAATATCTAGATTTTGTAGTATATGAACTTTTAGCAACTAATATAGTTAATCAAGACCTTCTAGTTAATAATCAATATAATGAATTAGACGCTCTTAGCTGTCTCAATATTGGGTACCTCATTGCGCCATATGAAGTAGTAAGAGGTGGGCTTTATTCAGACGAGGGGTTGGAAAATCTTAAAAAAATTTGGTCTGAAAAGTGGCCTTTAGATGGAGTAGTTTTTAATCAATTTAAAGGCTTCGAAAGTAACGGTGAAGTTTATCAAAGTAACTCATTAAAAGAGGCTTATAAATTTGAGTCTGAGTCGGCTGAGACAGAGGTAATTGGGGTCGAATGGACACTTCAAAAGTCAGGTAGACTTATTCCAGTGGCTATTATGAAACCTGTAGAATTGTCTGGGGCATTGGTTCGTAGAGCGACAGCAAATAATGCTGCAAATGTTTTAGATCAGGGAATAGACGTTGGAGCTATTGTAGAGATTTGTAGGTCAAATGAAGTTATTCCTAAAATTTTAAAAACATTAAGTCCGGCTAAAGTATGCTTACCTAAAGAGTGCCCACATTGCGGCAGAAGTTTAGTTACTGAAGGTGTTCATTTAGTTTGCATAAACGATAGTTGTCCAGAAATAAATAGACTTCAGGTTTATAATTTTTTAAAAGTATGCGGTGAGAATATAAAGGGTGTTGGAGATTCAATTTATTATTTAATAGCTAAAAATTCTATTGAGGAAACTTTGGATTTTTTACGTATAGGGGACTTTAGAAAATTTACTGATAATCAACGTAACTTAATTTCTATTATAAAGAATAACATTTTTAATCATATGACCTGGGATAAGCTTTTAGCCTCTCTGTCAATAGATGCTTTAGGTGATAAAACTATAAAGAAGTTAATTAAGGAGCCCCAGTGGGTTGCAGATTACTTCCAGGGACAATGTAAAACTCCTTTTCCGAAAGGAATTGGCCCATCCATTCAAGTAGAACTATCTTTAAGGAAAAATATTAGAAAAGCAGTAAAACTGTATAATATACTACAGCTTAGGTTGATAGATATTAAAGATATCAAGAATATAAAAATAGATGACAATACAAGTATACGATACTTTTGTGTAACAGGTTCATTAGACGGCTTAACTAGAAGTCAATTTGAGACACTATGTAAAGCAAAAAATTGGGAGATGTCTTCTTTGAAGAAAGCTGAATGTTTAATTACAAATGATACTACGACCGGAACATCTAAAAACATTGAGGCTCAACGTTTAGGGAAGAAGATTTATTCACAAAAAGAATTTATGAAATTATTTATAGAAGGAGTTTAATATGGAAAACAAAGAATTTTATCAAAATTTATTTAAGCAGTATGTCGGAGGTCAACAAACAGACGACTTATTAAAGATGCTAGATAGGACAGACTTTTATACTGCTCCTGCGTCCGTGAAGTATCACTGTAATTTTGAGGGAGGATTGTTACAGCATACTTTAAATGTTTATGATAGTTTAATCCGTCTAATCGAAATGAAAGATATGATTACGCCTACTCAAAAATTTGGCTTACTAGAAAAGGTTAGAGAAGGAAAAGAAATCACCGATACTGAGAAAAAAGAATTAGACGAGATTATTAAGAAACTTTTGAATTCTAATAAAGTAGACTTTGCTTCTGTCGTGAAAGTTTCTCTTGGGCATGATTTTCATAAAATAAATTTTTATAAGAAATATCTTAAAAATGTAAAAGATGACAGCGGCAGTTGGAGACAAGAGACTGCTTGGGGTTATCGGGACGACCCATTCGTTCTAGGTGAGGATGGTACTAATTCTTGGTACATTATGAATACAGTGATGCCTCTAAATTTCGAAGAGATTTCTGCTATAGAGAATCATATGGGATCTGGAAGGTCTGGACAGTGGTTGCCTGGAGCTTCAGGTTGTTGGAAAAAGTCTAATTTGGCTACACTTCTTCATTTAGCAGACATGTATGCAACCTTTGTGATTGAAGATTAATCAAGAAGGCCAAGTAATCACGGGCGATCTTAAAAAGTATTTTATTATAGATTAAATTAAGAAGAGGCTTTAAATCGAAGTCTCTTTTTCTGTATAAAAAAAAATAAAGGAGACTATTAAAGTGATGAAAATTTTTAGAGGCAAAGGTGCATATGAAATGGCATTTAGTCGTCAAAAAGCACTAGAAAAGATTACACAAGAAGCTGAGACATATTCAGATCATCTAATTAAGTGTATAATATTTAAAAATACTACAGGAAACTTGTGGCATTGGATAGATGAGCTTTCTACTAAATTAAGCAATGTTAATAAAATTAAATTAAAGTCTGGTGGAAAATTTAATGAACAGCTTTATTTAGACGAATTTCTTTTAGCAGACGGAGATTGTGAAGAAGATTTTAAATTAACATTAGAGCAGTTTAAAAGAAAGTATAGGTTTAAGTATTCTGAGTTCGAAATAACTCCTGCATTTATTACTTTAACAAATGTCGTATTTAACGAAATTGCTAATTATTTTGCGCCTGTGCTTGCAAGTTTAAATACGCACTCTATCGAATGGTTTAGAGACACATTACTCGACTATTTTGAAGCACATCTTTAATTTGGAGTATCTATGAAATATTTAATAGTAGCAGATAATCATTTCTGCACAACATCTTCAGTTCTCACAAAAAGAGGTAAAAAATATTCAACAAGACTAGAGAATCAGATAGAGTCTTTGGAGTGGGCTAATAGTTTTGGACTCCCTGTTATTCATCTGGGGGATTTTTTTGATAAAGAAGTTTTGACAGCTGAGGAAATTTCTTGCTTAAAAGAGGTTAAGTCGAAGATAGACTTTTCAAACTGGATTTTTCTTCAAGGGAATCATGGCTATTCAAGCGGTTTTGATGTTATGGGGGTCTTTGATAATCAAATCATAACTGAACCGAGAGAGGTTCCTCTAGATGCTACGCATAGGTGTTTATTCCTGCCTTTTAAGTCAAAATCTGAGGATATAGATGATAATTATGATATTATCTTTGGACATTTAGGAATAGAGGGCGTACCTTTTGGAGCTAAAGGTTTCGACTTTGAACTTATCAAGAGTCATTGTAAGATGTTCTTAAATGGGCATTTACACAATAAAACTCCTCTGGACCACGACAAAGAGCATAAATATTGGAACGTCGGGAGTTTAACAGCCCAAAATTTCTCAGATGAATGTCAATATGCAGAAAAAGGTGCCTGGATTTTGGATATGTCAGATTTGTCTTTAGAGTTTATTCAAAATCCCCATGCTTTTAACTTCTATAAAATGTCATCGACTGACGCTAGAGTTTATGAGATAGCTCCCAGTCTTTTACCCAATGCGTGTATTTCTGTTACTTGTACCGAGAACGATGAAGCTCAATTTAGAGAAAAGTTTAAGGATGCTTATTATCTTAGAATGAATGTTCAGAGAAAACGAGCAGAGTCTGAAATGAAAGAATTTCAGCCAACTGTAGATTATTTAGAAAGATTTAGAAAAAGTTATGTTGAAAAGAATGGTGAGTCTGCTATTATTCTCGATGAACTCAGTGAGGTGACCAGGTGATTAAATTTAAGAATGTTTGTATAGAAAATTTTCTTAGTCTTGGAAAGGTTGATATTAACCTTGAAGATGACTTAGGCTTTATTTTAGTTGACGGTGAAAATCATCGTGTTGAAGACGGGGCCTCCTCCAATGGTTCTGGGAAAACTAGCGCATTTGAAGCAATCATCTGGGTGTTGACTGGCGAGACGAATAGAGGCTATAAAGATGTTGTAAATCGTTACCAAGACGAAGGATGCAAGGTAAAATTAGACTTTGACTTCAAGGGACATTCTTGGTCAGTAGAGAGACTTAGAAGTAAAAAAGGTTCGCAAGACCTTCATATTTGGAAAGATAATAAAGAACTTGAGTATAAAGGTCTTAGAGATGCCGAAGCAGTCTTATCTAAAGAGCTGCCGGAGCTAACAATGAATTTTCTAGGTTCGACCATTATTTTAGGACAAGGGCTTCCGCTGAGGTTTACAAACAATACTCCTGCCGGAAGAAAAGCTGTGTTAGAAGAATTATCGAATGCAGATTATATGATAACGCATATAAAGGAGAATATCAAAGCTAGACAAGAAAAATTAGCAACTGAACTTAGAAAAGTAGATGATGAAATTTTATCAACTACTACAAAAGTAGAAATGTCTAAAAGACATTTAAGTGAGACTCAGGCCTCTTTAGATGCTCTTAAGTCATTTGATATTGAAGCTAAAAAAACTGAGTTAATTAACTTAACTGAAAAAGGTAAAGATATTAAAAATAAATACGAGTCTCAAAAACTTCAAGTTGCGAGTGATGAGAAATATTATTCAGAGACTAGTATAAAGTATTCTCAAATAGAGTCTAGGTATTTAGAGGAAAAGCTTTCTATAGAAAAAGAAAGGTCTAATAAGTCTGAAGAGGAAAATGAAAAATTTAATAGATCTTTACTCGATGCAACAGAAAAATTCGGCCCATTGATAGAAGCCAAGAAAGACTTACTTAAAGCTGTAAAAGAACAACTTGAGCATCGAAAAGCTCTGATTTCTGGAGGTTATTGTAAATATTGCGGGCAAAAACTTCAATCTGTCTCTGAAAAAGAATTAGATGATGCTAAGAAATTTATAGAGGAAAATAAAAATAAACCTTTTGAAGTTGAGACAGAAATAGATAAACTTCTTACTGATAAGTCACTTTTAAGCGGTCAAATGTCTCAGGCGCATAAAGCAGACTTAATGTCCATAGATGAAGCTTTTGATAAGAAGCAAGATTCTTTAAAAGAAGAATTCGTGCAAAAGTCTATGTCAGTCAAGTGTCAGGTTGATGAGATGCGCCAGGTTTTAGAAAAGTCTAAAATATTGGAAAAAGAATTATTCACATCTTTAACTGATTTACGTTCTACTTATCAAATTCAAAAAGCTGCTATAGAGTCTTATGAGCATGATTTAAACGCAAAACAACAACTTTTAGATACTATTATTAAAGAGATTGAAGATTATAGTAGAAAATTAGAGAAATTAGCTGTGTCTCAGTCAGATATAAATCAAAGAATAAAGGTTGTGAAGTCTTTTGAAACTTTTGCTTCTCGTGATTTTAGAGGAATTCTACTGGAGGACATCGTAAATCAATTAGACAGTAATCTTCATAGATATGCAGAAAAAGTTTATGGGGAGCCTTTAACAAGATTTTACCAAGAAGGTAATACAATTGGGATCCAGTTCGATGGGAAGGAGTATGAAGGCCTCTCTGGTGGAGAAAAACAAAAGCTGGATGTATTAGTACAACTTTCTTTAAGAGACTTAATTATTCAAACAAGTGGAGTAGATGCGAATATTGTAGTTTTTGATGAAATTTTTGATGCGCTTGATCAAGCCGGGTGTGAAGCATTATTGAATGTTATCTCTGACCTAGGCCTCACAGTTTATTCAATTACTCATAGACGAGAATTAAATATTCCATATGATAAAAGATACGTAATTGTAAAAGAACCTGATGGAATAGCTCATTTGGAGATCGGCTAGTCTGTATAATAAAATATGATTTATAGGATTAAACATGTTAAAGAAAATGTCTATGAGGTTTCATTTAGAGGTCAAAAAGTGATTGTTGACTATCAGTTTTTATATGATAAACTAAAATCTTATAAAAAGGATGAGCTCGCTAGAGACGGAGAAACCTCTACAAGAGGTGATTGGACTTTTCCAGAGAATCAACAGTCACCAGAAGTTACTCTTGCAGATAAGAAAACTTTCCAATATCCTCATGGCTACACTGTAGAGTCTTCAAAACATGAAGGTTTATACGAACTCTGGCATTGGGGTTCAGATGGAGGTTGGAGATTTGTAGCTTATTTGTTCCATCTGGAGTCTGTGGAGACTTTAATAAAAGAAGACAGATCTTGGATAAAGTATAGTAAATTATTAAAAAAGAATTTAGTAGAAGTAAATTTAGGAAAACCTATAAAGGAGAACATATAATGGAATTAAAGGACGCTTTAAATAAAGTTGACGTCACATTTGAAGAAATTCAAACAATCGCTAAAAGTGTAGCAAAGAGTTATACTAAAGAATTAGATGACATCTTTGAAAGTGTGAAAAATATAAAAGAGCTCACTGACTCTCAAGTAAAGAATTTAATAGTGCTAATCAGCCTTAAGACGTATAGTTTTTCTGAGGTAGAAGAAGTAGCAGAACTTAAGGGAGAGATTGCAGAGTCTCTTAGAAAGGAAGCTTATACGCAGGCTTTACTTTTAGCAGAAGGTACTGCCGGTGTAAAAGATGCTCAAGCAACCTCAGCTTGTCAAAATGAAAAAGTAGCTGAAATGATAAGCGTTACAATTGCGTCGATTTTAAAGAATAAGCGCGACGAGGCACACAGATTTGTAGCAGCATTACAAGCTGTTTTATTTGCTAGAACACAAGAAGCAAAAATTTCTGCAATGACTACATCTGAAAAAGCAGCTTATGAACAACCGAATTTTTAAAATGTAAAAAATTTTAGAAAAGTTGTGAAAAATAGTTTACTTTTTCGTGGGGAAGGTGTATAATATAATTAGAAAAAGTCCAAAAGGACAAAAGGAGTATAATTTATGTTAGAACCAATTTTTAAGGCACAATCTTTAATCGATGAAAAGGTCGGTTATGTTAAGCAGCAGTCTTCTGAAGCAGATGATATTTCGCAAGAACATCACATCTCGAAAGTAGCTGTTTGGAAGTATAAAGATTATAAATATTATAAAGGCAGAGGCTGGACAAAGTCTTCTATTACTAAACCCGACCCTGATGAAAAGTTTAAAGACAGAGTTTCTCCGTGTTTTAGAAAACTTTTAGACATCGTGAATACATGTAAGCACGTCGGCGATTTATCTATATTAGATGACTATCTTCGTGATATGGAGGCTGCTGGGATAAAAATAACGATCGATAATTCAGACGTTAATAAAATAGACCAAGCATCTTTTCAACAAGGTATAGATGAAATGTGCAAGCTTCAAAAAGGTGTTTGTGAGTCTGCAGATGCAATTCGTGATATTGGACCTGAGGCTGAAAAGTCAAATCTTTGTAAGTCTGCACGTTTTAAGAAGCTCGCAGAGCAGTATCATAGATTGTCTTCGAATTGTGCAGAAAATAAGAAAGAAACTGTTCGTGAAGATATGAAGGATGAGTTAGTTTCAAATCTTCTTAACAATCGAGGAATTTCTACTGTTCTCGGAGATAGACCGGTCGAAGCTTTAGCAATAGACGTTGACACAGGTGAGGTAGTAGCTAGATAATGGAAGTAAATCAAGCATATTTAGGAGGACTCTCTCTTTCAAAGAGAGAGTCTAACTTATCTAATAAAGAAAGAGAAAAGTTGGACCAGACCATTCAAAGTTGTATTGATGCAGCAAAAGAAGGTAAGTGGCAGATTAAAATAGTTTTAACAGAGAAAGATATCGACTTCTATAAACAATACTTTAGTTCGCTAGGTTTAAAAGTAGACACATATTATTCAGAAAGACTTGAAGAATACGCATGTGAGCTTTCTTGGAGGTTTTAATGAGTTCAGTATTAGAAATTGCAAAAAAATTAAATAAAGAGTTCCAAAATAATAAATTAGCTCTAGTGGCAGACTTGACACCTTTTTATAAGAGGTTAGCCGTTCGAGACTTGGGTTTTGATTTTCCTTTGTATGGAGGTCTTCCGTTTGGTAGAATTATAACACTGAGCGGAAGAGAGCACAGCGGTAAAACACTTGGAGCAGGTGTAATTTTATCTGCTTATCAGTATGCGTGCCCAGATAAGATGTGCGCTTATATAGATGTGGAGCATTCATTAGATAAAGCATTTATTGCTAATATGACAGGGCTAGATTTGACGAAACTTCTTTATATTAACCCTGAGAATATGTCTGGTGAGCAAATTTTAGACCTGGTTCTTGAGTTGCAGGATGCAGAGGATATTGGATGCATTGTATTAGACTCAATACCAGCTATGGAGTCTGGAAAAGAACTTGAGAATGACATCGAAAAAGACTTAGGTCGTTCTGGGAATATGGCTAGACCATTGCATAAATTTACTAAAAGAATGGCAGACCTGGTATCAGCTAAAAATAATATGTTTATTTTTATAAATCAGGTTCGAGTAGCTGACAAAACTTTCACAGGCGCCAACGTTTATAGCGAGCCTGGCGGAGATGCTCCAAAATATTATGCTTCTGTTAAGATAAGATTCGGTACAAGAACATTTACACAAGGCGATAAAGTAGATTGTATAGATGGCGAAAAAGCAGATGGATTCAGGTTGAAGTTTGCCATTACTAAAAATAAGACAGCTCCTACTCAAAGAGGTGGCGGTTTCTTGACATTCAGATATGATAGAGGTCTTGACTGGTTTTATGACACTTTAGAGGTTGCTTTAAAGTATGACTTTATTCAAAGACCTACTTCTCAGTCGTATGTTTTAGTAGATTTAAACTCGGGAGAAGTGTATAAAGATGAAGAAGGAAATGACTTACGCTTTGTCGGAAAAGCCAAAGTAAAAGAGTATCTGATGACACACGTTGACTTCCAGGTTAAATACTTAGATATGCTTAATAAATATATAGCAGCATCTCAAAACGTCTATGGTAGTCTTCTGGATGAACGTAGTTTAAAGGAAATCAATGAAGAAGAGTCATCTGTAGAGAAGACTCAAAAGAAAAAAGAAAATGAAGAATTTTAAGGTTACACGAATAAAGGAAGGTGAGAAGAAGCCCACACGTTTCTTCTCATCTATTCAAGAAAAGAAGGTTGCAAAGAGCTGTAATGGATCAGTAACTAAAAATTCTGGAGCAACTCCTTTTCAAAAAGGTGACGTTTTAACTGAAAAAATCTTGATTGAATGTAAGACTCAAACAAAGAATAAAGAAACATTTACTTTACATAAAGAATGGTTAGAGAAAAATGAAAAAGAAGCGTTGTTCATGGGAAAAGAGTACTCAACTGTTACTTTTAACTTTGGTCCTGGAGAAAGTCAGTATTATATAATAGATGAAAAATTATTTAAAAAATTACTGGAGACTTTATGAGAGTAGACATATTTAATACATCTGAAAAGTATTCAATTATCTATGCAGACCCTCCTTGGAAGTATGGAGGTTCAGGAAGTTGCAAAGGTTGGCCTGCAGACTTTTACTATCCGACTATAAGTGACGAGGAAATTGTTGATTTACTGAAAGAGCCTTTATCTAGAATTACTGAAAGAGACTGCTTACTTTTTATGTGGGCGACTGGTCCGCATCTTAAAGAACGGATAGCTGTAGGAGAAGCTTTGGGATTTAAATATGTTACTGTTGGATTTGTTTGGCACAAAAAGCGAGCAAACACAGGAAATTATACTATGTCAGGCTGCGAGTTTTGCTTAATCTTTAAGAAAAATAGCGGGAAAATTCCAAAAGACCATGTACGAAATCCTGGAGTATTACAATTTTTTGAGCAGCGTTCTTTTAATCATTCTGAGAAGCCCCTTTATATTGCTGAGCAGATTAAAGTGATGTTTCCAGCCAGTAAAAAACTTGAGTTATTTGCTAGGACGTCAAAAGAAGGTTATGACTATTGGAACAATACTAAAGACGATAAAGTATTCAACGGTCAGTATAATTATACATCGGAGGATTATAATGCGATATAGAAATGTTAGAAATTTAATTATAGAAGGTCCTGATGGTGTAGGTAAAACAACTTTGATAAACGGGTTATTTAAGCACTATAATTATAAATATATGTGTTATCACCGCGGTGAATTGTCAAATAGACTATTTGCCAAGAAATTTAAACGACCTTTTTATGAGACCCAAAGAGGCTTGCCGTTTATTTATATAGTTTTGGTAGCAGATAGTGAAGACTTAAAAAGCAGGATTATTCGTCGGGCAAAAGATGAAGATTGGGCTATAGATGATCTACAAAAAGAGCTTGAGACTGTTAAATATTCTCATGAATATTTAGTACTCGCAGATGAAATGTCCGATAATTATGATATTTATGTTATAAATACTTCAGGAAGGTCTGAGGACCAGGTTTTAGAGTTAGTTATTTCAAGACTTGATAATCGCGAAAAATATGATAACGAGGAGGCTTTATGCGACTTTACTTAATATCTACTATACCCGGAGGTTATGCCGAGAGAGAATTCGGCGGAATTCAATTTTGCTTAAATAAAAGTAAGAAGAATTTTTGTGAAATTATTACATCATCCACATATTCAAAAGACACCTTGACTATAAATCCAACAGATTTTTTCATTGTTGCTGATTATTATTTTAATCCAACTTTTAAGTCTGAGGATGTCTCTAAAGCTGTGAAGTCGCTGATAAAGCGCTTACCTGCAGAGCAGACAGCTATTTATTATTCGGATCCATTATTTAAATTTAACAATCCGAAAAAATTTGAAAATTGGAATTATTTTGTATTTTTTGGTTTGTCAAATTATGTAAAGACTTTTTCTGAAGACTACAAAAATTGTAGGCTTTGGGATAATATAGACATCTCAACTAAGAAAGTTTTAAATATTCCAATCTCTGAATTGGCTTTTTGGTCCTATATTAAAATGAATGGAGACTGCACTGATTTTAATAAGGCTCCCAGTAATTCCTGGAATAACATTTCTTATATTATAAATAGTAAAGTTACTTCTAGGAAAAAGATGCTTGATTATTTAGGTGAGCCTTTGACGTGTCAATTTGGAAATTTTTTCAATGTCGACGATGAAGATGTCAAGGAGTTCGCAAGAAAGAATCCTCAAAATGACTATGTAAGTAAGAAGGCTTTCGGGTTAGATTATTTGTATTTACAAAGCGGTGCATTCACGCTGATGCTCGACGATGACAAGCCTATAGACGGAGCTTGGCCGATGAGATTCTATGAATGCTTAGCTGTCGGTATTGTTCCGATTATAGATCGTAGAAAATTTTTGGCAAGGTCTGTTTATCGAGGATTTGAGTTTTTGTCTAAGTGCTATTTTTCAAAAAAGTCTGACTTGGTTGAGACCATTTGTAAAGGTCTTACCGATATTTCTAGGAAAGCTTTAAAAATAGAAGCAGAAACTTTCATGCAGAGGTATGTATATGACTTTACACGTCTGTATATTTTAACACAGGAGGCATTATTGTTTAGATGAATCTTTTAGTTATAGGAAACGGGCTCTCAGCGGCAAGCGTGAGTTATTTTGCACATGAGAAAGGTTGTAAGATTTTTAGGCTCTATTATGATGACTCAATCGGGGGATTGTGCGAAGATAAATTTTTCCCAGAAAATAATACACGGATGAGCAGATTTGGCCCTCATATATTTCATACATCATATATAGACATTTGGCAGTTTGTTAACAGCATCGTGCCGTTTACAACATATCAGAATTCTCCAAAAGCTTTATATTATGGAAAGTTTTACAGTTTACCTTTTAACTTGAACACGATGCAGCAAGTTTATGGAGTACAGACGTCTGCAGAAGCTAGGTTAGAAGTAGACGCTGATAGGGAATATATAGAAAAACCTTCAAATGCAGAAGAGATGGCAAAGTCTGTGGTCGGTAAAACGTTTTATGAGATGTTTCAAAAGAGCTACAGCGAGAAACAATGGAAAAAACGAGTGTCTGAAGTTGCTCCTGAAATTTTAGCAAGAGTTCCAATACGATACACATACAACGATAATTATTTTAATGATCTGTTTCAGGGTTTTCCATTAAATGGGTATACTGACTTTATAACAAGAATTTTTGATAAAGCCGACGTTGAATTTATTGAATATACTACGGAAGAGTTTAATTTAGATCAATTGATTAAAACGTATAATATCGATAAAGTTATAGTTTGTGACAGGCCAGATGTATGGTTTCATCGTGAATTGGACGCTGGGATGATTCCTTATGGCTGTACTTCTTTTATTCGAGTTGATACGTCGACTTGGGTACAAGATGCAGCAGTCGTAAATCACTGTGATATGTCTAGACCTTATACTAGGACCACTGAATATGCATTGTTGACTTCTAAAAAAGATACCGTCCTTGGCCTGATTCAAGCAGAAATTCCACAAGGTGAACTTAACCAGGATGAATTTTGCTCAAAGTTGTATAATCCATACTGGAGTGAGACAGCCGCATGCTACCCAACTACTTCTAAGGTCTATAATAAGTATGAAAAGTTTTTAACCAGTAAAGGAATAATTCTTTGTGGGAGACTAGCAGAGAATAAATATTTAAATATGGACCAAGCTATTGTAAATGCCAGAGAAAAAGTGTATAATATTTTAGGAATTAAAAAAGAGTGTAACTCTCAAATGGTGTAAAAAAAAAATGATAGAATTTATGAAAGTTAGAGATGTTAAATCTCCACAAAGAAATTATGGCGATGCAGGAATTGACTTATATATGTGTAATTATTCACAAGAGGTGGAAGACTATATAAAATATAAGAATCCTACTTGGGAAAATGACGGGGTATCTTTTACCCCAGAAGGAGTTATTTTAGAGCCAGGCGCGAACGTAATGTTGCCATCAGGATTAAAATATAAAATTCCGTCTAATGTTGCACTTATTCAATTTACAAAATCAGGTGTTTGTCTTAAGAAGCAGCTTGACTGCGCAAATGGCGTAGGGGACTCTACTTATCAAGGCGAACTTCATATTCATCTTAGGAATGAAGGTTATATGCCTAGACTTGTAAAATACGGAGAAAAGATTACTCAGTTTGTTCCAGTAGTTTATGATACATCTGAAATAAATGTTTGTGATTTTCAAGAAAATTGGTTTACAGAAAAAACTTCTAGAGCTGATGGAGGATTTGGCTCGACGGGAACTGTATAATCATATATAAATATATAATAGTTTTTAGGTTTCACACTTTTCCTTCTAAGGACAAAGGATGCTGATAGGCTTGCAAAGCGCGCAAGAAATTAAGGCAAGGTTGAGGCAGAAGGTCAATGTTACTTGGAGGTCATGACTCCAAAGAAACGAATGTGAACCCTCGGTTAAGGGTTACTTCTGAAAAAGTGTTGATGTTATTAGGCTAAAATCTAATACGGTAGGGTACGCTCTTTTACTTCGCTCCGATAAAGCTATAGTCGTTGCCATTGTGCCAACCGCGAGACGATACGTTGCGGACTATGGAAAGTTGGCAGAGCTTGGTTGAATGCACTCGACTTGAAATCGAACGATGCTCTGAAAGGTGTCCGGGGGTTCGAATCCCTCACTTTCCGCCATTGCTGAGACGGTTCGAGTCCGTCCTCTGATTAGAGGGAACGCTAATTATAATGGAGATCAGCTATAAAATGGAAGTTTACTCAATGTTGGCAAAGAGGATGGTTTGCTAAACCATTAGGTCTTCATAAGAAGGCGAGCAGGATCGACACCTGCAACTTCCGCCAGAGCGGTAACAACATCAGGAGATGCGCATTTACTGATAATGATAACAGGGCTCGTCCAAAGGTTCGACACACCGAAATGCGACAATAACAGTGGAGTGAGCGTTTAAAGGAAGCACGGAACGTTGTACGATAACAACGGCGATATGCAGAAATAGTGTAAATGCACAATATCTTTAATTGGGCACAGTTAAAATAGTAGTATTGGTTTAAATCCAATTTTCTGCAATCCGTAGATTGGAAGACGAGTAAATCTAATCAGTTCATCGGCTAAAGATGTTCAGAGACAAGTTACATCTTGGTGTCTCTGATATGCTTTCATAGTTTTTAATGGTAAAACAGTTGATTTGTAATCAACTTTTCTCAGTTCGAATCTGGGTGAAAGCTCCATAGAGGTGTGGGCTAAAGGTGAGCCGCCTGATTTGGGGTCAGGACAGCAAGTGAGTTCGATTCTCACCACTTCTACCACTGAACATACTTTGTATTGTTCGTGCATACTCCTTTCGTAGCAGAAGTTTTTAAAGCTTCTGCTAATTTAATGTAAAAAATTTTAGAAAAGTTGTGAAAAACAGTTTACTTTTACTTGAGAATATGATATAATATATTCAGAAGATGAGTAAATCATCTGTAAAGGAGTATTTTAATATGAGAAAGGAAGTTGCAAAATTATTTAATCAAGCAGAGAGTTTTAGAACACTTGAATCCAGAAAAATGGGATATAAGGAACTTTGCGATAAGTTAGCATACGAGGCTGGCTGGCACACAGTGTACACACCTAATAATAGGTCTAAAGTAAAAGATAAAGTAAAATATGAGAGAGCTTTTAATAGCGTACTTTTCTTTGAATTATTATCTAGGTATAAAATGCCGATTCTAAAACAGTTTTCTTATACAGGTGCTTTAGACTCTGAAAAAACAGAAGAGAAAATATATGATGTTATCTTAAGATTTATGGGAACTTATAATCCTGAAAAAGTGGTGGCTGATGCACAAATAACTTCTAGAATGTCGTTAAGTATTCGTCAGCGTGCAATAGAGTGTAACTTCGAGTCAAATACTATTTATAATTCTGATAGTTCGAAAGTAAATATTAAAAACGAAAATGGAGAAGTTGTCGGGTATCATATGCTCTCCCAACAAGGTCAAAGGTATTTTGTAGCTCTTGAAGGTCACACTGAAGAAGAGGTAGAGGAGCTTTCCAAGAATTTCCAAAAGCCTGATTGGAGATGTAGGCAAAATATTAGTCTTGACTCTACAATAAAGGTTGGAAAAAATCAAGATGAGAAAGTTTTATCTGATTATATACCTGGAGAAGATGCTTTTAAAGGAGTTGAATATGACTCTGATGTAGAAGATCTTGAAAAAAGGTTTACCTCGTCTGACTCTCAGAAAATACTTTTAAGGCTTTTGATTGAGATCGGAGAAAAAACTTCACCGTCTAAGCTTTTAGCAGAGTATGTTCGTGAAACTGGGGTTGAGGCTTCTGAAGCTAAAAAGGAAGTATATAAATTTTATTCAAATCTTAAATTAAAACTTCAAGCGAAATTAGCGAGATAATTTATTTATAGAAAATTAAATTATATACAGTCAAGTCTAAATAGGCTTGACTGTATAATTTTATTATGAAGAATATGACTAGATTAGAAATACACGAAAAAGACTTTACAGAACTTTCAAAACAATTAAAAACGCTCGAAGCTTATAGATTAACAGATAATTATAAAAATGAGCCGCTTAAACTTCGAGAAGCCTTGGATCTTTTATATAGAGCTGAAAAGGTTCATGCGAATGCATTAGCAGAAGTAATCAGTATATTAAAATATGAGGAAGAGTATAAATGAGTGCTTGCTGGTTTAAAAATATCTGTGGGAAAAAAGAAGATATTTGTAAAAATTTTGAAGACCTTGAGTCGTGCGTTAGATATAATCAAATGAGGCTTCAAACAATTAAGGCAAACATCCCTAATCAATTTCCTATAAATTTACAGCTTGAACGTCCAAAAGACCCAACTTCTCCAGACTGGGAAGTTTATCGAAGTTTATATCGACTTGATATTAAAAAATTTGTAGAAGACGGAAAGCAAATTGTGATTGAAAGTAATATCCACGGAAATGGAAAAACGTCTCTCGCGGTTAATAAACTTCTAGAATATTTAACTACTCAGCTCGGAAAAGAAAATTCTGGGTACTTTATAAATTTAGTTTTAACATTAAATGATATAAAGTCTGCAATTGGGGATGAAAGTTTCAAACTTCCTAATTTTGAGGAAATTTTTTCTAACGTAAGACTTTTAGTTGTCGATGATGTCGGTCATAAAAAATATTCTGAGTTTGAAGAAAATTGGCTCTTAAGGATGATTTCTTTACGACAGATGAAAGGCTTGGCTACAATTTACACGATGACTTCTGGGCCTAAAAATATTGATAGTAAAGAGTATACTTTATTAAGTTTAATAGGTGACAGACTGTATTCCAGAATTTATACAGGGTCAACTCATTATTTTTTATCTGAGTGCGATAAGCGCTCTTGGCCAAAAGTAGGGTTTTAAAATATGACAGCAGAAGTTCAATCGATAAATTTTATACTAGATAATGGGATTTCAGGATTTAAGTCAGACTATTTTGTAGACTGCTTAGAGCAATTTAATTTCTTAAAAGATTTTGTTGAAAAGTATAATCAATTACCAGATAAATTAACTTTCATCGACAAATATCCAGACTTCAAAATTTTTGTTGTCCATGAACCTAGAGAGGCTTTGATACCTAGATTAAGGGAAGAAGTTTTTGCAAAAAAGCTAATTCCATTGTATAATAAGTGTTCAGATATGATCGCAGACGGTGACTCGATAACCGCTGCGAATCTTTTAGCTGATAAAATAATACAAATTAAACAATCACTCGCAGATACAACTTCTTCAGTAGATATAACCGACTATAATTATAAGATGTCCGAGTACAAAAAATTGAAGGAAGGGCTGGTCTTGATGAAGACAGGCTTTCAGGAATTCGATGATCTTTTTGGAGGTTGGTCTAATGAGGATTTAGTTGTAATCTTTGCAAGATTGGGTGTTGGTAAATCTTGGATAGCTATTAGATACGCATATGAGCTTGTAAAGCAAGGTAAGCGAGTAGGTTTTTATGCGGGCGAAATGGCAGCAGAAAAGTTATCTTTACGCTTAGACTCTTTTAACACAGGTACTTCTAATTTCTCGTTGTTAATGGGTCAATTGTCAGAGGAAGACTATTCAGATATCGCAAAAAGACTTTCTTCATTACCTGGAAAGATGTTAGTACTGACTCCACAACAATTAGGAAATTCAGCGAGTGTGGACGACATTAAGAATTTTATTGAGGCTGAAAAGTTAGACGCGATTTTTATAGACCAAATCTCTTTAATGAGACGAGACGGAAAGAAGTCAACGCACGACGCGATATCTCAGATAGCAAATGAGTTAAGAGTTCTTCAGTCAATTGAGCAAATTCCGATGTTTATTGTTTCTCAACAGAATCGTTCATCTTTGCAGGATAAAGAAGTAGGCGCTGAGCATATTGCGCAATCAGACGATATCGGCCAGAACGCGACCATCGCAATTGCATTGGAGTATGATAAACAGACCAGGCTGTTAACTCAGAATATTGTTAAATCTAGAAATTCATCTGTTGCAAAATTTCAATATCTTTGGGATATCGATAAAGGAAGGATGCGGTATATTCCTCAAGAAGCGGCTGTGGTTGACACTAAAGATACAACTGACTATAAAGATACTGGGAGTAATTTATTTTGATCATAGCATATAATAAAGGGTATGATGTTGACCCAGAAAAATTTGTAATGGATTTAGTAGGTCTGTTTAATATGAAAGGTGCCCAACGACGTGGGCAAGAACTATGGGTTAGATGTCCGTTCCATTCACACGGTGATGAGCGTACTGCCTCTGCGTCGTTTAGTTTAGCGGGTGAACATCCTGGGGCATTTTATTGTTTTGGGTGTAAGACAAAAGGTTCTGTATCTACAGTACTTACAAAACTTTTTCAGTCTAGGCAGAAAGCGAAATTGTGGCTTTCAGAGAATTTTAAAAGTGTAGACTTAGATGAAAAACGAATTGTTAATAAAATAAGTCCAGAGCTTCCAGGTGTCAAGCAGGTTTATGATCTGCCGTTAAGTTTAATAGATAATCACACCGACTATTTCAGTCAACGCGGAATACCTGATGACTTGGTAAAAAAGTATAGGTTGATGTATTCACCAGAAAAAGATGCTATTATTTTTCCAGTTTGGGAAAAAGACATAATTTCTTTTTATCAAGTTAGGTACTTACATCATGACTTAGGTCTAAAATGGTACATACCTAAAAATGCAAAAGCGAGGGTATTTGGAAAAGAATTTATTTCAGGAGGAACTGTCTATGTTTGCGAGTCTTGCTTCAATGCTTTAACATTAGAAAAGTTCGGATATCAAGCAGTCGCAATGTTCGGAGCCAGATATGACGATACTAAGTATGAGTTGTTGGAGTTATCATCGAAAAGATTTATAATCGCATATGATGGTGACGATGCAGGTAGAAAGAACGCAAAAGACTTGGCTAAATTTTTAAAGGAAAATAATAAACTTGTAGAAATTTTAAAAATGCCAGATAAAAAAGATATCAATGATTTCGCGAGTTTAACTCAAGACGAATTTGATAATAAAATTTTAGAATGGAGAGGTAGAAAATGAAAAATACTGAAAGACAAAGATCTTTAGATAGAGAAAAGTGGTATAAGAGTTTAGCGAATGACTCTGACCAGAGCGGCAAAATGGAATATTGCCAGTTTTGTAATAAACGTGGACTTTTCGATAGTTGTGAAGCTGATCAGCGGATTATGGAGTCTGCCTGTCTCTGTGCAACTGCTTACAATAGAATGAAGCGGAAAGGTGAGTAAAGCTTTATGTATGTACCGGTGCCGTGTAAAGATTGCGACAGACGAAAAATTACGTGTCATTCCAGTTGTGAAGAGTATAAAAAGTATCGGGAGTGGCTCGATGGTGTTAAGAAGATTGAAAGGTTAGAGAAGTCGGCATTATTTAATCCTAGGATTAACCGTAAATCAAGATAATTCAGTATATTTTAATATGAGACAATTAAAAAAGATATCTGCAAAAAATTCTAAGAAAATCGAAGATTTATTAGGTCTAGTCGACTTAGGAAAAGTTGAACAAGTGAAGCAGACTTCTGGGTTATTTCAGTCAGTTAATGATGTTTTGAGAAAGTATAAAGGCTTTCCTAAGGTAATTTGGGCTAATCAGATCGATGATTATTTTGAAAAGTGTTATATAAATGACATAGTCGCGATCGATACAGAAACAGATAACTCAGTAGATCCGGTAACAGCCATAATGGTAGGATTGTGCTTATATACTCCGTATAGTCGGCCAGTTTATATTCCAGTAAATCACTATGACAGACAGACTTTACAAAAAATTCCTAATCAAGTAGATATAGACATTCTTCGGAAAAAAGTTGAAAAGTTTAAAGACTTTAAATGTGTTTATCATAACGCTAAATTCGACGTTAACGTAATAGACACCAATTTAGGTATTAGACTTCCAATTTATTGGGACACGATGATTGCAGCCAAAGTGTTGAATGAAAACGATATGTCTGCAGCTTTGAAAGCGATATATGTAAAATATATTGAACCAGCTCAGCCTACTTATAATATTTCTAACCTGTTTACTGAAAATAAGACTGCTCCTGTAGAAGACTTTGCTTTATATTCTGCAATAGACCCTTATGACACGTATAAAATTTATTTAATGCAGAAGAAAGTTTTAGAGTCTCCTACTATGCAAAAGCTTTATAACTTGTTAGTAAATGTAGAATTTAAGATAACTGAAATAGCCGCGCAGATGGAGCAAGAAGGGGCAAATTTTGATAAAACACTTGCAGAGGTTTATTTAAAAAAATTTGAAAAACTTGCAGCTGAAAAGCAAGATGAATTAAATAACTTTTTTGAGCCATTAAAGTATAAGTCCGATTATAAATTACAGGAATGGCCAATAAATGTTTCATCTTCTGATCAAGTTGTTTCAGCTTTGAATGAGATGGGGATAAAGTGCGAGGATTCACAGGAACCGACATTAAAAGCTTTGAGTAAAGCTTATCCCGTTTGTAAAACAATCCTAGAGTGTAGAAGTGCAAACCACATGGTTACTTCATTCTTTAGACCTTATATAGAGATGGTAAACTCTAAAACTAAGAGATTACACGCTAGTTTTGATCAGATGGGCTCTGAAGATAAAACTGTTAAGACTGGGAGATTTAGCTGTATAGCCGAGGGAACAAAGATTTTAACTCCGCTGGGCTTAAAGTCGATCGAGTCTTTTAAACCAGGGGATCAGGTTTATTGCTATTTTGGTAAAACAATTATTTCAGCAGAAGTCAGCACAGTTCTTAGACAAGGTATTAAAGAATGCTTAAGCTTAACTTTTCAAAGTGATTTAGGTGATATTGTAACTTTAAGGTGTACGCCTGATCATAGAATTTTATTAGCGAAATTTTTTAAAACTTGGAAAGAGGCAAAAGATCTAGTTGTTGGTGATGTAGTTAGAGGGGCTGTTAGAGAGTCTAAAGTATCAGCGACATACACATTGATTAAGTCTCAAAAATTTGTACCACAGTTCACATATGATTTAACTGTCCCAGGATATCATAATTTTATAGCTGCTGGGATATGTGTCCATAATTGTAGAAATCCAAATTTACAGCAATTACCGTCATTTGATGACAGTGTTAGACTTTGTTTTAACGGTTCTGAAGAAATTCGAGAAGAGGAATTTGATGATGATACTTTAGAGATTTTTGAGGATGATGAGGTAGAGACTTCATGTGGTTATAAATTTGCTAAGAATTTACAGGTAGGAGATTTACTTATAGACCCTGAAAATATACACTCACAGTACAGAATAAAATCTATTTCTGCATCAAATGCTCATATAAGAGTAACATTATCTACAACTAATTCAGAGGAGGTGATTTAAATGAGTAAGTTTGTTCGTATTAAAAAGCATAATTGTATAATAGGTTCAGACTACTCCTAGGTGCTGCGCAAGAACCTCGTTTAACTGCATCTGTAACTAATGAGGCAGCACTTATAGATGGATATAATCTTCGGAATGAAGAATTTCCAAGAGGAAAAGATTACTACGCACAGTTGGCATCAGCCGCATTTAATAGACCTTATTGGGAGTGCACTGAGTTTAGAAAGCCAGAAAAAATAGAAGAGTTTTTATCAACAATTCCAGACGACTATTATGTTACACTTGAGAACGGCGATGTAATAACTGCAAAAGGCTTGCAACTTGGGATGTCAATAATAACTGATGAAGGTGTTTTAAAAGTTTCATCAAAAGTATTAACACCTGGAGGTTATAAAATAGATGGAGAAATTGTGCGAAAGTTGTGAAAGGCCTGATCAGAAGATCTGTGGTGACTGTGACTTAAGTATAGAGAGTGAGAAATGCCCTATATGCGGCAAGCCTAAAAAACCTGGAAGAAAGACGTGCGGATTATCATGCGGGGCTAAACTAACTTCGATGCGAAACGGCTCACCTTTTGCTAGAAAAGATGTTCGCGAAAAATCAAAGCAAACAATGTTAAGTCGGTACGGGGCTGAGAATATCTGGGGATCTGATAAGGGAAAGGATTCTATTAAAAAAACAAATTTAGAACGTCGCGGCGTAGAGTATGCTTTACAAGATCAGAGTGTTCGTGAAAAATCAAAAAAGACTTCTTTAGAAAAATACGGGGTAGAATATGCCAGTCAGTCTAAGATATTTCAAGAAAAAGTTAAACAGACTTGCATAAAAAAATACGGAAAAGAAAGCTATTTGGGTTCCAATGCATATTATGAAACATTGAATTCTGACTTAGGTGTAAAGAATCCTTCACAGTTAGAATCTTCTAGAGAATCATTACGACAGGCTTGGTCAGAAAAGACTCCTTTAGAACGAAATAAAATTTCTCAAAAGAGAGTTGAAACTATGAGAGAGCGTTATGGTGCTTCTGCTTTTTGCATAAATGAAGCGCGTATTATAGAAAGGTATGGGTCATTGGAGGAGTATTATTCTATTAGACAAACTTTGCAGGAAGAGTCTAATTTAAAGAAATACGGTGTAAAAAATGTTTGGAGTCTTCCTGAGATACGCGAAAAGTTGCAGTCGCATCACAGTTATATAAAATCTAAATATGAGGATGAAATACAGCAGTATTTGTTATCTATTGGTGTATCAGCTAAAAAGTCCAGAAAAGAACTCCACGGATTAGAATTAGACTTTGTTTTTGAAAACACAGCTATAGAGTTTAATGGGGATTATTGGCATAGCAGTTTGTATAAACCTAGAGATTATCATGAGTCTAAGTCCAAACTTTGTGAAGCAGCTGGGATAGACTTAATGCACATTTATGAGTGGGAATGGAATGATCCTAGAAGAAAAAAGATTCTGTTAAGTATTATAGCTTTAAAATTTGGAAAGATTTCTAATCGTGTTTATGCGAGACAGTGTGAAGTCAAGAAAATAGAAAATTCTTCTGTGAGAGATTTTATAACTGAAAATCATTTACAGGGATTTAGAAAAGCAAATGTCTGCTATGGGTTATTTAAAGATGGAAAATTACTTCAAATAATGTCATTCGCTCATCATGAAAAGTATCAATGGGAGATAATTCGAGGTTGCCCGGGCTCAAATAACTTAGTAGTCGGTGGTGTGTCAAAATTGTTTAATCATTTTATTAAAGAATACAATCCAGATTCTGTATTTAGTTATTGTGACTTTAATAAATTTAACGGTAAGTCCTATGAGGCAATCGGCATGGAATTTATAGGGTACACTGGTCCAGATAAAACTTGGTTAATCAATGGCCAAGCAGTTCAAAGAAATCCAAGAAAGTATAAAGAGTATAAAGAAACAGCTGATGCAGTAATCTGGGGAGCTGGAAGTAAAAAATATTTGTGGAGAAAACATGAAGATAAAAGCAATTCATTATGAACAGGGTGAGTTTAACGCAGAAGGAAAAGCTTATAGAGCAAAGGCTAAAGGTCTTCAACTCGGTATCACGTATGGAATGGGTGCGGCTTCGATTGCTCAAAGACTTGAGGTTAAGTTTGATGATGCTAAAAAAATTTTAAATGACTTCTTTTCTACTTATCAAGATGTTGCATCTTGGAGAGAATTTAATCATAATAAAATGGAAACGTACGGATTTATGGAGACTCCTTTGGGTAGACGTAGAAGACTTCCAGACGTGTTTTTAAAACCTGCTGAGGTTAAGGTTTATGGGGATGTGCCGGTCGAGAATATTTTTCCAAATATCTTAGGAAACACAATTAAAGTTTTAGATAAAGAAACTTCAGACGAGAAGACAAAAGAAATTAGCAGTATAACAAACTGGAAGAAGAAGGAAAAACTTAAAGAGTTTTATAAAGAAGTTGGTTATAAGGTTATAGATAATGGGGCATTTATTTCTAGAACTAATACGCAGTGTACTAACAGTGTCATTCAAGGCGGTGCAGCAGACATGACTAAACTAGCGATGATAGAGATTAGTAATAGTCCTATTTTAAAAAAATATGGCGCTAAATTAAGATTCTTAGTACACGATGAAATTCTTATTGAAGCGCCTGTTGAATATCGCGCTGAAGTTGAAAAAGAATTCGTTGACTGCATGATACGTGCTCCAAAAAATCTATGTAAGGTTGCGATGATCTGTGACGCTGAACTTGAGACTAGGTGGAAACAGGGTCATACTTGTGGTAATATTAAGAAACTTTTTGAGAGCTCTGGACGAGAGGCTGTGTATAATCAATATATAGAATTTAATAAAGAAGACTTAGATCGTGTTATAGACGGATCTTTTGATGCAGAGACAGAGACATTGAGGGTTAGATGAAAAAAATTTCAGAAAATATAATTATTAAACAACGACAAGGTGTACTTCAGCTTATTCAGACAGGACAAGATTTTACTTATATAGAATATAAGCAATGCTTAAGTCAGGAAGATGCTTATGCTTGTGTGGATGCGACAAAATTTACAGCATTATATGACGATAAGTTTTCAGAGTTATTTTTCAGTGAAGACTGCTTGACCATTAAAACAGGCAGGTCGAAAGGGCTTTTGCCATATATGAAAGAGTTTGGAGTTTTCAGTGCAAATAAAGAACTTAGTGTCGATAAAGAAGTCACTGATTCTTTTAGTGCAGATTACTCTGATATAGACTTAGACCTGACTGAGGCAACTGACCAATTTTCATATATTCTCTTTAATAGAAATTTTGTTTGTAGGTATTTATATAATACCTTATCATTTTATGGTGAAATGCCAAAAGAATGGTACAATATTACTCCAAAGCAATTTAAACTTTTAAAGTCTTTATCAAACTGCTTAATTGAGATTCATGGTGATGCATTAGTGGCTTCTTCTAACAGCGTAGAATTAGTTTTAAAACTTTATTCTCCTATGATAAATTTGTCTTTAATTGAAAGATTTTTTAACGTAGACCCATCTGTTTCATTTAATTTACGTGATATTGATTTTAAAAAGTTGAAGGTCTTTTTAAAAGACGCTGATGTTTTTAATTTAAAACGCGAGGTTAATACAATAAAATTGTCTACATTAGATTATAATGAGGAATTTAATGTGGATGACTTTTCATCAGACGGGATTATAAATTTAAATATTTTTAAAAAAGACTTGGAGAATTTGCAAGGATTTATTAGGGTTTTCTTTGCATCGGGCATAAATTATATTATTTCAAATCCTGAACAAAACAAGACAGTCTTATTTACGTGTGAAAGATAAACTCTGTATTAAATATTAAGGAGATTAAATGAGTACGACATCAAATGATTTATTTCGTCCAAAGACAATTTCAGATGTCATTGGACAAGACATAACTACTTCTATTATAGCAAAGCAAATTTCTATTAAAACTTTAGCTTCGACTTATATTTTCGTAGGGGCCGCTGGAACAGGAAAAACGTCTCTTGCGAGAGTAATGGCACGCGAGTTAGGCTGTGAGCCAGTTGAAATAAACGCAGCTGTATATAACTCTGTTAATGATGTTCGCGAGTTGAATAAAGACGCTTCTTATCATAAAATAGGCCAAGAATATAATTTTTATATTATAGACGAGTGTCATCAGTATTTAAAAGCTGGGTATTCAGCTTTGTTAAAACTTCTTGAAGAACCTAAAGAGAACACAATTTTTGTTTTATGCACGACAGAGCTTCAAAAAATTCCAAAGACAATTTTAAGTCGAGCGCAGGTTTTTTATTTTAAACCTGTAAAATCAGAAGAAATTGCACAACGACTTGGAATAATTTGTGAGGATCAAGGAGTTTCTTTTGAGCCAGAGGCTTTAGAGTTTATTGCGAAGTCAGCATTTGGTTGTGTCAGAGATGCTGTACAAAAACTTGATCAAGTATCATCTTTAGGAAAAATAACATTAGATTCTGCAAAGAGTGTAATTCCGGACTATGATATTCTTCAGAGAGTTTTGGTCGATAAGGAATATAATAAATTAGATGAATTAGAGTGTAGTTCGGTTTCTGTGGATGCTCTTATACAGGAAGCTGTAAATTTAGCTTTAGAAAATAAAATTAAGAAGTCTACTGCTGTAGGTCTTGTAAAATTAAGACCATTCTTAAATGTTTGGGAACCTATGAAAGTAATTAGGTGTTATTTAGAGGGGACTGAAAAATGAATCATGCGTCAGCAGAAAAAATTTTAGCAGGGGCTGAAAAAGCTCCGCCATTTAATTTAGTGAGACTTGCAGATCCGAGTCTTTACGACCAAACGGCTTATTCAGATTTTCGAGCTTTGATAATTGGACATAAGCATGAGAAAGCTTTAACAGACCTATTAGACTTAGTAACACTTTGGAGTAAAGATTTACCTCAGGAGTCACAGAATATTTATGTGTATTTTATATTAAGCTTAGGTCAAATTTGTTACGGAGGTTAACATGGAAGTTCAAGACTTAAAGAAACGACTAATAGAAAAGAACGACATTCCACATCAGATAGTTTTTATCGATAATTGTTATACTTTAACAAATGAATATTTAAAAGCTTTCAGTAAGTCATTGAATAGACGAATCATACATTGCTACTCTTTGGAAGAAGCTAAACGACTTAATGGAAGATTTGATAGAAGAGATTTATTAGGTGTTTTACATGGGCAAATAAAAGATTTTAAAGAAGTGTTTGGAATATCTGATGTCTATTATATAGATGTTGAGACCGAGGACGTTGATACTTCAATTGAAAAAGTTATTTTTCCTAAGTTAAATAAAAGTCAATGCATCATGTATATTGAGAATTGGCTTTGTGAAAACGGGTTTTTTAATAAAGACAAAGATTCTTTAAGTACAAAAGTTCCTACGTTATCAAGAGAAAATGTAGAAAGACTGATTGACTATTTTGATGCTGACTTAGACCAGTGCATGGGTGAATTAGAAAAACTTAAGTGTTTGGGGATTCATGCATTAAATCAACCATTTGATGCTTTGTATGATTGCCTACCTTCTAAGCAAAAGAAACTTAAATGTTTACCTTGGTATTCAGGTGGAGCAGTTGATACTGGGGCAGTGTTATCTGCTACTTATCTTAAAAAATTAAAAGCTGCAGGTGACATGAAGGTTCCAGTGAAAAAACAACTTTGGTATTCACAGTTAATTACTGAAGGTCTTTTTATAAAGTTGGGTGTTATGTCAGGATATATCGCAGATTATACAACAGAGTATTTTAGACTTATAGAGCAGATGAGTCCAGAGGAGTATAAGGTCCAATGGTTCCCGCCAGTAACTCGTGAAGAGATCGGAGAGGAATGGAGTTATAGAGATGACAGACACTGAGAAATTGGAAATAATTAAAAAGTGGCTTATTCGAACTGACTTATCCCTTAAAGCTTATACTGGAGGTTTAAGTGTAGACGGTTATACTGTCTTATTTCAATTAAGAAATGAAACAAAAAATTTAGAAGGGCCTGATATTTTAAAGATGCTAGATGAATTATTTTTAAAAATATCAAAAAATTAGGTTACTTAACTGTACAATATTATATAAAATAGATATTATACTATGTTTGAAACGGAGATGGTTTAAATGGAATATGTTAGAAATGACAGAGGAATGATTATAGGTAATATTCAAAATGTTGGAAATTTGATCTATTATAATCATATTAAATTCGGTCAAGTTGGTATATATAATACTACTCAAAGACAATATACCAGGACAAATTTAAAACTCGGAGCAGCATTTCCAATGAGTCAAGAAGACTATGGTAGGTCAGACATTTTAACTGCAGACAGGATATTATAAGGAGATTTTTATGAAATTGAAAACTTTAATAGATGCTTTTGATAGCTCCAGTATGATTAAAATTAAGTTAGGAAAAGAGTCTTGTAGAGACGACGAGTTTGTAAGTGTGGGGCTTATAACCATTTCAAGCATTCAAGCAACAAAAGAAGTTCATGATTATAATGTAAAGAAACTTGTAAATTTGCCTGGAGGGTATTTTACGGTTTATTGTACTGCACCTGTTTGCAGCTGTTATCGTTCTCAACCAGAGCGTCATTACTTAACAGAGTTTGAAAAAGGAGAGTACTACGGAAAGTACGGTAAATTACCGGCAGTTAATTATGTAGATAAAGAAGTTGGCAGATGCTATGGTACAAAAGACAGAGAAGTTTGCAGTTGTTGTGGTGATAAGACAAAGTGTAATATTCCTGTGTCTAAAAAGTGATGGATCTAACAGAATAAGAATTTTTAAGCAATTTAATCTAGAATAGCGAGGAGGCAAATATGCCGGAAAAAGAAATTATAACCGCAGTTGTAAAATCTGAGAAAAAGACTGGAAAGAACGGTCAATACGAAATTAAGTATGTTCTCAAGGATGATAAGCAATATTCAGTAAGTAAAGGTGACTTTAATAAAGTCGAGGCCGGTAAAGAATATACATTCGAATTAGCAACATCAGAATATAACAATAAAACGTATTATTGGGCAAACTTAAAGCAGCAGACTTCAAAGTCTGACATATCAGGCGAAGATGTTAAGTCTTATTTTAACAGTATAGATAAAGACAAACAGCATAACATGCTTAAATGGATGATAGACAATCTTAAAGGTTAAATAATGTCAAAAAAACATGTTAAAGAAAATGTAAAAGAGTTATCTAGGCTTTATTCACGAGCGCAGAACTTATATGAAGAAGCTGCGGAGTTGATGTCTGAGTCAATGATTCCAGGAGATGTATACATTTCTTTCGTAGCCTTGAAAAAAGATTTAGACACAGAATTGAGCAACTATTCTTTACTTTTTTCAAAAGTTTTAGAGTCTAGACAAAGATTTGTTGAAGACCTTAATAAAGAGAGATTTAACTTTTCTAGGCTTTGTCACTTAATAGACGACTTAGTGGCGCAGAAAGATAAGACACCTAAAGAGTATTCTGATGCAATCATGAAACAATACTTTGACAGTGTTGATAGACTTCGAATCTATATGACAGTTGATGAAGTGTCTTCATTTAAAAATAAAGATAGTAAATTTTTGCATCAATTAACGTTTAAAGAAGTTAGAGTACTTTTAGAGTCTTTAAAAAAATTTATAGATGAGGAATTATGATAAATAAACAAGCACAAGCTGTTGATTTACAAAAAGCTTTCAATGGGAGTAAAATAGACATTCCCTATATTACTGAGACAAAAGAATTTCTTAGAAGTCATGAAGACTTGTCTTACGCTATTCCAGCGTTTGTTGGTGGTAATTCTGCGATAATTATAATGAGATTTAAGACAAAGAAATCTTCAGACTTAATGACTTTAATAAACCCGACATATTTATCTGTCTCAGGTCTTATTCTTTCAGAAGAAACCCAATATGGGGTTGAAGGTGTTTATTTAGTCGCTAGGCATCCTAAAATAGAAGTAATGTACGTTAAAACTCCCGAAGGTGTTGCCCTCAAGCAGACTTTACTTGGAAAATCTGCGTTGATGTTTCAGCAAGCGTACGAGGCTCTCCAAGGCATCAGGATTGACGACTTTGGGTTAAGAATAGATAATAATGAAGACTATCAAAGAGGTTCTGAAGAGGAAAAGACAGCGATAGGAGTAGCTTATTTAAACAGCTTAAAAGAAGTTTTATCTGAAATAGAGAAAGATCCCGAGGTACAAAAATATGAAAAAGCTGTCGACTTTACATCTGAAAGAATTGCTGTTGGTGTAGAAGCAGATAAGCTTATCGAGGAGGCTAGAGAACGTGAATCAAAAGATGTTAACAGCAAGAACGGTGATGAAGGAATCACAGAGGCTTCTTAAAGCTTTAAAAGAAGACAATCCAAATCATGTAATAATTCCTGCTGTAGAATGCTTATACACTGAGTATGAGTCACAATATAAAAATTATAAACATATAGAGCATGATCCTTCAATGGTTTATCAGTTATATGGTAAGAAAACATCTGAATTAACACCTGAAGAAGGTAGAGCTTATAGAGCTTTATTAAAACGTCAGCGTGACGCAAAGAGGAGAGCAATGAGAGGTAAATAAGACCTCTCATTTCTTTTTACTTAAAATACAATTATAAATATAATTTTATGTGAAGGAAGTTATTATCATGTCAGGAATTGTTGAAGTTCTAAGAAATTATGGTTGGCAGATGTGCTTAGCCGCATTTATTGGTACGCTTTTAGTTGGTCTTATTAAGACGCCTATAAATAAAGCGATTAAGCGTAAGTTAGATAAAACAGAGGCTGATGAAGCTAAGAGAAAAAAAGTTAATGCATTTTATGACTCATTAGTGTACATTGGAAACTATTTGATTGCTTTACTTGTTTCGGTCATCTATATATATGTGTTTAAGCTGGGGTTCGGTGTAGTTAAACTCTTCGAGATGTCATTACAAATTTGGCTTTTACAAAATGCTTTTTATGGAATTTGGAAAAAGCTCGGTCTTAAAGGTCTTCTCGAAGTTATCTTTTCTGGAGTGATTAAATGGGTGAAGAACTTTTTTGACAGAGACGGTAATGGTAAAGTAACACCTGAAGAGGTGGGAGAAACGACACAAGAAGTTTTAACTAACGGAAAAGTTGACTCAAATAAACTTTTTGGAAAAGTTGTAGAAAAAGTTCCCAATCTGGTAATAGAAGTTGTAGACGAGGCAGCAAAGAAGGCTGATGTTGAAGTGTCAACTGATACAGATAAAGCTAAAGAGGATTTGAAGACTAAGGTTATTGACCTTACTGAAAATAAAATTAAATTTTAATTAGGAGATTAAAGATGAAAGATTTATTGATACTCGCGAAAGAGTCGGATAAGGTTGTATATGCAGTTGATGAGCCTAAAACCCTTACAAGAAACGATGTAAAGGCTTTCTTTGATTCAACTCAGATAGCAGGTGATGCGAGTGATTTTGTAAAAGCTGTAAAAGACGCTGAAGAAAATCTTGCAGCTGTTGTAGCAGAAATAGACACTAAGGTTGCTGAGAGAGAAGAATATGAAACAGTTACTATAAAAGAAGCTTTGGATGAAGCTAAAGCTCGTAGAGACCTCGCGATGAAGAATGCTCAGGATGAGTATGATGCGAACGTTTTGATGCTCAGAGATCGTGCTGAAAAATTAGCAGAAGGAATTTGCAAATTAAAGGAAGATGGCCTTAGAGACGCGAATGAAAAACTTAATAAAGCTAGGAAAGCTTTAGAAAATTTCAATAAAGCGCAAGCAGAATATAATAATAAGAAAGAACTTTATGCTGAGGCACTCGTAAAGATGGATGAAGTTGTTGCTGCTGAGAAAGCAAAAGCCCAAGCATCTGTACAAGTAGGAGTAATCGCTCCTGCAACTGCTGCAAAAGTTGTAAATCTTTCTGCTGAAGGTCAAGTAAGTCGTAGATTAAAATTTTAAGGAGAGAATAAATGGAAAAGTCAGCTATAATAATTAAGTCAGAAAATGGGACAGTCACGTACGTCGTAGGAGAAGTAGTCACTAAAACAAAAGAACAACTGGAGGCAGACGTTCAAAATCTTGAAGCTGAGCGCGAGGCAATAACGGATGTTAACCTTGACAGCATAAAGCAAGATTATGAAGCTAAGATGGCTGAGCTCAAGCTTAAATACGAGAAAGATTTAGCAGATGCTCAAGCTCGCATAGAAGAAAATCATGCTAGAATTGCTAGAATAACCGAAGACATCGATAATCTAAATGCAGTGCTGGCAACTATTCAACCTGCTATTCCTGTAGCTGCTGAGCCATCTGAGGCACTGTAAAATGAATTTTTTAACAGATATTGAACCTACAACAGAGGATCATAAACTTGTTAGGGTTTTAATTGAGTGCACTAAAGGGTCTATTCATAAATATGAATATGACCCTAGAGGAGTACTAACAGTCGTCTGTGATTTACATAAAAAATACAAATATCCGTACAATTATGGAAGTGTTCCCAATACTTTAGCAGGTGACGGTGATCCCTTAGACGCTATCGTTATCTCAAAAGAATCTTTTGTGCCATTAACAGTTTTGAATTGCAAGGTAATTGGGATAATAAAGATGATAGATAATGGCGAAGAAGATAATAAACTCTTGTGTGTTCCAGTATTTGATATCCCTAAAAAAGTAAAGTTAAAGAAAATACTTAAATATTTAAATAACTATAAGTACCCAAATCAAGAAGGAACTCAAATTAACGGAGTGTATAATTCTATAGTAGCTTGGGAAGAAATAGATCACTGTATAGAGAGGTAAAGAAAATGGAAGAAAAATACTTTGAAATTCCAGTAACGCTAATAGATGAAAACGGAGAGTTGCAAGAACTCAAGACATACATTGCTAAAGGTGATGAAGACTCTGTAAGAATGAGAGTAGCTAAAACTCTTGAGTCAGAGTTTTCTGGTCAAGATTATGATTATGATGTAGTCAATATTACTAAAGAGCAATATCAGACATATCAAAATGTAGAATATCTTCCTGATGGTGAAACTGAGGTAGAGAAGGCTGCACCTGCAAGAGATATGTATGATGAAATGGAAGATTTAACTGACAGATATTATACTCTTGAGGACAACTTAAATAGCCTCCCAAATGAAGGTCTTAATAAGGAAATGGTTACAGAAGCTAGGATGCGCTTGAACGAGGCTAAGGACTATTTCGACCAGTATGATTTCTTTAAGTGTAAAGAATCCCTTAATATGGCAGATGAGCTTATAACTCAATTGTCACAGGAGGGATAAGATGTCTGACTGGAAGAAATTTAACTTAGACGACTTTCATATTAGTAAGAGCAGTAAGCCTTATTTATTTGCTAGGCTTAATACTGAAGGACTTAAAGGTGTTCAGCCTACTACAAAGGCAGTATTTTTCCCCCATAAAGTAACAGAGGAGAGAATAGTAATTGTACCGAGCGATATTGTAAGAAAGCTCGAGTCTGACACAGAGTGGAAAGTTAAATTTCCAGCTGCAGTTGAGGAGTTTAAAATGGGTAAGTCTGTTTTAGAAGAGATAGAAGGAATGCCTATAAATTTGGATAAATTTTCTTTATTATCTCAAGCAATTCAAGCTGAAAATGAAACAGTAGTTTTTTATCAAAATCTTCAAGATATGTTTCCAGAATGGAGAGATGTTTTGCAAGATATCATAAATGAAGAGCTTAAGCACATCGGCCAATTTGAGGCTTTACGTGACGCTTCGTCAGTTACAGTGGCAACAAAAGTAGAGCAAGGCCAGAATGAAGCAGACGCTCAAATGCATGGGATCGCGGTTGAGGGACTTGAAGATGACATCAAATATACATTTGTAGAGTTGGACTCGTTTAAAAAGTCTTGGAAGAACTTAGGATTTGGCGACGCTGAATTAAGAATTTTACAAAAGAATATTTTAGACTTGCACAATACGTCTGCTGACCTAGGATCAAACTTATATAAGATACGATTCGCCGTTTCCAATAAAGGAAAAAGTTCTTCAAATCGGACTGTATATTATTTAAAGACAGATAAAGTTTATTTAATTTATGCTTTTGTAAAACAAGATGAAGCTAATATTTCTAGTAAAGACTTAGAAGTGTTTAAACTTTTAGTAAAAGACTTGTAAATGGAGGTAAAAAATGATTTCTGATGTTTCGAAGGGAATTTTAAACGGAATACGTGAACTCGCGACAATACTTAATAGACCTGATGTTGCAAAAAAAGCTGACGAGTATATTAAGCTTAATGGGGAGTCTACATCTTCTACAAAGAAAAAAATAATTTTTAAAGGAAAGTCGGTGACGGCGAAGTAAATAGCGTATGGTATTAAGAGGTCAAAATCCAAAAGATAATTTAGTAGCAAAAGAATCTTATTATATAGATAATAATATAAACGCCGCATTTGAAGATTTAAATGCACCTTCATTGAATGAGTGGGTCGAAATAGACTTCGCCTATGATGAGAATCGCGAATCTCTTCAAGAAGCTTTAAAGAACGCATTTGACGGGTATACAGTTCAATATGAGGTTATTCGTGAGCACGGTCCAGCCGGTGGTTGGCCTGTTGTTAAAGTAACCGGCGATAGGCCTATTCTTGAAAAATGGCTTATAGAAAATTACGACCCAGACGGTGAAGATCTTGAGCTGTATTTTAGACATCCGAAAGAAGAAGAGGATGATCTTTTTGAAGTTGAAGATGAAGACGAGGATGTTATAAAGGATGAACGCGAGTCAGAGGATCCTGAAGCTAAAGAAGCTTGCGCATGCGAATCGTCTAATGAAATGGCGAAGTATTATTTACTGATTGACGAAATTCAAGATGATGCAGATTTCGATAATACTCGTGAGCTTATAGAGTCTGCTAGAGTAGACGGTGAGATAACTGAAGATGAGTATAATCAACTCCAGATAGAACTTGCAAATAGAAAATAATTTATTAGTCTAGAAGGCTTAGGTGACAATCCTAAGCCTTTTATTATTTTTTTAAATAATTTATATGTCAATAGTTAAATTGTGTTTTAGAGTGTATAATTTAATATAAAGAAAGAGGAGGTTATAGTATGACTCAATGGCAGTATGACACTATTCTTAAGATAGTAGAGAATAGCGCACCTGGGCTTTACCAAGAATTGGGCGGAGCGATGAGTAAACTTGTTCAAGACTTTAATGCTCTTGCGGCAGAAAACAAAGCTCTTAAAGAAGCAAAGTCTGACAGTCTAGAAGAAAAAGAAAAACAGGATTAAAAAAGAAGAGACTATCTTTTAGATAGTCTCTTTTTCTGTATTATATATTATAAAACTTAAGGAGTATAAAATATGATTTTTAAGAGGTTTCAGGTAAAATGCAATAGACCAGTTGGAATTCATGAATATAATTATTTTACATATAATAAAGCTTTGAAGAAATATAAAGAAGAAGCCAAAATAAGTACATCTGAAAATATTGTTCAATTGATCGACCTTAGGTCAGTAAAAATACTTGAGTCAAATTTTACACCCAGGCGTCTGTCTGACGTTATTATCGGGAGGAAAATAAAATGACCGATTTAACTTATAATAGAGGCTCTGTTTGGTGGGCACATTTAAATGGTTATTTTCAGTCGTCTGTACAAAAAGGGACGAGGCCTGTGGTAATTGTTTCTAGTTTAGCAGGCTCTAGAACCTCGGATATAGTAATGGTTGCCCCGTTAACTACAAAGATTAAAAATTTATCTATTGAGGCAGACATTGACTTTATTCCTGAGAATGGGAGAAAATCAGCGGTTCAGTGTAATCAAATACAGGTTATTCCTAAAAGTTGTTTAACTAAGAATATAGGGCAACTTCCTTTAGAGGACCTAGAAAAAGTAGACAAATGCCTACTGATTGCTTTAGGAATTTCTACTAAATTTGTACAGGACATAAAATCATCTGCAGAAGAATCAGACCTTATAAAGAAGAATAAAGAAGCTTTGGAGATGCTTGTTCCTCAAGCAAAAGATTTAATTAAGCAGCTATCAGACCTTGTGGTATCTTCTAATATAGTTACTAAAGTAGTTACAAAGAAGTACACTCCTAGAAAGAATGAGGGAACAAGACGACGTCGCCCGCCAGAAGAAATTCAAGAATTTATAAAAGATTGGTCAGATCCAATGAGTATAAAAAGAGACGTAGCAGAAGTATATGGATTTCCTACATATAGCGCCGCATATCAATTTTATAATTTTCATATAGGTAAAAAACCTAATAGAGGTAAATTCAAATGTCTAGAAAAGTAAAAATTAGTTATATAAATGAGTCAGGTTATGAATGTGAAGCAGTTGTTACAGACGACGTCCACCATTCTTATTATAGTAGTAAAAAAGATTATACTGGAAAATATCTTAAGAAAGATGTTACCGCTTTACATATGTTTTTGGGAAAATTAAAAAAGTGTAAAGTTTTTAGAATCGAGCAGCTTGAGGCTTAATCTTTCTCTCAAAAATATTAGAGAGGTGCTATAATGTCTCAAATAATAGAAAAAATTAAAGATTTCATCAGAGAATATCAAGGATATATAGATGACCGAGACTCAGCGGCATTACTAAAGGCTATCCCACAGGAATTTCTTAGCGAGTCTGATATGGCCCTAGTGGTAAAATTATTTTTACAAGTCGGGTACGATCTCGGAGGTAATTTACAGGTTTTAGGAGACGCATTTAAGTTAAGCTTAGACGTTAGCAAATTAGCTGATCTTGTGGACAAAGATTATTTACCGGTTGTCAGGAACGCTTTAAGTTTTAGTCAGTGCATTCAAGGTATAGTTGATACAGAGAAACTTACTGATGGCTGGTCAGACCTGTCTGATTATAAACCTCCTGCATACGATAGCCTTGGTGCTAGATGTAAAGCAGATTTAAAGGATTTGGGATTTTCAAAAGAAACTTATACCCAGGCGATGACAAAAGCAGGTAAGTCTACGTCAGAGAGAGAAGTTTACACAGCAGCTATAAATGCTTATGTAGAGGCTCAGCAGGCAGGGTTTGATAGACAGATTTATAAAGATTGCTTAAGTGTTCTTTTAGAGAGCATGCCAGACGGTCTTAAATCAGATTATAATAGGCCCACAAAGATATTAACTCTTTCGGGGACCTTTAAAGACTTTGCAGAAGCATATGATAGTCCTAGAGGGGTAGGCTTTTATGCGCAAGAAGGTAATCTAACATTTTATGAGTGTCTTCTAAGATATATCCCATCAAATTTTAACGGAGTATATGTAGCTATCGATACAACTGTGGATCAAGACGACTTTAATCAATATTTTGCATTATGTTTAGAAGATATATAATTTCAGTGAGGTAAATACATGAAAAAAACTTTAAAAGTATTTTGCTATTGGTTTTTAAGTTGTACTTGGGGAATTATAATGACTAGTATAGGCTTACTAGTTTCCTTCGGACTTCTTATAGCTGGAAATAAACCAAAAAGATTTGGCTATAGCTTTTATTTTGAAGTAGGTCGTGGGTGGGGAGGAGTAAGTTTAGGCCCAGTCTTTTTTGTAAATCAAGGGGCTAGCTTAGACTTAAAACAGCATGAGGCTGGTCACGGAATTCAAAATACTTGGCTAGGACCTCTATTCCCTTTCTTAATAGGAATACCTTCAATGATAAGATACTGGCTATTTGACTGCAAAAATCAGACCGGTAGAATTAAAGTAACAGGCTGGTTACTATTTCCTTTATTTTTAGCTTATGTACTGGTTTTTATAACTCTTAAGTATAGAGAGATAAGCTTATTCTTTCTTATAAGTAATATCATTGGCCAAATTATATTTTATTATCTTGCATTATTAGAGCTGTGGTTAGTTGACTTCGAAATTCCGAAGTATGAAATTAAAATCCCTGACTATGATGAGATTTGGTTTGAAGGCTTAGCTACTAAGCTTGGAAGAGAAAGATGGCCGGAAGAAAATCTAACATACAATAATTATTAAGTTCAAACGTTTGTCATATTATATTCCTTTTTTGGAGATAGAGGTTGGTTAGAAATAATTGACCTCTATTTCTGTATAATATATTAGAGGAAACTTTAAATGGAACTAATAGATAAAAAAGTAAATGAAATATTAAATCAAGAATTAACTGCGTATGAGATGGCTTATACTCATACCAAGGCGATGGACCTTTGCTACAGCTTAGGAAAAAAGTTTATTGAGCATTTCATTAAGATTTGCAAAGAAGGAAAAGACTCAAATGACTTTACTCATCATTGTATAGAAATGCAGTGTTGGTGGGATGAAGTAAAAGATATTAGATTAAAAGAAAGTAAAAAGAAAATTTCCTATTCAGATCTTAATGACTGGTTTTTTACTCTAGGAAAAGATCCAGAGGATTTTATACCAGAAGAATATTTAGAGTTTTACAGTAAATTATATTTAAATCTTCTTCTTAACAGAGACACAGCAGACATAAAAACAGTTCTTAATAATATTTTATAATGAAAGTAATTTGTGATATATGTAAAAAAGAGTTTGACGCTCCTAATAAAAAATCTCATATATGTAAAGAGTGCCAGCAGAAAAAAGATAAATGTCCTATATGCGGTAAAGAAAAGAGTATCTTTGCTAAAACCTGCTCCAAGTCGTGTGGGATGAAATTGGCTCATCTAAATAAGAAACAAACAGCCTTAAGAAAAGAGGTTCAGGAGGATGTTCGGAAGACTAGAAGCTTAGACGGTTTAAAAGAGTTAGTAGATGCAGGAGTGTACGATGACTTTGAAGAAATTCCAGTTTCTTTTGAAGAGTTTATCACTAATCGAGAATACTTAGGAAATTCTTGGTTAGACTCAAATGGAAATTTAAAAGCCTTTCCGTTTTGGGTAGAGCAAGGAAAAAAAGTATTTCCTTTACCGATGAGAAGTCCTTATCATACGATTCTTCTTGAAGGCGGTACAGGTTTAGGTAAGACTTCATTTGCAGTATGTATGGTGATAGCGTATTATCTTCATATAGTTTTATGCTTAAAAGATCCTCATGAATATTTTGACTTAGCTGACCAAAAGAAAATTACTTTTGCATTTTTAAACATAGTAACCAAGACTATAGCTTATAAAAATGCTTGGGGTATGTTCCATAAAGCTCTATTAGCGAGCCCTTGGTTTATGAAGCATGGTTCAGCGACTGAAGGAAGAATGCCTGAATGGTATTGTACTGATAAGCCTGTCGACTTACTATTTGGTTCTAGCCCTAATGATGTCATCGGCTTGGATATTTTGTGTTTAACCGGAGATACAAAAATTTGGCATGAGGATGGAACTTGGAAGACTCTAGAGTCTTTAGAGAACAAAAAACTGCAATTATATAATTATAATGACAAAGAAAAGTATATAGCTCTGAGTGATACTTGCGAGGTCAAGAAAACAAAAGAGACTCAAGATTTGATAGAAATAGTAACTGCAGATGGAAGTTCCATTAGATGTACTCCTGAGCATAGATTTCTTTTAAAGACTGGACAGTATAAATTAGCAAGAGACCTTACAATTGAGGATGAACTTGAAGATGGAGAAGACATTTAATTCTACTCATAAAAAAATTTTAAAATATTTTTTAACAGGCTTTCCAGATGTTAATGCAGCTTTAAATCATAGAGACATCAAAAAGGTTTATCGGTTGGCTGAAACAATTATCGGAAAATCTAATGTTTGGTTAGTGTCAGAGCTTTTAGTAAGTTACGGAATAGATCCCATAAAAGAGTTGCATTATGTTCCTTCATATTTTATGACTTCTAAAGAAACTAAGAATTTCGAGAAGATTAACTTAAGCGATGCTACTAGTATTTATCCATATGCTTTTTGTGAGGCAAACGTAGTAGAAGTCACCGGTACAGATAACATTCGTTTTATACATACCAGCGCTTTTTCTAGTTCTTGGTTGGCTAAGGCTGATTTTAAAAATGTAGATAATTTGGGAGATAGAGCTTTTGCTTATAATATCAATTTAAGGGAATTACCTATTCAGAATTGTAAGAGTCTTGTTGTTATCCCTGACGGATGCTTTACAGGCTGTGTGCGCTTGGAGAAAATAGTTATTCCTGATTCAGTAAAAATGATCGAAAATAATGCTTTTTCTTTTTGTAGACAGATTAACGAAGTTCATATTCCAGCAGGAATAGAAGGTATCTCGTCTACAGCGTTTAATATGTGCATAATAAATAATTTTTATTTTCCAGCTGGAGAAGCTAGATTTAAGGAAATGAAACAAGCAAATCCAAAAATATTTAATGGAACTGAAATTAAAAAAGTAATCTATTAAAAAAGAAATTCCAAATATAATTATAAAAGTTTTCGAGGTATAATACATGAAAACAACTAGACAAGCTTATGCAGAGAGTGACAAGCTTTTAGCTACTATAGAAGCAGCAAGTAATTTTGCTATGGTAGATCCAACTAAAACTTACTTAGTATGGAAAAGTTCTCAGTTTCCTAATAGTACTGTTGCACAATTTCAAGCTCCCGCTGGGTGTACTATCGACTGGGGTGATGGCACAATAGAAACTTTTGAAATTGCGAGCACGTTTAAAACTACTCACGCTTATACAGATAGTTTGGGGTACCATCTAATTACTATTTCTGGGTTGAATACTTTAGAGATGATGTGGTTCTATCGCTGTGTAGATCTTGTTTACGCTAAATTATCTAAAGATGTTTTAACACTGAATCGACTTTCTTTAGCTGATTGCGCAAATCTAAAGTTTCTTTATATTGGAGCAGAGATAGCGTTTGATGATACAAGTGCAACGCTCATGATTAATGATGAAGCTTTAATAAATTGCTCTAGTCTTTCTAAGATAGTTTTTAAGTCTCTTAAACCGCCGGTGATTACGACCCGTGGTGGAGAGACAACTGGATTTTCTTCAGCAAAAATTGTAGTTCCTGAAGCTTCTGTACTCGCTTATATTGAGAAATTTAAGTCATTCCCAAATAAAGTTGTTTATGAGACAGACAGCTCTGATCTTTTGACAGTTGCTAGGACAGATAAAGAAAATACTTTTACTAGGAGTCAAACAACTCGACAAAGTTGGTGGGTCGCAGACGGCACCATTACTAGCCCTAGGGCCTTATATAAGCTATCAGGGATTCAACGTAGGCAGCCTAGGGCGGGGTACTTAGATTTTATAATGAATCTTAACTATCCCCCTATTGAAGATAAACTAGATCTTACGTTTTTTGATCATCTTAGGACAGGCGGGAACGATGATAGTCCTAGTTATTCTCGCATAAGAGTTGTTGACGCACGCCCAGCTGATCCCGCTACAGATATAATTTACTTAGTAACGGAGAGCTAATAATGATAGCCAATAAAAAAGAAGTTACTTATGTAATAGCCAATAAGAAGACTGTCAGGTCTATTTGGCGAAATAAAAAACTTTTGTATTATTACGGTGGTCCAGATAAAATTACTACTCCTTGGAAAATAGGATATACTGATAATCAAGGACTTACAGTCTGGAAGCAAGAGCTGGTTCCAGGTGGTTCTTGGGAAGGAGCTGTTTCTAGTGGAATTTTAGGAATGACTTTTTTCTTTGATAGAACTGTACCTAAGCCAACAATATTTGAGTACGGCGGGTTGGTCAGGCTTTATTCTTCTTCAGATAAAACTACAGAACTGTTTAATGCTATCTATCTTAGCGATGGAAATTTATTTATAGGAGAAGGACTTGGGTATAGTAGACATTTTACTCCAGACCTTGTTCCAGGAGGTTTCTATGTTTGCATATATAAAACAGCTCCGACCTCGTCTAATAAGGTTTATGTAGATCTTATTTTTATGAAGAGAGATAAAAGTGGCATAGATCATACAGAAAGTTTTTCTTTCGAAGATGATAAGTTATTAAAATATCCTTTTTCAACATATGTAACTTCCAGTGTTGAGGCTGGGATGGACAGCCTTGCATTATCAGCAGAAAGGTTAACATCTTCAACGAAAAAAACCAAACTTATATTTGGAAATACAGGTGACATTAACTCTGGAGATTATTATGTGTATGGTACGTCATTTACACCAGAGGGAACTAGCATCTCTGATGTAAGTATAACAACTTCTGCGCATCATGCAAGTGCTCTTTATAATAAAAATACCAATAGCATTAACTGCATGATATACTCAACCACTTCTGGGCCAGTTGATGCATCTGTAACATATTATAGTCTATCTTAGAATTATGATGAACAAACGCATAAAAGAAATTATTACAGAAGCTATAAATAACAATTTAGTAGACATTCAAAATAAAGACTTTACTAGATTATATCGAGATTTACATTATTATAAACCGCAGCTTACAGAAACATTTGTACGCGCAGGAATAAATCCTTGGGATTATTTTAGAGAGCTTCCAGTCGGTTTAGCTAGGCGGGTAAATATACCTAACTTAGAGATAAAATCAAATGTAGAAAGTATAAGAACAGGTGCTTTTTTCGACTGCTCGATTAAAACTCTTTTATTTTCAGGTAAATCTTTAAAGAATATTCAAGAAGCGGCCTTTAAAAGCAACTTAATGACAGAGGTAGAATTACCAGAGAGTTTAACTTTTTTAGGTCAAGAAGTTTTTGCAGATTGTAAGTTGTTAAGAAAGATAAACATTCCAAAGGATTGTGTAGTTTCCAAAGATTTATTTGCAGGATGTTTAAATCTTAAAAAAGTTTATTACAATGGAACTACACAGGACTATGAGAGTCGATTCTATCATAACTTTTATATAGACTGGTCAGCTGGCAGCGGAATAGAAGAGGTCTTCTGCACAGATGGGATTATCAATATAGTTAAGAGTAGTATAAATTATAATGAAGATATTAGCGATAAATAAAATTCATTTAAAAAATTCAGTTCCAGTATATGATGTAGTCAATGCTGGACCTTATCATAATTTCTTTATTAAGACTAAGACTTCTAAAGTAGTTTCTCACAACTGTGCATTCTTGGATGAAATATCTTTTGCAAGAATAAGAAACGTAAGAGCAGCACAGGAAAGAGCTATGGAGTTGTTTGATGCTGCGCATGAACGTATGCAGTCACGTTTCACAAAGTTCGGCGGCTTATACGAAGGTTTGATGATAATGGCATCATCTAAGAGAACAGACCAAGCATTTTTGGAAGTTTTCGTAGAAAAGTTAATTTCTGATACAGACAGACACAGAGTACTGGTAATAGATCGGCCTAGGTGGGAAGTACTGCCTAAAGGTACTTATTCGGGGGCAACATTTCCATTTGCTGTCGGTGATAAGTTTTTACCTTCGCAAATTATTTCTCCGAGTCAAGTAGACGAGTTTAAAGATTTGGGATATAAAATTATCTATCCTCCAATAGAAACTTACGGAAACTTTGAGAAAAACATGATGAAAGCTTTGACAGATATAGCGGGTATTTCTGTTATGAATCAAATGACTTTCTTGCGTGGTGATAAAATTAGAGCTTGCATAAACAAAGATAGACAGAATCCTTTCATTCAGTCTATAATCTATGTCGGAAATAAAGATGAAATTCAATATAGCGACTATTTCGACATGTCTAGAGTTAGTCCTGAGGACCTTAGAAAGCCAATGTGCATTCACGTTGATGCTTCTTTAGGTGGGGACGGTAATGCTATTTCTGGAACAGTTGTATCTTATGCAAAATATCAAAAAGACCAAGAAGATAATAGAGTTCCTGAGCTCCATTATAAACAGATCTTTAAAATAAAAGTATTGGCTCCAAACGGAGATAAAGTAAGACTTGCCAAAAACTTCCAATTTATTGTATGGCTTAGACAGCAAGGATTTAATATTCAATTAGTAACTCACGACCAATTCCAGAGTGCCCCATTACACCAGGATTTAGAAAAAAAGAACTTTAATGTAAAATATCAATCAATCGATAGGGTGACAAATGGTGTCAACCTGCCTTATCAAAATTTACAAACAATTCTTTATGAGAAAAGAATCGACCTACTGGACGATGACGACCAAACAGATGAGTTGGTTGCTCTTGAATTGCACGAGGACGGAACTGTAGATAAGCCGGCAGATGGAGGTACTGATGACGCGAGCCAGGCTTTATGCGGGTCAGTTTTAGGTTGTGGTTCTTTTAAAGAAGACTTTTTAAGAAGTAATGCGGTTTTATTGGAAAATATGTCAGGGACTAAAGAAGACCTAGGAGTTTTAGAAAATATTCCAGAAGACGCTGTAGCATCTTTATTATCTAGGCAGTTTAGTGATTACCTTTCTCCAACTAGAATAAATTTAAATTCGGGCCTTCGGCAAGAGTTTGACAGTATAACTAATAAACCACAACAAAAGACTAAAAAGTCTGGGTTTAATTTTTTCTGAGGAAAGTTCAATGCAGAATTATATTGATCAAGAACAATTTCAAAAGGATAAATTAAAATTTGCAATTAGTGCTTGTGAAGATATTTTAAAAGATGACTCTTGCAGATTTACAGATCAGGCATTTACTCATTGTGTAAACAGACTTGAGAAGGTGGGGCAATTTGATAGAATGCACGGAGAGCCAGTTTATTATGTAAGGTGTTTATATTTCTTATTAGCTTATAATAGAGGAATTTGGCCTGTTTTAAAAGTTATTAAATCTTCAGTAGATTCACGTATACTTTTAATATTATGTTTAAGTAATACTCAGATTTTGTATGCAGAAAAAGAGCACGTCGAAAATATTAAAATAGAGGCCTTCGAGGCTTGGGATTATCCTGGCATTTTAGGCAAGCTTATTAAGAGAGCTTTTGGAGCAATTGTAATAGATGACGAAAGAGTATAAGGAGTGTTTATCTAAATCATTAGAGCATCATAGAGACAGGATAAATAACTGGGATCAGAAAAGTTTTAGTGACTTATGTAGTTCATTACCTGTTGAAAATAATGTATTTGACCTCATATTGTACTTAGGTGTTATTTTTAAGGTTCCAGCAAAACTTAAATTTACTAGAGAGGCAAGAGTAGTAATACTTTCCATAGATGGATATGACTGCTTCGGCGATATTCTTCCTGATGATTCTGTGTTAGCGCCTTTTATAAAAACATACTTACTAGATTATTTGTCTACATCTGTTAAGTCAGAAGGAAGATTAGAATTGTTAGGAAAACTTATTAGTTCTGCAGATGTTGAAATAATCGTATAAGATAATCAAATATAAATATCTAATTATACTGGAGAATATATATGAATAAAATCATATTTAGAGCTAAACCAAAAGCATCAAAAGAAGCTTTACACGGAATGGGCGAGATAAAGCAGTTTACTGATGTCGCTCAGCAGATCGGCTTAAAGACTCTTGGAGATGTCGAAGAGTTCTTAAAAAGAGATGGCCGAGGTAAAGATATCTTAACTGCACTTCATGATTATCTCAATGATGAGATTGGAAATCTTGATTTTGTAGCTAAAGAAGATACAGTGAAGCAAGGAGATACGTGGGTTAACAAAGGTAAGGCAGGAACCCACGGAGAGTTTAATACAAAGAAAGAGGCAGACGCTCAGAGGCGTGCAATGTTTGCAAACAAATGATTAGTAAAGACGATCTTAAGCATGCAATTAGTTTAAATTCAGAAATTATTAACGAAAATCGTCCAGATTGGGATGATAGACTGCTTTCAAGTTTAAAGTCAACTTGGGTAGACCGTGATGCAAGACAATTATACTGGAATATTTTAGCATTGATGTCTATTAAAACTGGGGGTGGAGTTAAGTATAACCCCAAGTCTTCGCCTGAAATAAACTTGATCATCGGTTCAAGGCCGTTTTATGTTACCGTAGTAAATTTTACTATCGACGAAGATGAGGTTAAAGACAGATTACTCTTAAAAGGCATTTTTCCTGAGATTGTAGATAGACTTAAAATTAAAATATTCAGAGTGCAGTGAGGTATTCAGATGAAAATTCATACGCGTAAGTCAGCTAAAGAGGCTGCAACAAACTTAGGTCAAGTAGACGGTGTGGTTGTAAATGGAGGTGGCCCAGTAAATACAACCAATTTTAAAAGAGACTTTGAAGAAGCTGCCGCTAAACTTGAAAAACTTATAAAAATCGGAGATACAACTACTGGTGAAGGAAAGCAGGTGAAAGCTGAGCAACTTAAAATAGAGCCAGCTGGAACTCCAAATCCTTCTAAAGATGATAAAAAGAAAGAAGCAGCCGCGAGAGAAGATTATCTTGAGAGTCGAAAAGACCTCGATAGATGGCAGCGACAAGTAGATAATGATTTAGAGAAATTCGGCAGAATAGGCGGAAAGTTGTACGATGAATTAGACGAAGCCGGGTTTTATCTAGACGCTGATAACAAGGTAAAGTCTAAATTAGCTAAAGAAGCTATTATAGATAGAAATTCTAAGCCTAGAAGAACTCTTAAAAGCTTTGAAGACTTTTGTGAATATCCAGAAGAGGTTTGTGTTATTCCCGGAGCCGGAGGAGATCTCCAAGAGTGGAAGGATGGTCTATGCAGAGTTTGTAATATAAAAGATAGGCCTGAATTTAATACTTTTACTGGAGAAACTTTTAATAATAAATTTGGTCTTAAGGGTAATTTAGCATATCCGCCTGACTATGTATTTTTAGCGTTCCCTGTAGACGATATTACTAGAAAGCTTGTTCAAGAAAAAATGCCTTCTTTGGGGGCAAAGTGGCTAAAAGACTTAATCGGCTGAAGTCCATAACTCCGTGAAAAAAAATAAATTTACGGCCGATAAGTACTTTAATATATAGAAAGAGGAGATTAACTTCTCCTCTTTCATTGATTTGTCAATTATAAATATAATTCTGTATAAATATCCAGAGAGGATTTAAAATGAAAATAACTAAAAACGGAAATAGCTCAGCAAAAAGTAGAAACTTTAGTGCAGTTGAGTCAGCTTTAAAGAATGCTGAGAAAGCAAGAAAATACAGAGACTACGCAGGTCTTTCTGCTAAAGAAGCTATAGATGAAGAGTCTTTTGATGATGTGGCTTTGAGTAGGGTTAGCAGGGAATACTCAACTCCTTTGTCTACTCTTAAAAAAGAAATTCTTGCAGCTGAAGACGTAGGCCAAACATTAGGAGATATTGCTGAAGCAAAGGCTAACATAGAAAATCCAAATACGGTGAAAGAGTCGGGGCAAATAGAAGGAATTCTAGACTGGGCTTTAGACTATAACTTGGAACAGAAAGAAGCAGGCCTCACAAATTATCAAAACGTCCTTTTAATCGGCGAAGCAGGCACAGGTAAGTCTTCTAGAGTTAAAGCTTGGGCAAAAGCTAATAATATAAATCTTATGACAGTTAGAGCTGCAGGTATGGATGATACTGACTTGGGCGGTGCTATGGGTATTTCTAAGTCGGGTGACACTGTTCAAAGATTGGCCTCCACTGAGTTTGATCAGCTTGACAGACCTAATTCTGTTTTATTCTTGGATGAGTATAACAGAGCTCCGAAGTCTGTCAGAACTAACTTGTTAGAGTTGGTAAATAGTCATGAAGTACCAGACTCACGTGTCCCAGGAGGTCAAAGAGTCCTTGAAAACTTCTTATTTACAGTAGCAGCTATTAACCCAGCGAACTCCAACTATGATACAGACGTTTTAGATAAAGCAGAGAGAACACGTTTTAGAAATGTAAATGTATTGGCAGATCCTGAAAATTTACTTCACCATTTGGAGAACTCTCTGGATCATATGATTGAAACATCGAAAACTCCAGAAAAAAAGAAAAGGTCTGAAGGAAGAAAAGCACTTGTTCAAGCTCTTCTTAAACCTGAAGGTGGAATAGATTTTGATTCCTCTCAAGAAGTAGATAAATATAGCGAAGAAGACCCAGACTATTTACCGTTAAATGCTAGAACGTTTACGAATCTTATAATGGGAACAGATGGAACTAAAAAAGACTTGTTGGCCCATTGGGATGAATATACGAACAGATTTAAAAAGAATGAAGCAAAAAGAATTCTTGCGAACTATGTAGACGTCCAGGACAAGGCAAATCAAGCTTTGGGCATAGGTGAAAAAGATAAGCAAGAAAAGCCTGTATTTAACAAAGCCGGCAGCGGAAATTTAGCAGATGATCTTTTAAGAGTTTTAGATGAACTTTAATTCAGAGGTATAACTAATTATGGCGATGACAAGACAAGAGTATTATGCAAAAAATGAAATCTTAGATCGCCTAGGCGAACAAGGTTATCCTACTTATGCGAATCTTTTAAGCAAGTTTGATGTTAACTTAACTTCAGATCCAAGTGTAGTTGGATATACTGAACCTGAAAAAGGAAGAATTGTTTTAAATAAAGGTCTTAGTATTGATCAAGTCTCTACCATTGTTAGGCATGAAATTTTGCATAATTTCTTAAAGCATATGCAACGAATGGAAGACAAACTTGGAAAAGATGTTTGGGGAAAAAGAACTAAACAGATGCACGAAGCCTCTAACATTGCAGGAGATTATGAAATTTCTAATAGAGGCTATACTGAGAAAGATAAACAAATAGCTAGAAATATTTATCTTAATGGAAAAACATTGTCCGGACTAGTAACAGAAGATCAACATCCTGACTGGGTAGACCTTTCATTAGAAGAAATGTATGATAAACTTATTCCTGAGATGGAAAAGTCTAAGCAACAAATGCAAGGTTCTTTATCTTCAGATGGCGGAGAGTCTGACGAATCTGGCTCAGGCGATTCACAGGGTCAAGATGATGATTCTTCTGGAAGTGGTAGCAGAGGATTATCTATCGGAGATAAAGGTGATCCAAAAATTCAAGAGGCGGAAGAGATTGAGCGACAGGCAAACGCTGTATCTGATGACGCAGGAGAATTGATTAAGCAGGCTAAGAAAGAAGGCGACTCTAAAACAGAAGATCAGGCTCAAAAAGCAAAAGACGCCGCTGATAAAGCTGGGGATGAGGCAGGAGATCTAGCAGATGGTTTAAAAGGAAAAAAACCTTCTGATAAAAAAGCTGAGAAGCAACTTGAAGATGCAGGCGTTCCAACTGAAAAGAAACCTTTTGGTGATCCTGAAAAAATAAAAGCCAGACTTGAAGATTTAAAACGAATTTTATCTAATGCTGACGGTGAGTTAGATAAAGCTCTTTCAGAGATCAGGTCAGCTAAGTATAAAGAAAGACAGGAAAAGGGCGACGTAGCTGCTAGACAATATAAAGATTCACCTCTAACAAGGTTTAGAGAGTCTTTAAATGGCTTTTTAAGAAGTGAGACTGACTATGGCAGAGATAAAACTTGGAGAAGATTTTCAAAGAGTTATGCAGGTTCTGGACTTATAAGGCCTGGAACTGCAAGAAACGTTGGTGGAAAAATTCCTAAAATAAATGTTTATTTTGATCAGTCTTCTTCTTGGGATTCAGAAAAAATCTCTGTAGGTCGGCAGGCAATAGCAACTCTTAATAAGTATGTTCAAAGAAAAGAAGTAGAAATAAAAGTTTTTTATTTCTCAGATGAAATTTTCAGTGATCCGAAAGATCCTAGGTCTCAGCAAGCTACTTCAGCCGGACCAGATATTATAGAACATATCCAAGATACGCATGCTGACAATGTAATTATAATGACTGACGGTGATTTTGATTATCAAGGCGAATGGAAAAGAGTTGATCCAATTTCTGTTCCAGGCGGAGTATGGTTTTTATTTAAAGGTGGAGAATCTACAACTATTCAGAAATATCTTAAAGGAAAAAAATTAACAAAGTCCTTTAAAATATAAACCCATCTTAATATTTAAGGATTATATACAAGCGTTAAAAGGCAGGAGTGCGAGAATAATTCGTGCAAAATACTAAGCTTACTATATCATTATATAATATTATTTTATTTATTTTCTATTTGAGGTCTCCGGTTTTATTCAGAGACCTTTATTTTTATTAAAAGTAGTGTATAAATAATAAAGGAGAACACTATGACTAAATTATTTAAATTTCTATTTGCTATTTGGATATTTATTATCCTAATCATTCTTTGTTGTGTACCTGTGGCGATAACGATACTTTTATCATTATTCGTAAACGCGTTGTTCCTTATAACCTTTATCATTACTATGCCGATGACAATCGGACTACTTGTGGGGTTAGCAAACGGACAATGGACTGATTGGATAAAAGACTGGATAAGTGGAATATTTGAGTGAGGTGTAAATATGAAAAAATTTATAAAACTATTTGTATTGATTTTAGCAGTATCTCTCGTACTTGTATGTACGGGTTGTGAAGAAAACTACGATTGTAGCAAAGCAAAACGCGTTACGGTAAACGTACAAAAAGAGGCTAATAATTTTAGTGTGGAAAGACGAGTTGTGGTGTATAACGCGAGAACCGACAAACTCATTGCCGAGATAATTGGTTATTTCTCAATAAGTAATAGCAACAACGAATTAGTAGTTACTTGTCAGGTAGGACCTACGACGTATAAAGTAAATTACGTATATCTTACCGAATATACCTTGTATTTCGTCGAAGATATAAGTGGTGCGCACGTAACGCCGTATCACTATGAAATTCATTATGTCCCAGAATTTTTGCAAATATTTGAAGTGAAAGGTGAATGACCAAATATAATTATAAAGATAGGGGGTAAATTAAATGTTTTGGATAGGATTAGGGATAGGGTCTGTTCTAGGCAGCCTAACCTTAGCGATCGCTTTAGTTTTTGCGGTTGCAGCAAAAGATTCGGACTTAGATAACTATTAAGATAAGAAGACAGGCTAAAAGGCCTGTCTTTCTTTTTGTCAAATATTATTATATAGAAGTAAATAAATTGGAGTACATGAATGTCTAGATTTTTTGACGATAAAGTTTTATCTGATGATCAGATCTGTGAAGAGACTTGTGAAAATGGTCAAGTTTCTCCTGAGTCAAGGTATAACGATTATAGAAACAGACTCCCTTTCCATTATATAGAAGATGGAGAAAATGACGGATATTACTATTGGACCTATGGAGCCACTATGGAGCTTAGCATCATTCTTTCAGATGATGTTGCTTGTGGTGAAGATCCACACCCAGCTTATGATATATTCGTAGATGACGAACTTTCAGAGACAAGTAAAAATCCTGTTCAAAATAAAGTTATTACTGAAGCTTTAAATGGAAAGGTAGATAAGTCAACAGAAAAAACTGTTTTTGACCAAGCGTATATTAAGACAGCTACAGGTGACAATTCTAGAAGAGATATTTCAATAGAACAGTTACCTCTTACCTTAGTAGAACGAGATATCCAAGGTCACGTGATGACCTCCAAGGCAGACTCAAAAGGACAAGCAGTTGCATACGAGCAATTAGAACAGAGAGTTCCAGCAGGCGGTAAAGAGGGACAAAACTTAACTAAAAAATCAGATAAAGACTATGATGTTTATTGGGCAGATCCCGATGACATCAACTCAATAGAGCATATTACCTTAAACGGCGAAGAAGTACACGTTGAAAATAAAACCGCGAAAATAACGGTAGATAAAGCAACGGTTGGACTTGATAATGTCGATAATACGGCAGATGTGAATAAACCTGTTTCCAAATTGCAACAAAACGCATTAAGTAGACTTAATGAGGCCATTGCAAAGAATCCGGAAAAACTGTATTTGACTTGGAAAGGGTATAATTTTCCATATAGTAACGATACTCGTTTTATTATGCCTGCTGGCTCATATATTGATTGGGGCGATGGTGTAATAGATGCTTTTACAACCATACAACAAAGTGATTCAACTGATACACAGGTATCGTTCGGGGTATTAAACAAACCCGATAATGTATCTAAACTTAATCACGGCATAAATGATGTTGACTATACTCGTAAGGAAAATGTTACGTGCGTTATACTCAATAACGAGAATGATGTTATTACGTTAAAAAGTGTACACGACATTGCATCTTTTGATTATGTTGACATAACTTTACAAGTATGCGATGAGTCAGATTCTGAAAATGAGTATTCTATATATTCCGGTGATATCGAATCTAATCAAACAATTGACGGAAAAACTCCTCGTGGTTCACACTGGGAAACAATTCGGTTATCGATAGACCAACTCCGCCAAGGCGGTTCGTATATAACCGATGAAACTATCACATCGGCTTGGAAAGCGTGCCAGCAATTTAAGACTTATTATGAACAGGACAACGCGTTATTCTTAAATTTTGGTACACATTTCAAGGGTCAAGAGGTTTGGGTATACATTGCCGATATTAGATGGGGCATTGTTGTGCCGAGTGCGGTGCGTAAAGTCGCAACAGAGAATACAAGCACAGTCGCAACTCATATGTATACTGGCGATGATTTTATATTAACGCATTTAATTAGTATATACGGGTTATCGCAAATACCTGAAGATGGCTTTATACACGCGTCATATTTAATCGATATACGGTTTCCGACTGACACGATTGATATAAATTATCGTGCATTTTGTTTGTGTCAAAAATTGACCCGCATTGAGTTACCTCATACACGTAATATTGGGAAAGCAGCCTTTTTAAATAGTAACTTTATAAAGTATGTTCGATTAGGTCAATGGGTAAAGTCTATTGGAGATAGCGCATTTTCTGGATGTGATCAAATAGAGAAATTTTATATTGATGCGGACACACCCCCGACACTTGGGAAAAATGCTTTCTATTATACGAGCGATCAATTAAAAATCATCGTCCCAAAATCCTCTATAGACGCATATAAAAGTACCGCAGGATGGTCTGAATATGCAGATAAAATAGTATACGAAGTAGATAGTTCTGACCTTGATAAAGCAATAACTGATTTAGATGTAGATAATATCGCATATAAAAATAAGGCGAATACGTTTACCCAAACACAAACAGTCGGGGACGTAGAAGTTACAACGGCGAGTGTAAATATTGATGACGGGTCGCTTACGCGTGTTCATATTGGCAAAGATGCCATAGGTATAAGTGGTTCTAATTTTATCCCTGATGCGAACGGATTTGGAACTTTTTTAACTCCGGATAGTATAGTGCTGGCAAATAATAATGTTGCAAGTGCGACTATTAAATTTAAGGCGTCATTTAGCGATAGTGGCTCACCTATTAAACCTACGATTTATTTACCGCAATATAATGGTACAATACTCGAGGTGGACGAATTAAATCGGTTGAGAACTCCAAATAAAGGTTTTCAATTGTTTAACGGAGATATTATAACGTGGGGTTCTGTACGCGATCAATTTGAACAAGGTTTTGGCACGAGTATCACAGACCAAGGTATATATTTCCCAGCAAATCAAGATACCACTGGGTACGGTAGCATTTATTTACACAGTGCCAAAGGTTATAGCAGTACAGGTGTGTTGTCGGCTGAGCAACTATTACAACCGAAATCTGGTACACTCGCACTTATAGAAGATTTAACCGCAAAACTCGATAAACCGACCGTTGCGGATTCTAATTATAAAATCGTAACGTATAACGGAACTAATTCAGGTACTCTTGATTATTCAAATGCACCTAATGCATCTTCCATAATGCAACGCGATGCTGACGGACGTGCGCAAGTCGTAAGCGGTGTATCGGGTAATGATATAGTCAACTATTCGCAACTCGATACAAAGTACGATAAAACAGGTGGTACAATTGGTGGTAATGTAATCATCACAGGTGATTTAACCGTCAATGGTACACAACACATAAACAACACCGAAAATCTCAATGTCGAAAATGCAATGATTTATTCAAATGCAAAAGGTGCGACATTAGCCACGAATGGTGGTATTGGTATAAAGAAAAATGCTACAGATGTCTATGGTATAGTTTATGACCCAACATCAGATAGTGTTAAATTAGGTTTAGGTAAATCCGATGCAAACGGTGTATTTACTTTTAATGCAAATGAAGGTCAACCTGTTGCAATACGAGATGATAGCAGTAAGTTTAATGCTAATCATTTTATTAAATGGAATGAAGAACAGAAGAAGTTAGTAGATAGTGGATATCTTGCCGAGGATTTTGTTGATGTTGCAACTCAACAATCAATAGGTGGGATTAAAACTTTTACAGATGAAGTTCATTTCGGTACAACTCATTTTAGTAAAGACTTAAATGTCGATAATGCTATAATCAAAATATTTGATAATCAAAAAGATTTAGTTACTCAATATAAATCTGATAGTATCACTATTGATAATGGTACAGGTTCATCGGCAGTTCAATATGTATTGACTTTACCTAAAGAAACAGGTACTCTGTTATTAAATAAATTCAAGTATTCTACTTTTGGTTCATCGAATGATGGAGATAGTTGGAATTTAATAGACGGTACTAAAAATCTTGAGATTAAATATCAAGATGTTAATTCACATTCTAGTATATTCCTTGAAAAAGATTATATTGAATTATCAGACATCAATGGTACAGGTTCTGCTAAAATAAGTTTAGCGTCGAATGTAATAACTATTGATACGGTAGATAGTTCTGATAAACATAAAATAATAAGAGTAAATCCTGATAAAGTAAGTATTGGAAATAATACCGATACACCGTTAGTAGAGATTGATTCATTGAGTGCAAAATTCAATAATCGTCCGCAGGTAAAGGATAACGGTAATTATGTTGATGTCGCGTTAAAGAGTGATTTAGATAACTATGTACCTACTCAAAGTGAATCGGTAGATAAATATTATGCACAAATCACTAATGAAAATGGTATTATTTCTGCAAGAATATTCCAGAATGGTGGAGAAGATGTTCAGAACTTAACTATTGATAAAAACGGTGTTAAAGTTTTAGGAAAGAATATTGCCACTACTGATAGTTTAGCTACAAAAGTAAATAAACTCGCTGAATCATTACGTAATCAAGCATATGTAAGAGATAACGACGGTAATGATACTGGACTTGCATACACATACACTGATGAAGGTAATACTTTAGCAGTTAGAAATGCAAGTGGACAATTACAGGTAAGTACTCCATCACAGGATAACGATGCTGCTAATAAGAAGTTTGTAGAAGATGAGATTGCCGTAGAGGTAGAAACTTCGTTGATGGGAGCGTGATATTATGACATATAAACACGTAATTAGAGCAAAGACGAGGAATTTGTTTGATATAAGTAATGCTGATATTACTCAACATAGTGGGTATTGGACATCAAAGGTTGATTTTACGGAGCATTTTTATACACAAATTGTTGAACCTGGTAAAACCTATACAGTGAGTTATGAATGTTACAACCCTGCAGGGGGAGAGGATAGTTTGAGTTTAAGTGTACAAACGGGTAGTGGGTTTTATGACGGCACGCGTTTATATACAGGGTTATTAACTAAAGGCAAGTACAACTGGGTTAAATTTCGGGGTGTGTTCACAATCCCAAACGGTATAACACAAGTAACTTTTTCGGCTTTTTTGTTAACAATGTTCCGTAACTTTCAACTCGAAGAGGGTTCTACTCCAACTCCTTATACTCCATATAACTACTTACAATCTAATAAAAGAATGATTAAGGTGAGTGATGTTTGTCAATTATTGGATAAGTCGAAATATCCTGCAACACATACTCAATTAGGTTGTACTTTTACCAACAACGGTGATGGTAGTTTTACAATAAACGGTACAATTCAAAATGGTGGTAGTCGGTCTAATCCATTACAACAAATTACACAAAATTTATACGGTCATAAAATTTTACTTCTTACAAATTCTACCTCTGATATAGTTCGTGGTGAAATGAAGTTCATTTTACAAAATGGCTCTTCAAAGGGGGGTACTTATAATTCGATATACACAGTTATATACGACGATTATAAATATATCGCTATCCGAATTTATATGGATAATAAAGATACAGGTAAAACAATTGATAATGCGACTGTAAAATTCCAACTCTTTGACCTCACTGAAATGTATGGTGCAAGGCATGAACCTGCAACAGTAGCCGAGTTCAGGCAAAGATTTCCGAATGAGTTATATCCCTATTCTCCTCAATGCTGGTTGACGAGTTATAAAAGTGCGGTTGTTTGCAAGACGAAGAATTTATTTGATTATAAGACTTCTGCTGAAAAAACTCAAACTAATAATGGTATAACCTTAGTCTTAAATGCAGATTATTTTGAGTTGAGTGGTCAGCAACAGGCAGGTAAATACATTGAATTAGGTCAATCAGGTTTTAATATTCCATTTGAGGTTGGTAAAACTTATGTGTTATCAGCAGATACGATAGTTAAGTCAGGTGGTAAAGTATTTATGCGTGCAAGATATACTGACGAGGGAAGTCCGTTGACTGAATGGGAAACTGTATCTTGGAATTTATTCAATGGTACAATTGCAAAAAGATTTACCCCTACTCGTCCAGGATATTTCGATAAAATAACATTCTATAATAGTGGAGATACTATACCCATTTCAGGTGATTATGTGATAAGAATACAACTCGAGCAAGGCTCAACCGCGACTTCTTATGTCCCATATCAACATTTATAAAGGAGAATAAAATGGCAGATAATTATACTGCGTTAAAAAGCAGTCAAAAGAAAAGATATATAAGCGAAGAAACTTTTAGTAGTTTAGACTTATCAAAAGTACCTGTCGGTAGTGAGTACGAAGTCATAAGTCCGATTAAGAAAGGTGATTTGTCGGCTGATATAAACAACGCTCTGAATAAGGCTGAAAAGTCTATACCAGAACCTACTAACCAAACTACGGGTAGTGATGGGGACGTACTCGTTAAGAAAGGCACAGGTAGTGAGTGGAAGAGTATTTCAACTCCGACAGTCGTTCAGGGAACAGGACAAAGCACTACCGACGTAATGTCGCAGAAAACGGTTACGGACGAACTTGATGGAAAATCCTCCTTCGCTGTAGAGGTGTGGTAATGAGATTAAAAGTTAGTAATGTTTGTCAATTGCTGGATAAGAGTAAATATCCTGAGACACAAACTATAAATGGTATAACTTGGACTAACAATGGCGACGGAAGTTTTACCGTAAATGGAACTACCACCAATCGAAGTGTATTGCTGATAGCGACAGGACTACGAGTAACGGCAGGTAAATATTGTGTACTAGGTTATGACGGAACAGTTAGAACTGGTATTGACGTATATGTCGATGATGTATATTCATCATCGCCGTTTGCCGATAGCATTTTTACTATCGATAAAGAGTCTGTATTGAATGTATATCCTGTTGTTGAAAATGGTGATAGTGCAAATTCTATAATGATAAAGCCTCAAATATTCAACCTGACCGAAATGTACGGTGCAGGCAATGAGCCTACGACAGTAGAACAATTCCGTCAAGACTTTCCGAACGAGATGTATGATTACAGTCCTGTTTGCTGGAAGAGGTTTAGAAGGTTGAAGTATGTTACTGAGACGAAGAATTTATGCGACTTTGCTTGTATACTTACATTACCCCTTGATAAATCATTTGCATCTACTGGATTTTTCCAAGTAGAAATAAATGTAGAACCTAATACACAATATACTTTAAGTAGAGAAAACAACAATGTTGTAAATTTAGGTGGTGCAACATATTTAGGAATGGATAATGTATCAAGGGGAAATCATCTTGCAGGATTTTGGTTAAATCACGAATTATTACCTTCATATTGTAAACAACAAATAACAATCGAAAGTAATGCAGATGGGAAGTTATGGATATTCTTTTCTAACCGAGTATATATTGCATACAAAAACGGACAAAATCCATTTGGATATTTACAACTCGAAGAAGGCTCAACCGCGACTTCTTATCAACCTTACGGCTATCTCCCATTAAATCGTGGTAAATATATCGCAAACAAAGAACCCGTACAGTTATTCAACAAAGATCAGTATATGGAACCAACTTCACCAAAATGGGGAATTGATATAATAAAAAACAGTGATGGAACAATTACGTTAAATGGAACTGCAACGAGTTCGGGTAATTTGTATCAAATTCAAACCGTGGCTCTAATCAAAAATCACAAGTATTATATATTCGCTAGCCAAGGAGGCTCTTTCGCAAATATTGTGTTTACGATTAATAACTTAGGTTCAAGTGAGGCTTCTCAAGGTAATATTTGGATATATACACATGATAATGCAACTGAGGGAGTATATTTTTGGGTTACATCTGGCACGGTTATAAGTAACAGAGTATATAAACCCCAAATATTCGACCTAACTGAAATGTATGGCGCAGGTAACGAGCCTACAACAGTAGAACAGTTCAGGGTAGATTTTCCAAATGAGTTATACGACTATAACCCATACAATGCAATAACTTTCCGCTAAAAATTCATATAATAATAAAGGTGATAAAGATGGCAGAAAATACAATAAAAGATGTAAAATTAAAAATCGGCACAGAAAATCAATTCCAAGAAAAATTGAAAGACTTACCGATAAACACATTAGTAGGTACTACTGACCCTATTCAAGAAGGTGAGTTAGATACCTCAATTATAACTAAATTAGATAAGGCTGAAAATGCTTTGCCGAAACCGACGAATGATAACACGGGAAGTGCGGGACAGGTATTGAAGAAGACTGCAAGCGGTAGTGAATGGGGAGATGTGGCAGGCGGGACAAATGTAGTGGCTAACCCAACCGCCGCAGGAACTGACACGCTGACCAAATTGACGGTCGGAGATACGACTTATAACATTCCATCGGGTCCTACTTATTTAGCAGGAACTCACATAACAATTGGCTCGAACAATGCGATAAATGCAGAATGGCCTACTGCCGCCGATATAGGATACGAAGGTATCGGTAGTACAGGTACCGTAACTGGCGTCAAAATGAACGGAGAGGTTAAAGGTACAGGCGGCGTTGTCGATTTGGGTTCGGTGCAGTCCGTTTTGACAACAACTCAATTACAGGCGGTCAACTCTGGAATAACGGCATCTAAAGTTCAGATTTACGATGACTATAATTCGGAAATACTTGCTAAATACGTTAAGCCTGCTACAGGAATTCCAAAGACAGATTTGGCTTCAGATGTTCAGGCATCATTGACTAAAGCAGATAGTGCAGTTCAACCTGGCTCTCTCGCAATCAAAACGGCAGTATTAGAAGGAACGACTTTGATATTGACACTATAAAGGAGGTTTTGAATGAGTTTAATTGTAAACGGAACGACGGTTGAGAAAGTAATCGTAGTAAAAGATTCGGTTAGTACAAATTTACAGCAACTAATCGTAAACGGAATAGTGGTTTTTCAAACATTACTACCACCTCCTGTTGCAACAAAAAGTTTCGATCAAGACTTGCTTGGAGATATAGTCTCCTATGGAGATATTGAAGACAATACTGGCAATCCGTACGACGGAATAACTGAACAAATAGGTGGCTGTTCGGCAATACTGTTGACAAAATACGTAGCAAATAATGGTCATCCGTATCAAACTATGCGCAGGACTTATATAGGTAATAAAGCAGACGGGTTGCCTGGATTTATGGATAATTGTGGCTATTTAGAGATTATGTCAACTTTAGGTGGATTTAAACATCGATATCTTCCAGTTGATTATTACGGACCTGAAAATCCGCTTCCAACGATAAGTGATGCGCCTATTGGATGTATACCAATAATGTCTTCTGCTTTGGTGTATATCGGAGCATCTCCTGTAGTTGTGGATGAACTACCTCATTATGTGGATTTTGGTTATCGCACGTTGCAACCCATTGAAACAGGCACATATTCAAACGGTAAGAAGAATATTTTCGTATTTGCTGAAACGGCAGAAATGAAAGCGTTTAGAAATGCACATCCCGATGATTTGCCCGAGCCTTTTATTGTCGACTCTAGTACAGAGATACCTGAAAGTTATTTGCTTTTTCAACCGTATGACAGTACAGAGAATATTGAGGATTTAATATCGTACTATTTCGGAGAATATTTTTCAAACGCAGTAGTGAGTAATAATCGTTATGGAGACGTCACTTCGTTTTATACTAATTCTGGTCTTGAACATAATTTGTCGGATGCTAATATTATAGTTATGGACAGCATAAATAGTTGGGATGCTTATTTTAATGATAAAGGAATTGAGTGGAACACGGGCAATCCATTTTATGATTGTGCCGATACCGTTGTTGAAGGTGGCTCGGAGGCTTTTTTAGGACCGTGGGCATCTCCAGTAGCACAATGGCCTGAAGCTGTTAAGAATGCTGAAGGTGGACCCGCACTGCTTATGGATAAAATTCCAAAAGGATTTAATGTTGGCATTTATCAAAACATAAGATATCCTGTATTGTTTGGACCGCAGGCTTTAGCTGAAGCTCTTGTGTTGGGCCTTATTCCTGACAAACAAATCTCGACTGGGGCTAGCGAAAATATTCTTAATTTGACAGAAGTTTACGACAAGTTTGAAACCGACCCGATAGTGCCTAATATCTTCGACGGAGCAACTTGGAATTTAGATTTATATAGTGTTAATTACATCAAGGTTTCAAGCTGCTTCTTTGTTGGCACAAAAACTGCTTAACATAACATTAAAAGTATAAAGCCCATTTAGGAGGTAAAAATTATGGGATTATATAAAGAAAATTACGAGAGTAAAAAATTAGGCATAACCTTACCGCACGCATATGCGTATATAACCGATTTTAAACTTAAAGAGTCAGGTGGTAAAACTTATGGTAGAGCAATCTTTGCTATTCAGACTTCGAGAGAAGCATGTGTAGGAAAAGAACCTATCGAAGAGGTTATCCTCGAAAGTGTAGAACTTGACAGAAACAAAAACGTTTTAACGCAAGTCTATGACAAGATGAAAGAAGTCAAAACTTATGAAGTCGTAAACCCAGAAACTGGCAAAACGGAAACTGTAGAGTCGGGTATGCCGTTTTATGGATGGTCGGATGACCTTTAAAATATAAGTCGCTAGGAGCTAAGTTAAATAATGTTTAAGCTAAACGCATATATCCCGATTGTGGATTTTTTAAAAGGTTCAAAAACTAAATATCTAAGATTTGACATGCAAAATTTTAGAGGAGAAGTTATTGATACCCAAATAATTAAGGCAGAAGATTTAATTTATTCTGGAAATCAAGTTGAAGCTAAATACAAAATTAACGACAAGCTCTCAGCTATAATGGTTCCAGAACAATATAGATTATTCATCTATTTAATTGATGAGGCTCAGGATGACTCTGGGGCTTCCCAAACATATAATAAATGCTTAACAGAGAACGGCATCTTAATAAAGGTGAAATAAAATGTCAGATGTAGATGTTAAAGTAAATTTAGCTGCATATGAGAGAGGTATTTTACCTCAAAAAGTAAGTCAGCTTGAGAATGATTTAAATTATGCTAAAGAACAATGGGTAGAAGATAATTTTTTAAAGAAGGGTAAAGCAGGATTTAAAATTGACTGTGGAACCGTTAAGGATCGGTTTTAAGGAGATATAAGAAATGGATATAATAAATTTAGAAGACCAAGAACCTGAAAAAGAGAAAAAGTCTTCAGCAATGGAAAAAGTAACTTCTGCAGCTATAAAGCACGTGGAAGAGTCTTTAACTGCTTCAGATACACCTGTAAACTATAATGAAGGTTCTAAACAAATAGCGCATGCTTTGGCGACAGCGGCAGCAATGGATTCTTCAGATTCCACGAATGAGCCCTTCTTGTCAGATATTAAAAAGCAGAAGCAAGATGAGTTAAAGCAGTCTTTTTTAGGTGAAAAGTTTAAAGAAGAGGCTAAAAAGTATGCTGCTAAACAAAAGAAAGCCGAGGCATTTTATACGAATGTTCGACCAATTCTTGAATTTGACTTTAGTCCTTTAATTCCTAAGTCAGCTAAAACGAAACTCTTCAAAGCTAGACCTAGAAGGGATAAGAGGGGAAACATTCTTCAAGATCAGTGCGTTGAAGATGTAAAGACATTCGAAGAAAAAGTAGACTCTAAACCAACTTATCAAGACAGATCATATGGAATACCTTTAATGATTCTAATGCTTTGCTTACTAACCATTCCATATTGTGTAATAACGGTAATTCTGGCAATAGGCAACGGCATAAATGCTATATTTAACGGTATTGCTAGATTTGGAAAGCCAGCTCTTATAATTTGCGGAACTTTAGTTGGAGCAGTTATTTGTATTTTAGCTGTTTATTGCATGCTTCGAGGAGTAGATATTCTATTTGGAACTAACATACTTAATTATTTATCTGGAGGTAGAGCATGACTGAAGCTTATGATAAAGTCCAATTACTTAGAGGAAAGTTGAATGATTGGTTTACAATAAACCCGATTTTAGATGAAGGTGAAGCTGCGGTTGTTTTTGATACAGAAACCAATGTTCCTATTGGAATAAAAGCTGGTAATGGCGAGTTGCATTTTCGTGACTTGCCATTTATGGGAGCTGGATCATTTACAACTTATACTAAAGAAGAAATTGATACTCTTTTTAAAGAATCAAATGAGAAAATTGGAATTTTACAGTTAAAGGTTGATGCTCTTTATCAGATAATTCCCTCTTCTGCTACGCCTAGCAATAAACTTATAACGCTAAAAGAATTAACTGAGCCTGAGTCTCCTTTACAAAAAATTGTAGAAGAGCTGACTCAAAATAAATTAGACAAGAGTATAGAAGTCACGACTTTAGATAAGGCATATATTAAGAAAGCAGATGGCTCACAGGACTTAATAGATGTTACAAATGAGACGACTGCGTCTTCTGAAGGTATTGCTGCTAGACGCGCAGGTAGAATTAAAACCCGCCGGGCCTCAGAGAATGACGATGCTGTTAATAATGAAGATCTTCAGGCTGTAAAAACCGACCTAGAAGCTAAAAAACTTAGCAAAATAGATGTTCAGGATAATGATGAGTATTTATATGCGCAAGATAAGAGTTCGTCTAAATTGCTCAGAGTTGAAGATGATGTCATTCCGAACGTTGTAGTAAAAAGAACTTCAACTGGAACAATTAAGTCAAGTAAAGCTACCCAGGCTAGTGAAGTAGTTATTTTAGAACAGCTTCAAGATGTCTCAACAAATTTGGATGCACATGAAAAGGATGTTTCTAATCCACATAAAGTTACTAAGGCACAGATCGGCTTAAGCAATGTAGACAATACTGCGGACTTAGTTAAGCCTATTTCTACTGCAGTCCAAGACGCTTTAAATAAAAAACAAAACACGATCTTAGGAACTAGCGATTCATCTAGTTACATTTTGCAACCTCCGATTTCAGACGGCGGTGATCCTGTAAGAAAGGCTGTGAAAGACTTTGCTTCTGCTGCTGATTTAGAGCAGGAAAAAATTCTTAGAAAGCAAGCAGACGACGAAAAGGTAGATAAAAAAGAAGGCTACGACTTGTCACAGAATGACTTTACAAACGCATTAAAAGAAACATATGATGATACGGTAAATAAAGTTTCTGGAATAGCCCCGAACGCTCAGGTCAATGTCCTGGAAAGAATTGTTTTGTTTGGCAAAGAAGTACCTATCGCAGATAAAAGAGTTATTTTAACTGGCATAGCTCAATCACAGAGTTTAAGTGAAGAAGAGTCTAATAGAATTGCTGCGGATAATAAATTAAGTGAAAGTATTCAAACTAATACCAAAAGTATCAACGACGAGTCTACTACAAGGAAATCTGCAGATGATACTTTATCTAATAGGATAGATAAGATCGCTGAAGTAGTCCCAGAGCAAGCTTCCAAAATAAATTTATTGGCTGATCGTGATTTTGTTAATTCAAGTATTACTTCTAGCACTGCCACATTCATGGGAACATATGCGTCTTTGGAGGATTTAAAAACTGAGGCTACGCAGGCAAAAAAGAATGACTATGCTTATGTTAGAAGCGTTACAAAGGTAAATAATCAAGATACTTATATATTTATTAGGTATAAGTATGAAGGTGAATTGATAGACCCGTATAATCCTGAGGAGTGGGTGTATGAGTACACGATAAATAATTCGGGATTCACAGCTGAGCAATGGGCAGCAATCAATTCAGGCATAACTGCAACCTTAAAAGACCAAATCACAACAAATAAAAATCAAATTAGCACAAATAGTCGCGATATCGATCTTTTAAAGAACTCTAAAGTTGACGCTGTCACATATACTGCAGATATTACAGAGCTTAGAAATGCTGTTGACACTAAAGAACTTAGCACTATAAATAAAATACTTAATTGGTTTAATCAAGAAGATCATGCTTGGGCAAAACTTGCTGGAGTAAATGTTCCTCTGCAGGAGATACGCGGTAAAAATTATACCAATGAGTTCTATAGTTCGTATATAGATAATCTTCGCGCATTACAAATTGGCTCGCAGGTACCTTACGATGCTGATAGTTGGACTAATATTATAGCAAAAGAAGACTCGAGTGAAAATATCTGGGTTTTTGTTCAAAAATTGGGATTATTCTATGAAATAGTTGTTGATGACGCTACTAAAGAAATTCTCTTTTTCGAAAAGCCTATTTATAGCTTAGCAGGTTTATCTGACTTAACTGCTACTAAAGACCAGATAGAAGCAGACTTTGATAATAAATTAGACACTGAGATAAAAAAATGCGTTAAGAGTAGTGATAAGACTGAGCAGATAGACTCGTATAAAGTTGCTATTTATGATAACACCGGAAAATTGCTTGAGTCTAAATTAGAAATAGGGAAAGTCGGCAGCATAGAATTAGTTACTGAAAGATGGAAAGCTATTAGGTATGTAAAAGGGGATGTCAATCTTGCTGAATACTATCAAAATGGCACGATTTATTTAGACCGACTCTTAAGTAATCCTCAAACACCTAAAAATGAAATTTATTCAGGTATAACTTATATAGATTCAGGTGAGACTTCGGGAAATGTAATGTTCGCTTTGACTGATGAAGCTTCTTTATCAGACATTAAATTACCCAATTCTATAGATGTTTCATTATGTAGGTCAACTGGCACTGAAAGTCCACTTATACTAGAAAATTCATCTCTGTCGTCACTTTTATTCTCTACCGGAGCAAATGATGCATCAAACATTACTGTCTGGGCTTCAATAGACGACATTACATTCATTAACTGTGATATTACATTAACGAATCCGTCGAATAAGCAAGATACCTCAGCAAGTAAAGTTTATAGACTGTCTAATTCAAGAATGTCTATCAATGCTTCTAATTTTAGTAGTTCTAGTACTTTGACTTTTGATAAAGTTGAGTACTCCAGAATAGATATAGACGATAGAACTAAAACATCAAATAGATATATATTTAAAGATGTCATTTCTTCAGTAGTTTATTTACATCATGACGCTAGAATCAAAATTGATGTGCAAACTGAAAATACGTCGCATGCTCAAGAATTAGAGATCGTTTTGTGTGCAGATTATAATCCAAATGCAAAAATTGCTGTAGGAGACGCAACTTGTCCGTTTACTGGAACAGGCCGACCTGTGAAAATCACAGATCTTAGAAAGCCAGTATACTCATCTAGAAGTTATGTAGCTGTTATCGTAGAAGATGACACAAAAGATTTTCAAAAGCTGCCCAAACAACTTTGGTCTGACGCTCCTGATGCAACTGGAGAATACTATACGGTGATTAACTATAATACTCACAGATGTGGCAGTATGCCAGACCTCTATAATAGCACTTTTAAATTAAATTATTTCTTCCCAAAAGTGAAAACATACTCGCTGGTTAACGAAGCGATTTTTGAAGAAGTCTATGACTCTGCTCAAATAGATATAAATTCAGGAGATGTAACACTCCGATCAAAGTCTAGAACACCCATATATTTGGTTGTCATCTCTTGACAGTCACCTTTTATTCAAGGCCTTTCAGGTTTTTATCTGAAGGGCCTTTACAATTATTATTATAATGAGTAATGCAGAAAAAGGAGATTTCACGTTAATGACGGAAGGTAAAGAAGTTGAATTTGCTAAAAGATTTGTCTCAGGAAATCAAGCTGCCGACGAATCTTTTTCTGAGGTAATGAAAAAAGTTGACCCAGTAGAATTAGCAAAGTTGATAGATGAGGCAGTCGGAGGTGGAGTAGAAAAACTCCAGACCTTCGTAGACTTAACAAGAGACATAAAGGCTAAAAATGACGAATTAGCTATAATGGCTTCAGATACTTTACCTGCTGCTATTATAACGTCTTATATTTCTGATGTCTTAGAACCAAATAATAATGGTGATTTAATTTCTATAGTTGCAAACAATCCCAACTCTCAAGCTGTTCTAGATACCATTTATCAACAGCTTTCTATTCCAGCGGATAAAGTTATTTATAGTCTTTTAGTCTATGGAATTGCGATCGCTAAATTTGACAGGGCGAAAGTTTCTAGAGATGGAGAAAAGGCTGCTAATGAAGATATCAAAGTAGCAGTTAACTATGGGCAGCTTCTTCCTGAGGTAGAAATAGTTCAAGATGTCTCTACTGTTTTTCCAATACTTAGGAATGAAAAATGTATTGGATATATTGAAGTAACTAAATCTGAAGTTTTAGAAGGATTTAACTGGCTCACTGATAACATTAACTATGAAGATGTAGTGATTCATTCCCCTCTTGATTATGCTTATGTAAAATTCGGTGTAAATAAATCAACAAAACCTTTACAACTTAGAATTAGAAATAAGGACGGAAATATCACAGTTTACAATATAGACACAGGGTGTTCTTTACTTGAAAACTCCTACTCAGCTTGGAAAACCTTATCTGTTCTTCAAGATAGTGTAGTTTTAGCTAGCTTAATAAAAAATGCATCAACGATTATCGTTCAGACAGAAGCCGGAAACATGTCTGATACAGAAATTGAAGTAGCTAAAGTAAAACTTAAGTCTTTATTTGAGGGAAAGCTCTCTCTTGGAAGAGATGGTTTAAAAAGTTATATTAGTCCTCAAGCAAAACCAAATTATGTCTATTCTTTTACGTCCAATGGCACGGGCGCGATAACAACAGAAACAGTCGGCGGAGAATATAATCCGGGGCAGCTTTACTATCTTGATCCATTTTATAATGCTTTTTTCGGAGGAATGAATTATCCGAAGCAACAGGTCGGATTCGGTGATTCAGCCGGCCTTGATGGTGGTGGAGCAGTTGAAGAGTACACAAAGAGATATTTATCTACAGTGTCTCAATTTAAAAGACTTTTATCTGCTTTCATACGAAACTGTGAAAACAACGTATTAACCTCCAGAAGTCTTCCAAACCTCATAAATGACTATGATGTAGTAGTTTATAAAGCTTATAAAGATGAAGACCAGGCTGTCATCCAGATGCAGCAGATGCAACTTCAAGTTATGAATGACTTGTTTACTTTTATAGAAATAAAAGACCCGATTCAGATAAGAAATATTAAATTAGCGATGATAAAGAAGACCTTCTCTGATAAAGCGCTTATAGACTCCATCGAAGAAGCCATGATGAAAGAAACTCCTGATGAGGAAGAGGAGACGCCTGAAGATATTAGCAAGAAAGAAGAACCCACCAGTGATGATATTATTTCTGATATAGAAGATGAGACTGAAGAAATACCGGAGGACATATCTCCAGAAGAAATTGAAACAGCTGGAGGGGAGATGGAAGAACTTCCACCAATGTTAGGAACTATCCCTGAAGAGTAATAAATAGTATGGAATTAAAAGATTTTATTAAACAATATAAGTCAGAAATAAATGCTCTTAATTTTAAAGAGGTCTATTATCAAGCTAGTCTAAGTTTAGAGGACCGAGGTAAATTAACCGAGTTATTTTATAAGCTCGGAGTTGATCCTTTAAAAACACTAGATTATATTCCAGATTATTTTTTACTCGAATCAAGCATAACCTCTTTTGTAGTACCTAACCATATCAAAGTAATTAAAGAAGGCGCATTTTTTAAGTGTTCTAAATTAAAAAGTGTAACAATGCCGGCTGGCTTAACGAGTATAGAAAGATATATGTTTTTTGAATGCATCAGTCTCGCGAGTATTATGATACCTAGCAGTGTCACAAGTATCGGTAATGGTGCATTCCATCATTGTCGTGCTTTAATGCATATAGAGATACCTAAAAGCGTTACAAGTATTGGAGAGAGTGCATTTCGTGACTGCAATAACTTAAAAAGTGCAACAATGAAAAACAGCGTTACAAGTATTGGAAGTAGAGCATTTATGGATTGCAGTGATTTAACGCGTGTAGTGCTGTCTAATAGTTTAGTCGACCTCGCATATAGCCTATTTAAAAATTGTAGTAGCTTAACGAGTGTAACAATACCGGATAAAATAAAGTGTCTTTCCGGTTGGGTATTTAGTGGTTGTAAAAGTTTAACTAATGTAACGATTCCAAGTAGTATAACACGCATAGAAGACTATGTGTTTGAAGCTTGTAATAATTTAACTAAGCTTACTTACACGGGGACAAAGGAGCAATGGGAAAATATATACAAAGATAGAGACTGGGAGAAAGGCTCTGGTATAAAAAAGATTGCGTGCATTGACGGAGAGATAAATCTATGAGGATAGACTTAAAAGAATTTATAGAAAAATATAAAGATGACATCAATCGTAATTTGTTTAAAAAAATTTATTTTTTAGCAATATTCGGAGAATTGAGCTCACCTAATATTGGTAAGTTTACTGAATTACTTTACAAGTGTGGAATAGATCCACTTGAGCACATGCCAAGCGTTCCAACCCGTTACGCATACGGTTCATCTCTAAAAGATATAAAAATTCCAGACAACATAACTTCTATCGGTGAGTGGGCATTTGCTTATTGCGATGACTTAGTGAGTATAACAATCCCCAACAGTGTAACTTCTATAGGGTATGCTGCGTTCAAATATTGTCGTTCGCTCAAAACAATATCTTATGAAGGAAATAAAGAGCAGTGGGATTCAATTATTACATTCTCAGATTGGAATGGGCAGACACCTTTAAAGACGGTCCATTGCAGAGATGGAATTATAAACGTATAATAATAGGAGGCTACGATAATGTCGAGCATAGAAATTTTAAATAACTATAAAACTAAAGAAGCTAAGTATCAAATCATTAAAGAAAGATTTTCTATTCTTGAAGACTTTATAAAAGGCTTAAAACAAAGAAGAGCAACCGTGTATTCAGCCATAATGACAGAGAACATTGTAGGCTTTAATGGGGTAATTACCTTGTCTTCTCTTCTTTTACAAGTAAATCTATATTGTCGAAAGAATAACTCATTGATGCTATTAAAGCAAATAGACGCTGATAAATTAACTGAAGCTATTTTAAGCTTTTATTTAGGTGAATATACTAGAATGGTAGAATATTCTAAAAATATAAAAAGTATTTTTGAGAGTGTACAGTAAGAATGGAAATACAAAAATTCATTGAAAATCATAGAGACGACATTAACTCTCAATCATTTGAAAATGTTTATGACAATGTTTTAGATTCTCTGTCTATAAATAATCTAAGTAAGTTTACTGAATTACTTTACAAGTGTGGAATAGATCCACTTGAGCACATGACAAAGATTCCGGTTGGGTTTGCATACGGTTCATCTCTAAAAAATATAAAAATCCCAAACAGCATAACTTTTATCGGCGCATGGGCATTTGCTTATTGCATTGCTTTAACGAGTATGACGATACCTGATAGCGTGACAACTATAGGAAATTCTGCGTTCGAGAGTTGTTTCGGACTTACGAGCGTAACGATCGGTAACGGCGTGACTTCTATCGGTGATTCTGTGTTCAGTGGCTGTAGTGGACTTATAAGTGCGGCAATCGGAAACAGCGTAACTTCTATAAGTTATCAAGCGTTCTATAATTGTCGGAGTCTTACGAAAGTAACAATCCCTGATAGCGTGACAACTATAGGCCCAGATGCATTTTACAACTGTATGTCGCTAAAAGCTATAAATTATTCGGGGAGTAAAAAGCAGTGGGAGTTAATTAAAAAGAGGCTCAACTGGAAAAACAAGTCTTTAATACAGATAATTCATTGTCTCGACGGTGATATAACTTTATAAAAAGATAAATAAAACTGAAGAAATTCAAAAGATATTTTGAATATATTCAATAATGTGGTTTGCAATATATAATTATAAAAATAATTTAAAGGAGCTCAAATAATTATGAGAAAAATTTTACAATTGCTAGCAGTTCTCGTAATATTCGCTTTGATGGGCTTCTGCACTACTATCGGTGGATTTTATACCCACGAAGTTCTCGTAGAAGTTAAGTCAGAAAAAGTAGACGAGAAAATACCTGAAGAGTCTTCTGAAGACACTGAACAACCTAATGCCACTGAAACTGAGGAAGTGACTGAACCTGGAGAAGAGACAGAAGTGTCTACTCAAGAAACTGAGGACGAAGGGGTACCTGTAGAAGGTGGAGAGCCTGAAGTTGTGCCTGAAACAGAAGTAGCTAAAGTTGCTTTAGGAGATAAAATTTTTGATACTCTGCATCTTACAAAGATAAGACAAAAGTTTGGTGTAGAATTTATTAGAAGATTTGCAATGATCGCAGGGATGGTTCTCGGAATACTTCAAGGTTTCATGCTAACAAGACTTCTTAAATGCAATCATCATAGAGAGCATCATCGTCACCGTCATGATGATGTAGATCATTCACAAGCTATCGAAGGTTATCCTATTCCGAGAGACCCAAATAGACTTAAATTTTGATTATTCAATGTTCGTTTGGTATTATTCTCCAAAAGAGTCTAGAAAGTTATATCTTTCTAGACTTTTTCAATGTCAAATATTATTATAAAGATTTGTAATTTTATAAAGGAAGAGATTTATAATGCCAGACGTAGAAGTTGCCCCTAAAAATTATCTTTGCGATATTGATGGTCTTTGTGCTGTATTCAACAAAGATACTCTCAACGGAAGAAATTATTCTCAAATATATAGAAATTTACTAGATGGTAAAGATTATAGATTTAATGAATCAATGCGCCGTGGAGGTGTTCTTTGTGAATTAGGTCATCCTGTACAGGAAACAGCTGACTTTGAAAGAACTGAAACAGACCTTAATAAGGTTTGCGCAATTTTAACAGAAATTAAAGAAGGCCC